AAACTTCATCGAAGGAGTTGGTGGATTCGGCAAATCCCCGCTGCTCGCCCTGCAAAATCTCGTGGAAGAAATCGCCAAGCAGGAAGGTCACCCGTGCGACGACGCAAAGATATTTCTCCGATGAACATCGAAGTGTCTCATGACTGAGGAACGAAGGAATTTAGACAACTGACTGGTTATGAAAAATTGGACTGAACGAGGACTAGACAAACTATCGCTAAACGTGGCGAACCCAGTGGAACATGCCGCCGAAGAGTATTGGTGTGCTATGAAGATACTAGATGAACGAAACATTCCGAGATTCTACGAAGACGAAGAGCTTTCCCTTGTGGGGCGTATCGACTTCGCTATGGGCTGTTTTCATAACACCGAGGAAGGCCAGCTGAATGTCGCGGCGAGCGGACAGAAAGAGGACGTTTGCAAGAAATGCGCCGAAATGGAAGAGGCAGTTACCAACTCGCCTACGCGCTAAAAAAATACATCAACACAAAGAAAGATTAACTATGGCTAATTATTACTGCACTGCACGAACGAACTACTTCATGGTCAAAAGCCTCAAGGAGTTCGCCGAATCAATGTCCCGCTTCGACGTACAAATTATCTTCGAAGATCGACACTATAAGGAAGAGGAGTTGAAAGCCCACCTGGCTCAGGACATCCCCCACGAGGTCGGGCTATACTCCATCGACGAAAACAGCGGAGACTGGTCCACCATCGACCCGGATGACGAATACTACGACTTGACGCAGGAGGAGAAGGACATGTCCTTCTACGAGATCGTCGCACAGCACCTCACCGAGGACGCTGTTGCGGTGTTCCAGGAGGTTGGCGCAGAGAAGGCCCGATACCTGTGCGGCTACGCCGTAGCAATCCGGCACGACCTGAAGACGCTTGATGTCAGTATCGACGACATCTTTGTCAAGGTGCAGGAACAATGGGGCAAGGAGCCCACACTCTGCCAATACTGATGGCGCTACACCGTATGGACGTCGATTACGGACGTCTTATAGTAGAGACAAAAATAAAAAGAAAGAGAAATATTATGGGAAGATCAGTAGAAACATCGAGCAGCGCCCTGAGCGTAACGTATACCACCTTTGAACCGGAGCCCGATGACGAGTTCGAATGGGATTGCTTTGTCGAGGATATACAGGAGTATTTGCCCACCTTTTACCCCTCACTTGAGAAGGCGGACGATTGGTTATGTTACCCCTACCAGGAGACTGCAATCATCCTGCAGAATGAACAGGTAAATATATGCCTGTCTGAATACTGCGGGGTGTGGGCCATCCAAGTCATTCCCCGGGAAGATCGAGACGATTCAGCGCTGGTTAAACGTAACGGGACCCTGATCGGGGATCGCATCGAATCAATCTGGGGTCAGCTTAAAAAGCTTGGCTCTTTTTCCAACGGCGAAGTCGTATTTGCCTCTGCTTAAACTATCACCAACCACAAACGAAAGAGAAAAATGAATGACCTAATTACATCAAACGCGATCATCAACCGTAAGCTCAATCCTACCCGAACGTGGGTTGAGGAAATTTCTTTCTGAGAACCCCGAAGTAATTAAAACAATATCATGAGCAGTAATAAAAAGAAATACACCAGAGAGACCGCGGAAACGGCCCTATGCATTTGGGAGTGGGTGCTGGAAAACCGCCTACATAAAGCCAGCCGCAACGTTACTATCGAGACGTGGCTGTCTAAAGTCGGAGGAACGGTCTCGCTACGGGCGCACGTGTTGCAGCTTGCAGCATTCATGACGCTGTGTGAGCGTGAACTGGAGAAGTCGGAGAATACCCTGGATCTATGGATCGCACCATTCGATTGGGAGATCGTTCCTAAAGTTATGGCACGCTACACTTGTGGTGAGTTCCCAGTTACCCTAGATAAAGCGAAGTTCCAATACGCAGTGGCGTTTACCTACGCCACTCAATACGACAGCAAAACAGGGAAATTCAAAATTCAAATACCATCACTGCGTGGGTGGGCTGATGTAAAAGTATCGGAGGACGGCGGCACTTATAAGGACAATCACTATGATAGTGCGCGAGAAGCCGGCGAGGAGTTGGATGGTATGATGCAGGATCTACCTGATTACGTTGGGCGCGTTGTTACAGCAGACACGGAAGCCGACGAGGACCTATACGATACGGATGATGCAGCGCTACTATGAGTGATAAAGTCACATTACTATTCGCCTGCGACGACGCGCACAAGAGCGACTCTATGTTGCTTCTAGGGTCGGCCTCGGACAGGCAGGAAGCTTATCTACTTCTTACAGGGTTGATCGAGAGGGACGGTACCACACCTTTAAGCGCGGATGATGCGCGCCTGTTCCAGCTAATCGGCGAAGGGCAGTTCCACACCACAGAGCTAACAATCGGAGATAAATTATGAAAATACAAGAAACAAACGAATTGAGCAAACCGACTGGTTCTGTGTCCGATGCAGCAAGGGGCGCAGTGGAGGTCTGTAACAAGACTGGTGTGAATCGAGTAATACCAGCAATTCACCACGGATGTCTTCGATTCCTTCTTTCAGAGGGTCCGGAGAATGTCGGCGGTATCGTGTTTCGAGACGATACCTATAACTACGACGCGCTAAAAAAGCTGGCCGATGAAGTAAACGAAATTCTTACACGGAATAATGGCTTGGAGATATATAGCAAATGAAACAATCAGAAGACAGAACTATTGAAGAATGGCATCAAATATTACCTGAAGCGGTGCGAGATATCGCGCTGGAAGAATGCCGCAAACAAGGAATCGATATGTATAGTGTGCGCCCATCGCTAAAGCAGGCGATTGATACTTTTACCTGGAGCAAAACTTCTCTTGGTTTCGGCTTTTGGGAAGCGATATCCCTACTAGCCTTAGAGTTCAAGCTCCACGCCCCTGACTATTCGGATTTCCGGTCCGCCTGCCTCAAGGAACTTCATAGCGTTCAGGGACCCGTCGAGGAGAGCCACGAGAAATCAGCGCTGGAGACCCAGGAAGGAGGCTCACACTACAAAGACATGAAGATCAAAGTGGTGGAGTATATCGATATCGATATCAATGACATTGACTACCTTTCGGGCAACGTGATCAAATACGCATCTCGTCACCGACACAAGAATGGGGCGGAGGATATCCGTAAGGCGATCCACTACTGCCAAATCATCCTTAAGCTGCAATATGCGGAGGACACGGGGGTCGATGATGAGTAAGGAGGAACCGACCGGATCTATTGGGGTCGGTGATCGCGTAAGGATAATCGGAGGCGGCCCGATGGCGAGAGGGCTTATTGGAGTCGTCCAGCGTCTCGACACATCACGGCAGGGGCGATGCTACGTCACGTCAGGCGGGAAAATCTCCCTTGGGGTTTTCGACTCCGAAGAATCCGCGAGAGAAGCCTGTGAAAGTCACTACCTAGCGAACAAAAAGACCGGCGGACACGAGCCGGCAACAATGAAATCTCAATAAACCACAAAGATAATATGCAAAAAGAAGATACAAACTCACCGCGAGATGAGGGGTTGCTGCCTCCCGAATTGTTAGCCTTTGTCCGAGTAATCCCACACCCGTGGAAGACAGGGGAAACGCGCAACGTGTACGAGTTCCCGGTGACTCGGAAAATCATCATCGAGGCTGATCCAACCATCCCGGCGGATGAAATCCTCGATATGGCGGCTCGCTGCCACGACAGGGAGCTAGGGTTAGATATTACGGGAGGCGCCCTGGTAGGCGGCTACAAGATGTCTCTTTCTCCGGCTAACACGCAGACTACTCAATCCGACAATAACACCAGAGTATAACAATATGGGATTAGGAAATATAGACAAAATAACACCAAAGAAACGCCGCGACTCGGATTTGAGTATGTCGGCTGGTTCTAGGCTGGAACAGGCTATGCTAATCCAGCGAGCGATCGACGCTCTAAGGGACTACGATAAACACACCCTGGAGCGCTGCCTCACGCGGGCCCTTTCGGAGGCGGTCAGGAACGCAGCCGACTCGCAACGCTTAGACTGGCTGCAAGATAACTGTGAGGTGGTAGTCTCGACAAACACGGGAGGCCGAGAGCTTTTCGGTTTTAACGCGCAGATGAGCAGCGACTTCCCGGCTCTACGAGAGTTGATAGATGCACAAATTCTTTCCAAGAACACTGAGACCAGACAATCCGCAAACGGAAATAACCATAAGTAAAACACCTAATCAATCAACTACCAGCGACTCGGATTTGTCTACATCGCCTGGTTATAAATAATGGCTACAATACAATCTCACCTACAAGAACTCGAAGAATGCCTATCGAAAGGGCAACTTCTCGACTCGTTTGCCGTGCGGCCTGTGGTGCGCTCGCTAAAGTTCAGTCTGAAACAAATTGAGGCGATGCAAACGGCACTAGCCGACTGCTGGGAACTGCTCGACGAAGCCGAAAAAGACGAAATTAACATTCGTGACGAAATGGAAAAATGGGAAAGGGCTTACGGTCACTTCCTCCCTTCTAACGATGAGCACTAGCACGCAGAGAGAGAGGAACTAGCGAAAGGCATTGCCTGGCTCGGGCTTGATTGCCTCTACCATAGATCACGGAATCGGAGCTCAGCTAATGGCTTTAATTTAGAACGCCGAGTTATCTGACCGCCAACCATAAAACAATAAAATTGAACAAGGACGCTGACTGGCGGTTCAAAGCGACGCCTTGTTCGGGAATCAAATTATAATGAAAATCGACATAGCGAAAGAAGACCTATGGTGGCTGCGCGAAGCCGTAAAACTATTCATCATCACGATGGAAAATTGCCCGAACCCAGCGGCGTACTCGAAATGCCCACATGTGGTGAGGAAGGCGTACAAGAAACTCTCGACAGCAATGAGGGGGTGGGATTATGAAGAAAGATATTTTCCGAACGTGGAGGTGAATCATGCATGAGCAGCATACTGGATTGAATCAAGTTCTTGGTTCGCTTTTTTGGAGACGGCGCTCGACTGGAACGCACCGCTATTTGAAAGTCCTGACGGATAGGGGATGTCGTGAAACTGGCTATTACATCTGGCCACATCTTAACGGAAAAACGTTCCATGCCTGTATCGAAGGTCGACAAGATCTAGGGAAGTTCAAGAACTCCTTAGAGGCGCAGACTTTTTGTGAGAATCATTACTTAGAGCACTGTGAATACTAATACACAGAAAGGCCGGGAGAAACCGACACCCAGGTACACCTTGCCAAGCCGGCTATCAAACTTCCTGGGAAGGTGGGGCGAGTATGACCTCTACTTCGACTCTGATTGTTGTATTGCTCGCTACGGCGACAAGCCTCACGAGTATCTGGCGGGAGACTGGGAGACGTACAAAGAACAGGCACTCAGCGGTCGTGTATCCTTAGAAAACCAACACCGCAGCCCTACACTTGAGTGCTTCTTCAGGGCTTACCGCAACAAACTAATCATAGAGGTAGAATGCGCTTCGAATGGCAAGGGCGTTGCTCTGCCTGACGGCATACGAAAAGGACAGGGAGCGGAAAGAGCGCGGTGAAATACCGCTACGAACAACCTACCCGCTGTAGAACACTACCCCGGTACAGCTACAAAATCTAACAACAAACCAAAAGGATAATATGCAAAAAGAAGATACAAATGTAAATGTAGGCTCGGTAATGGGTCGGCTAGCTCGACTGGTTCGACTGGCAAGTAAATGGGCTTGGCGCGAAGAATTAGGACGGTATCAAAACGTCACTGAGGACGCCCAGTCATTAGTTGACGCTCTTATGCGTGGAGAACCGGCAAACGCCTATTGTGGGTATGGTCGATACGGTCAAGCGTCAAACTACCGCGACGAACTGAAGTGTTCGCTCCGTGACCTGAAGTCGAACGATGAGGAGTTGGTAGCTCCCGCTAGTTATGTGAGACCGTCCACCCGAGGCGAGCTGCACGACAAGCTAGAACAGGGTATCGAGTGCGAGGTAGAGAATAGTGCTTGACTACTTAGGCAAACCTAGCATAATGTCTGTAAATGGAGCAGAGATTAATAAAGATAGGGGATGCAGCTAAGCTGTTGGGAACCACCGTAGATACAATGCGCAAGTGGGATGCTTCCGGGGAAGTAGTTCCGGCGCGTAAGACTAGAGGGGGTACGCGCTACTACGATTACAATGAGCTGGTAGGCAGCTCCTCTAGTGAGCTGCCTACCATATGTTATGCTCGTGTGAGTTCTCACTCTCAGAAAGATGACCTAGAACGTCAGCACGCATCTCTCGAGGCCTACTGCGCCGCCAAGGGGTGGAGAAGTGAAACAATAAAAGATCTAGGCTCAGGGATGAACTACCGAAAGCGCGGGCTACATAGCTTGCTAGAAATGATCCTGCGTAAACGCATGAAGCGGCTTGTATTAACACACAAGGACAGGCTCCTGCGTTTCGGGGCCGAGCTGGTATTCGCTATGTGTGAACACCAAGGCATAGAAATTGTTATAATTCATAAAGGAGAGCAGCCTTCTTTTGAAGAAGAGTTAGCCTCCGATGTGTTGGAGATCATCACCGTATTCTCCGCGCGTCTGTATGGTTCAAGAAGCCACAAGCACAAGAAGCTACTTAACACTCTGGAGGAAGAATGTTCGCAGCCCACAAAATAGAACTACGCCCCACGCAAGCGCAGGCAGACTACATGGATCAGGCGTGTGGCAGCCGCAGGCATTGCTATAACCAGCTCCTAGCACGCTTCAAGGAAGACGGTGTTAAGTGGAGTAAGAAGGACGCTTACGCCTACTATATGGAGACCATACGAACACAGTTTGATTGGTATGCGGAGGTGTCATCCCGGGTAACCCGCAACGCGATTGATGACCTGGATGCCGCCTTTAAGCATTTCTTTAGGCGCGTAAAGTTGGGGCAGAAGCCGGGGTTCCCTACATTTAAGCGGAAAGACAGGAATGACTCATTCTCTATGCGTGAAGTTAGTAAGTTCACTGTAGCGGGGAGAACACTGCGTATCGAAAAGCTAAAGACCCGGATTAAAATGCGACAACGCATTAGATTTAATGGGGGCGTTAAGCAGGTTACTATCAGTAAGCGGGCAGGTAAATACTTCGCCTCTTTTATGGTAGAGACCGCAGATGTGTCTGCTCCTCTAAATCAAGCAGGATCTGTTGGAGTAGATCTGGGAATTAAAGAACTTGCTGTATTAAGCGATGGGGCGGTAATCCCAGCTAGTCAGCCTTTAAAAAGATCCTTAAAGAAATTAAAGACAAAACAGAAGAAGTTGTCACGTAAGCAGAGTGGAAGCAACCGACGCGCAAAAGCCAAGTCGTCGATTGCCCTACTACATTACAGGGTGGCAAATCAACGAGCAGCAGTGTTGCACGAACTATCAGACTATCTAACGAAAACCTACAAGCGCGTAGTGCTGGAGGATCTAAACGTCAAAGGTATGGTTAAAAACCATTGCCTGGCTCGTGCGATATCCGATGCAGGGTTTGGGATGTTTCGACAGATGGTTGAGTATAAAGCCAAATGGCGCGGGGTGGAAGTTGTCCTTGCAGACAGGTTCTTCCCTTCAAGCAAAACTTGCTCTGATTGCGGCGCGGTAAAGTCAATGCCCTTAAACCAGAGAACCTACGAATGTTCGTGCGGTATGTTGAAGGACAGAGACTTAAACGCAGCAATTAACTTAAACAATTACGGTCGCGACACGCTAAAGCGAGACCTTAAACGAACACAGGAGAAACGTCAGACTTGCAGAAATGTAAGCCGTTTTGTTAACGGTGTTAATTTACCAACGGCTAGATTAGCCTAGGTAATTATTAGCGGTTCTAAATCGACAACACTACGACTATGAAATACAGCAAAGAGGTGAAATACAAAGGCGACATGCCGCAAAAGTCGGAATGGATGCTCGAAAATGAAAGACGATTTAAGCGCCGCCGCAAGATCATAAAGCTTTTGAAGCGGCTGCCATACCTACGGCCTTTAATTTAGAACGCATGAGTGAACCCATCCCCCGACGAAAAACTATGAAAACAGAAACGACTACCGAATCACCCGAAACTGCGACCTCTCCCGAAAAGGGGGATTGGCGTTCCACGTCTTGTTCGCTGTTCCGCGTCATTGTGCTTCACGGGGCACCAAAAGACTCCCACACATCGACCGAATGCTATTTGATCGCCGCCAGCGAGGAGGCTGTCGCCGCGTGGATCGACAAGGAAAAATGTTACGGCAACTGGTTCGACGATGACGCCGAAGATGAACCGTCTATGCGCTACGCTGACGACGACTACGAGACAGAAATCCCCTTCAAGGATTGGGTGCTGAAAAACCGGGGGGATCTCAGCGACGATGAAGGCTGGGAGGATGCTTACTACGGCGTAACCAAGTGGGGATGGGAACCAGTCGAGGCAACTACCGACGACATCGAAACCATGTTGCGCCTCGGAATCGCAATTCTCCCAGCGAACGCCTAGCTCTGCCATGACTACCGCGCCCAAAAGCTCCGACCTCGCCAATGACTCCTTCGCGGTAGCCATTGGTCAGCAGCGTCTTGTTCGTCATCTTGATTTATTCAGTGGGATCGGCGGATTCGCACTCGCTGCAAAATGGTGCGGATGGAAAACAATCGGATTCAGCGAAATAGAACCTTATGCAATACGAACTCTTCAATCAAACTGGCCAACCGTCCGAAACCACGGAGACATCTGCAAAATGCGAGGTGTCGAATGTGACATCATCACGGGAGGATTCCCGTGCCAGCCATACTCCGTCGCAGGGAAAAAACTCGGATCAAGTGACCCTCGCAACCTCTGGCCTCAGATGCTTAGAGTCATCCGAGAATCAAGACCCGCTTGGGTTATTGGCGAGAACTCTCCTAACATCCGAACGATGGCACTCGACAAGATCATCTCTGACTTGGAGGCGGAAGGCTTCTCCTGCCAAACATTTGATATACCAGCTTGCGGCGTCGGGGCATGGCACAAGCGATCCCGATACTGGGTTGTGGCCTACTGCGAGCGTAACGACAACAGGGGGGCGACTGTCCTCGGTGGAGGGTCGGGAAACAAGAAGAAATTACAGAGATGGGGGCTGGCGAAAATGGCTACGGGGATAGTGAACCCGCAGTGGCTAGAATGGTTCATGGGGTACCCAACCAATCACACCGCTTGCGAGGACTCGGTAACGCAATCTTCCCCCAAGTCGCCTACGAAATAATGCGCGGAATTTCTCTGACGAACGCTGAGCTTTCGCACAAGGAACGCCGCTGCGAATAGCGGTCGGTTTTTTGAGCTTTAACCAAACAAAACTATGATACAAATAACCAAATCCGCCACCGCAGACACACGGACCTGCGACTTCGCCAACACCGACAAGGAAACACTCCTCACCTCCAGCCGCACTCATATCAGTGACGTTGTAAAGGCTATGGCGTTCTTCATCGCCAAGCTCACGGAAGCAGCCGGGGAGCATGACTACGACAAGTTAACGGCCATCGACTGGTTCCATGAGGACTTTGTGACAGGCTTTAAGGAAACGGGATGGTGGGACAATCACCGGAAAATCCACCGCCACCATCTCGCGAAAGCGGACGGTGTGCCGGAAGACGTGAACCTGCTGGACGTGATCGAATACATCTCCGATTGCGTCATGGCTGGGATGGCTCGCAACGGAGAAGTCTATGACCCGGTCGCATCACCCGAGCTGTTGGAGCGAGCCTTCAAAAACACGGTTGCTATGCTGCAGGAGGAAGTCGTGGTCTCTGATTCGGAGCTGTCATCGTAAATGGATGGCTACTACGCATCACCACCAACCATTAAAATAAACACTAAATTGAACTTGGAACGGGCAGTCGGTTGGTCTGCGCCGCCTTGTTCGCCTTATTATTATGAACAACTTAGAAACATGTGAATTTATAGAAGCTACCTCCATTGTCCCGCGTGAGTGGGATATGTGGTTCTGGGCTTTAATTAGCGTTAACGCTCCGTTCAGCTGGGGCGACAACAACCGCTCTATGGTGACGGCCAGTGATTTCCGGCGACACTGTGATGATCGCCTTCTTGACGCAGCCGACGACGAAGACGTCTCTCAGGGAGCCATAGACAGCTTCTTGAAGCGTCTTGAAGATCTTGAAGAGACCTACATTGATCTGGAAAATTAACTCTGCCGGATGCGGCGTTGGAAAATATACACATGAATAAAGAAAAAACAAATAGGACCCAGGCGCTGGCTAGGCTTCAAATCCAGATTGCGGATTGGATAGGCGATCACCTCGGCGAGCACCCGCACCACCGCGATGCTGCTGCGCTCGCTATGGCACGTGTGGCTTTAGCGGCGTGGGAAAATGACCGGGGCAGATATCCATCACCTAAGAAAGATAATAGTAAACGACTGCGGGAGTGGAGTATGGAAGCATATGGGCCGAAGGATGCCTTACGCTCATCCTTACTCGCATCCTCCTATCTAAAACAGGTGGCGGACGCATATGAAGCAGATTTCTGCCGCAACCTATGTTACAAGCCTCAATCTATAAGGGTGGAGGTCGACAAGGTCCTACAGCATGTCAAATCCTGGCAAGAGTTCTTCAAAGAAACCTACACCACGGAGCACGCTGTATACAATCTGCACTTCTGCTACATAACTGATGTAGCAGAAGAATCAAAATAAAATTATGAACACAAAACAGAAAGAACTATGAAATTATCCGCGCGCTGGAAAATCAGCTTAGACCTGGTCCCGTATTACTTCACTTACAAGGACGGCACGCGGACTGCCGCGGATTTCACCGCCTTCGACTTGAAGATCAAAACGAGGTTTAAGCAGAGGCAAGACAAGTAATTATGGCTACAACCAATATCACACTAAGTAAGGAGCAGGAGATGGTAGGGGAGATGGCGCGCAAAGGAGACAATCTCTTCATCACAGGCTCCGGCGGCGTCGGCAAGACCGCCCTACTACAGCACATGATCCGAAAGACACTCGGACACCTCAACGTAGAGGTGACAGCCCTTACCGGCGTAGCAGCTCTACCGATCGGCGGGACAACGCTCCACAGCTTCCTAGGGATACGTCCAGGCGACTACACCCCGGAGGACTATGTCTGGCAGGCCCGCGCAAAGAAACAAGCCAAACAGCGTATGCGAAACGCAGAGGTCCTGGTCATCGACGAGATATCGATGTGCGATGCTCAGCTACTCAACGTGGCCGACTTCGTGCTGAAATCTATCCGTGACAGCACCGAACCATTCGGCGGCGTCCAGCTCATCCTACTCGGCGACTTCCTGCAACTCCCACCCCCGGAGAAGGACTACACGCTGTGCTACGAAGCTCAGGCGTGGCGACAAGCGAAGATAAGAATCTGCGCCCTCAGGCAAGTGTTTCGGCAGGAAGACGAGGAGCTTATCGGACACCTAAACGCAGTCCGCATGGGCTCTATCGGCACGGATACGACGATCTACTTCCAGCAGTTCGTACGCAAACCACAACCCGACGACCTCGTGACAGAGCTCTACGCCCATAACTCCGACGTCAATCGCCGGAACGCGGAAGAGCTCGCCAAGTTGCCTACGAATCTGCGTACCTACACGGCTCTCGACGAGGGTAACCCCTGGGCGATGAAGTTCCTGCAAAAGAGCTGCATCGCACCGACCGAGTTAGAACTCAAAGTCGGTGCTCGGGTAATGCTCCTGAAAAACCGCCCAAAGGAAGGCCTCTTCAACGGATCGATCGGCACAGTCGTCAAGCTGGAGCACGACCACGTCGTGGTAAACTTCCGCGTACGTGGAAGGCTAACAGACGTGAAGATAGGCACAGACACATGGGAATACATTGCTCGGGGAATCAGGGAGGCGTCGCGTGAGCAGATACCGCTACGGCTGGCCTACGCGCAGACGATCCACAAGTCGCAGGGACAGACACTACAAGCTGCCTACGTCGACATGGATAAGATCTTCGCACAAGGCCACGGATACACCGGGCTGAGCCGTATATCGAGGCCTGAGGGGCTGCACCTCTCCGGCTTCAACAGCCTCATGGTGAAAACCTGCGCCCGGACGGTGGAGCTATACCAGCTGATAGATAAAAAAGAGCCTGGCTTCTGTCTAGTAGACACGGATGCCAGCGTTAAACTGAAAGAAACCTATAAACACCCGGAGCAGCACATGGTCTAGCATTAGACCAAGTGTATTGGGACAGTATCGACGCCGCACCATAAATGTTTGACGAGTCCCTGCAGCTTGTTGTAATATAAACTCTTTGAGCATGACAACTGGTGCTTAAACAAAGATAAGTCGTGAGTGTCTAGCTAGCACGCTTTAATTAGTAAGCTTTTCTGCGCCGCCATTCGCCGGTGCGCTAACCACGACGCGAATAAATCCAAGACCTGGATACCGTAAAAAGTATCCAGGTCTCACAATTTCACCTAGTGCATCTTACAAAAAAATACAATGAAGAAAAGAACTATAATGAGCGGCATCAGCCGTATAGACAGCGGAACCACACACGGTTACTTCGTGCGCGGTTATAGAAATAGCAAGACTTACTCCAAATTGTTCTCTGATCGCAAGATCGGAGGTAAGGGTAAGGCCTTAAAGGCTGCTAAGCTCCACAGGGACGCTATGCACGCCAAGCTGGCAAAAATACCAAAAATCACCCGATAACATGACAAATAATGCTTTAATACTATTAGCGGCGTGCGCCTTAGCAGGAATTATCCTATGGCTTTCTAGGCGACAACTGGTGATACAGTATAAGATACAGGTCCCCACCTCGGGTGGTTGGGCCGATCTGAAACACAAAACTTCCCGCGGTGAATTTGTACCGGTCCTATACTCTTCGCAATATCTCGCGGAGATGGAGCGACAGGAGCTACTTAACAGCTACTATCGCAATAGGGGTAGGACGGTCCCAGCCGCAACGCCGGAGGATGTATGCATCTACACATCAGAAACCTGCCGAGCACTTAGAAAATAAATTATTATGAAAGAAGATAGAAATAAAAACCACTACCGCACACGGTTTGTGCTAAAGTCGGACTGCAAGGAGTACTGCCGGACGTATTTAGTGGAGGATAGGACAGCAGCGTTAGAGGCGCTTGAGGCCGACCACCCAGGAGACGTATCCTGGGTAGAGACTTCAATCTTACAAAAAGTCTTTGCGCCTGCTGCAGTCATGCGCGCATGTTCGTTCGTGGAAATCAGCGATTTATTACCCATGTATTGGGCAGAATTATGGTATGCTATCCTCGAGAACGGTGCGTTCTCCTGGGGTGATAACAATCGATCCCTGGTGACAGCTAGATCTTTACGAGAGCATATCTCTAGCAGCTTCACATATGACCTGTCCGCGCCTATATCTGAAGACGGGATTTCTGCGGTTATCAAACTTGAAGGGGTGTCGCAGCCTATAGTTTACGATGAATTCAAGCTTTTCATGAATACTCTCGAGGAGCTTGAGGATACTTACATAGACCTGGAGAATTGATATGCAACAGAACTTGAGCGTAAACCAGATCACAAACCTGCTAGTAACTTCCCGCCACAAGGACGACCTGTGCGTCACCGAGTGCAAGGATGGGCCTAGTCATGGTAGGATATGCCGGCGGTTCGACCTATGGAGCATGAGACGCAGTTATTCCCGGCCGGGCTACTTCGGTTACGAGATTAAAGTATCCCGTGCGGACTTCCTGCAGGATAATAAGTGGCCGGAATACCTGCCAAACTGCAATCAGTTCTTCTTCGTGACACCCTGGAAGCTCATCATGCCTGAGGAGGTTCCGGATGGTTGCGGATTGATATGGGTGTCTAAAAACCTGACCAAGACCTATATCAAGAAGAAGGCTTCCCATCGTAAGATAGAGGAGCCTATCGCCTTGCTTAAGTATATCCTGATGTCTCGCACTTCGGTGGCTATGGAGCGTGACCCTGGTATGGAACGTATAGCACGGATCAGGGCGTGGTTGGAGCAGGAGAAAGAGTTGGATGCGCTGGGGTATGACGTAGCCCGCAGATTTCAGGACTTCGTTCAGGTCCAGAAGAATGAGAATTCTAAACTGCTTATAGAGCTTGAGTCCCTGAAATCTGTGAAGGAGTTCTGGTTAAAAGAACTCGAAGGAGATCCGGCAGACTTGCGTGCGCGTTATGGATTTTTGGTACGTCGACGCAACGAGGAAAGACTGTATAAGTTGAAGGAACTGATTCCTAAAACTCTGATACAAGAACTAAACAAAGCTGAGCAACTGCTTAGCCACTTGGATAACCTACGCCCTGCACTAAAGGCGATTAAAGAATACACACCAACACCACTAAAAAATAATGGAAGTTAAAAATAATGTTATAGTGTTAAAATCACTAGCGGATGCCATTGAACACAACTTAACAGCTCGCTCAAGTACAGACGCGGCTCGCGCTGCATAAGGTGCACAACTAGGAGGACATTTAAAAACGATGCGTGATAACTTTGAGTCACTGTTAGCGGTATCCACAGCCAACATTAGGGAACTGGATGGTATCCTGGTTGGACAGCGAGGCGCTCCATGCCGTGTAGCCGAGCACGACAATAAATACGGAACGCTGTTTGACTGTGCAAGTATGCAGGACACCTGCGTCGAGGAGGAGTTAAAGAATCACGGATTCTCCAAGGAGTTTTGTAAGATCATGAAGGACGCCTATAATTTAGGCTGTGCCTGGGTTTACTTCGACAAAGATGCCGAAGAACTCCCGAAAGAATACCCAACATTCAACTGGTAAAAAAACAATGACATGTGGAAACTGTAATTGCCCAGCCTGTGTTCAGGCTAGAGAGCTCAAGAAAGAGAATATAAGGAAGCACGCTTTGGAGTTGTTCGAGCAGAATCGACCAGCTGCGGCCGACCTATTAGAGGAAAAGTTAGAGGATGGACACATTGAAGAGTCTGACATGCAAAGTATCCTGGAAGAGTTAGGGGAGATCGGGGCGAGTCGCCGAGACCCCACTTTCGCGGAGCATGTGGATGAGATATACTATCACAATAAAAACTAATGAAAAAACACACTGAAGCAGACCAATCTCCTAACAACCCATCGGTTGTAGCAAAGGTTACGTTCGAGTATGATTTCTCTGAGCTGGTATTCGACGCCAACGATCAGAGGGAACGTGAGGGCGAGGAGCCTATGACAGAGGCCGAGATACGGGAGTTTATCGTAGACGACTTGAGCGACTTTGATTTCAGGTCGACTGTTGAGCGGCTACCGATCGAGATTACACTCGATGGAGGTAGTGCAGTTCCTGCAGTTTCTGCAACAACTGAAGACTCTCACAGGCACGCACTTTCCTACATCCCGTGTAAACTCAATAGAGAGGGTGGGAACTTTAAGATCATCCTGTTTAACACCAACGAGGGCCAGCTCCCGAACGAGCTGGAGGAACTGGACTACTGGAACGCAGGACACCCAGAGTATCCGAGGGCAGATTGGAGGCTTGAAGTTCTGGAAGGCAATACCCTACTTGGTTATTGGCACTGGGCTGCAATCCGTCAAGATGAGGATTAGGAGTTAATAAATTAGGTGTAAACAACGGGCTCGTAGCTCAGCGGTTAGAGCAGAGAACTCATAATTCTTTGGTCGCGAGTTCGAATCTCGCCGGGCCCACCACACGAATACCAACAACAGAACTGTAAAAATGAGTGAAGAACAATACAAAGGATACGTTATAAAGATAGAAGTAGACGACTGCGCCACCGATCCCTCCGAATGGGGAGATGGGATACTAATAACCCACATGGCTGGAAGTCGTTACATACTCGGTAATACTCCAGTCTCAGACCCAGTACGATGGCGGGCCGACCGCTTAGCCGAGCTTCGCAGGGAAAGCCCTAAGACGAAGAAAGCAGATCTCATGTTCGAGTACCCGGTGTATGCATTAGTACACAGCGGGGTAGCTCTTTCGATGCATCCGTTTTCATGTCCTTGGGACAGCGGCCAGAGTGGCGTAATCTCTATAAGCCGGAAACAGGCTAAGGAATGTTTTCCGAGTATCAGAACGCGCGCTGCGTTGGAGGCGAAAGTTAGGGAGTTACTGGCTGGTTTTTTAAAGACGTTCAACCAGTACATCTCAGGAGAGGTGTATTCATACACTATAGAGGACCCTGAGGGTGAATCTATTGACTCCTGTGGAGGCTTCTACGGGATGGACTATGAAGCATCAGGACTACTAGAGACTGCTAGAGACGCTATAGACTCTATGCGAACACAAGCCGAGGAGTTAACTACGGAGGAGCAACCAAGTGAGTGAACTGAGAGACATCTTACAGGGAGCATACGCCACCAGTGATAATACTGTACTATCTTACGGGCTAGCTCCGCACCAGCATGTATGCCACCACGGTACCGGCGAAGTTATAGTATGGGACTTTAATAAAACTATCAAAGCGTTTTATAAGCAGGCATTCCATATAACGGACGCTACCTTGGAGGAGAAGGCGGAGCTAGATAAGCTGCACGCGGAAGCGCGAGCCTTATGGAGGAGCAAACTTATTACCCGGGCAGCGTCCATTCCAGAGAAAGCTTTAAAGTTTGAGCATCTTTATAAGGAGCAGTGGATAGCTAAAGTGAAAGGAGGGAGCGTCACGCTAAGCCCAACCACCCATGGAGTTCGCTTCACTTGCAGCTTCGGCGCAAATAGTGACAAGTCCTTTTCAGGCTTCATGCCTGGTTGCGACTTAGAGGATGCTAAAAAATATGTCCACGCCTATTGCATGGACAGTTTACCATCAGTTTACAACTAATATGCTCACACAAACACTATTAGGGAACTAGAAATACAACAAGAAAGGAATAATTATGGGAGATAGATGCTATTTAGAAATAGAGGTACTTCATGTACCTAAAGACAAGCAGGCTGAATTTGCAGAAACTATGGCTGAATACTTCGGTATAGATGACTTAGTCGAATGCAACGTAGGTGGAGCTGGCGAGCCTGCTCGTTACGAGATCGAGGAGATTGACGCCGGAGGTGTGCCGTGGCTGCAGCTGCTCGCTGAACTCGGCGTGTGTGCCGAAGGTACGCGCGGTGATGGTAGTGATTATCACGCACGGGCATTCATCTTATTGAATCAGCAGGCGCGGTATAGCGAACTAGGCGGCCCGGTTGCTAGAGTGCATACGGATGGTACATGCCATCCTGGCGATTTAAAGGAAGCCGCGGAGTGGTATGCCGCGCAGGCGGAACTGGAGGCTTTTAAGGAAGCGTATGCAGGAGGATAATTTATAGTTCCTCAAAACCACTAAACCAAAGTAGATTAGAAAATTATGACACTTAAAGAAACAAAAGAACTGGCCGCAGTTATTTCGGCCGACATCAGAGAAGCAGTTAAAGAAGGGCGTCAAGCTGCTCGAAACATACGGGTGACCGACGGAGGTTCGTGTAACTTCGACAGTCCTATAATATGCTTCAAGGAAAAGTCTAAGAAGTTGCTGAAGTATGTAAGCATGCCAAGTGATTGCCGGGCTAGCCTATCCCACAGCTGGAAGTATTCATACTTCGTAGGGTTCGACCCGGGCGGACAGGCTGATATACGCACACAGCGCGCGGAGGCTATTGCGTCCGTGCTGAGTGATAGACTGAGTAAACACGCTGAGCATCTCCTTGTAACAGTATACTACATGATGGATTAGTGTGTCTCAACACCAACACCAATAAAATAATGACACATAAATTAACAGTAATAGCGTGGCTGGACACGCAAGATAAACCATGCGTACGCACACGATCAGCCTGTCAAGAGGCCTTAGAAAAATATAAGGAGCAGCCGTTTCAATCTATCCTAACTGTAGACAATTGTCAAAAGCTGGGGCTGTGTGTGGAGGGTGTCAACGACGACTCCCTCATAGTGATGAATTACTTACAGTTTGTATTAAACGTAGATATGGCTCGCACGCGCGGAGTTTATATCCCGACCGTCGCAACCTGCAAAGACTTCAGCACAGAAGATATATCAGCGTGGACCCTGAAATGGGCGAGGGCTATGCAGCAGGAACTCGGCGAGCTGATCGACTCCTGCCCTTGGAAGTGGTGGAAGGATATGCCGTTCGATAAACAGAACGCCCGCGTAGAAGCTGTAGACATGCTGCACTTCTTGCTTTCGATGATGCAGACCTTAGGGATGACTCCTCGAGAGATACTAGAAGCCTACGTTGCCAAGAACATGGTAAACCATCAAAGACAGAATCAGACAGGCGGCTACACTCTAGAAAACAAAGACCCACATGACAGCCGCCACATCTAAGGATGTACGTCAGTACGGACCTCTGGTTGTAGACATCGGAAGCCTGGGAGCTGGCGTACTTGCTATGGCGACCGAGCATAAAGACTCCGCCTGCTTAGCGCTCGGTATGATGCCGGCCGCGATTATGGAAATCTTAGAACGACAGTTAAAAGAAAAGATACCAGACGCTTACTACTGGAGAGATGGAGGGCCCAATGTAGACGACAGGGTGCACGACGACGGAGCCGAAATCAGAGAGAGTATAACACGCGACGTGGTAGTTTACATACTGCGTAACGGACCAAACATACTATGAAAGCTAGACCACTACGTATGCGCGGGGATGAATACGAGATTTGCAGTCCGAGCGACGCCAAATTTCTAGAGATTCACATACCCGGCAAAAATGTAAGACGTGTGATTCCTATCACAACGCACGATCTTGCAGAAGAAGAAGTCGGACCAGTGTGGGTGTGGAACGGGGATACAGAAAAACCCACGTTGACCCCAGACATCGACACGCGCACTGCTAAGACAGGTCGCTGCCGGTGTAAGATACTAGAAGGTATGGTAGAGTTTCACATAGACAGTGAGCACGAGTACGCTGGTGAAAAAATGAACCTGCTGGAGGTGGCTAAAGCTCTAGACGCAGAGAGTCTCCCTAAGGATCAGTAATGTCTCCTGCTACAAAAAAACTAGTTCGGGAGATCTTTGTGGAAGCGGCGCAGACGCGTTACGAATTATGGTCCCAGGATGAAGATGGTTATGACGAAGACATAGGATACGGAGGCATCTGCTCCATTATAGCGGATGAGGCCATTTGTTATTATACAGAGGCAGGCTACGACGCGTGGCCTGTCTCTGACGAAGAACACACCTGGGTTGTTGTAATCGTCGATGGTGATGCTATCGAGGTGGACATACCTGCGTACGTTTATGAAACCGGCGCAGGCTATAACTGGACCAAACTCCCTGGAGTCATATACAGCGCCGCCGATGTGACGCTGCGGGCTTGTGAGGATGTGGATACCGTAATAGAATGCGCCCACTTAATGTAAGTAATAAAAAAATGAATGAACATATAGCATTTAAACTAATACCCGTAGATCGCGGTAGAGACGATCAGTCTGGAGACTTGGAAGTTTCCAGTATTACGTCAGAAGGATTCCTACGCTTAGTATCACACTTCGACGTGTTAAATAACACCGCTCCAAATGAGTTAACGGATCTGTTTAACAAACAGAAGTTCACACGCTTGTTGACAGGAAGCGCTGACTCGTCGGAGAGATCTTCCAGTTCGAAATATGAAGCATACTACTACCAACAAGCAGAGCTGGGAGATGATTTATTCCAGCCCTACCGGAAAGAGTATATAATGCGCACAGGTATGGATATTCCAGACCAGTGCTTCCCTACTGTTGGAAATTGGTTAGGTGTATATCATACACACTTCCTGCAAGATCTTAGAATCGAGCACGGTAAGCTGAAAGCTTCTGGTTTTGTAAAAGTAGGGGATTGGAACGGTGTTGAGGCCTCCAAGCGCGCCCCGAGTCGTTTCAAAGAAGTTGCGCTTTCAAGGTTCAGCTTTCGAAGAACTGAGCCGGAGTATATTGCATTTGCAAATGGGCTTTTCAAACACAACCCGGCATACGGTAACGGAAAACGCGCGCCGCTTGAACCCAGTTTGGAGGATGGTGAATTATTCACTATGCTGATGATACACTGGCTTGATAGATACGCTACCGACGCGCAGAAGGAAGTTGTGGCGACAGACGTTGCAACCATGAAGGAGGCGCGTTGTAAAGGTAACCTATTTACTACACGGCCCTGCGGTACAAACCTTATTAACGGGTGGGGAGTGGATAATACAATACACTGGTCAGAGTTTATAAAACTCGGTAAGGTGTGTTCAAATGAATCCTCCAACTAAAGATAGTTTACTGCCAGACGGCATACCCAAATACGTACGGTGTTACGACGACGAGAAATCGTCAGATCGCTACGCCGTTGTATTTACAGGAGACTACGATTTGAAGTCTCTCGAAGATAAAGGTTGGGAAGGCGGCCATCCTCATTTGTTTATGAGCGCATGTCCGCTTTCCCCACGAGGGACACACTCCCTAGAGTCACGAACTAAGCAAGCAGATCTTAAGTCCAACGAAGCGTTGGGAACCCGGATTAAATTCCAAGATTTGCCAGAACCCTGCCAAGGGATGGTGTTAGATTACTACACCAGAATATGGAACCTAAACTAGAAAGTTAAATTATGAGTAAATTATTATTACATTGCGGCGGAGAGCGCGCAGACTTCGACGACGTAGAGTTGGTAGAAACCCCGGAAGCGACGGATACGCACTTCCCTCTGCCCCATGCAGATTTCATTAGAGGCGTGCGTCACCATCTCGAGGACGGTGGTTACAGTATCACATCACAAGAGCATGCGCTGACGAAAGACGGTCAGCGCTACTTCGGTGTTATCAGCCTAGGCACCACCGGGCGTGATGGGGATTACGGGTGGACAATCGGTTTGCGCAACTCCCATGACAAGGCCTACTCCGCTGGTATTGCTGCTGGGTCTAGGGTTTTCGTGTGTGACAACCTTTGTTTCAATGGGGAGGTTACCGTGATGCGTAAGCACACACGTCACATCCGCGACGATCTGAATCAGCTGATGCCTCGGGCGATCGGACAGCTTGGAGGCATGCTCACACTGAATGATAACCGCTACAACCAATACAAGCAGCGGAATTTGGCAGATCGTGAAGTGAATCACCTGATGATCGGAGCCCTTGACGCCAAAATAATCCCAGCTACCCGGATACCACGGGTGCTGGAAAACTGGCGCGAACCTAAGCAAGAGGTGTGGAACGAGCACCGCGACGTGTGGGGTTTATTCAACGCCTTCACCGAGGACTTCAAGAACATCTCGGATGCAAACACCCTCCTTAAGCGCGGACAGTCTCTACACGGTCTTATGGATGCGTTCGTAGGGTTTAACCCATCAGTAAACTGATGTCTGGACTACGTTACTGGAAGAGCTGCGTTGACTTCTCTCCAGGCGACACCAGTGCGTTGTTTGAGATGATCGACGACGCTATAACCGTCACGCGGCGCACGTTCCTGAAGCACGTAGATGCAGCTTCGCGTCTACAGCTAGAGAAGGCGCTGAGTTACGAGACGCATGCGAAACGTGGTCTTACCTGTGCGGGGGACTACCACGTCAGCTACCACAGATCAAAATACAACGGACGGAGGGTTTACTTCATGAGGCACTCGTCCATTGAGCATATCTTCCGAGAGGAGGTTCCTTGAGCGCGGAGAAGGTAGACTCAGCGCGCCCAGAAACTTGGCGCTGGGTTAATGCCGGCACCCCCAAAGACCCCGCATCGCGCTTGTTGTGCCACGCTGCCATGAGTTTGAAACAATTCATTCTTATGGCGGAGGCTATACAAGTGCAGAAAAAAGGTCCGCGTACTTTTGTACAGCGGGCTCATAGTAAAGTATTTCAGAATAATCTGGAATACGCACAAGATTTAGCAGATGGTGCCCCCGTCCATACCTTCCAAAAGGATGGTCGGGACTATGTGTTAAAATTAACGCCGCAAGGCAAAAAATAGAGATAAATGATTAAAAAACAAATATACCAAACCGACGACGGTAAGACGTTCGAAGACAAGAATAAGGCTGCCGCCCACGAGCAGGGTCTGAAAGCAGAGAAGAGTTTAAAGGCTTTCCTCTACCGCTTCACCAGTGAGGCTAAGGACGCGGAGCTCGCAGAAGACGCGTCAGCTATGGAAACCCTGTATGCAGTTGTAGCAGCTCGCTTTGTTGACGCGAGCGTTCAGCCCACCAGTATGGCTGAACTCCTATGGGATGTTATGAAGGCACACCCTGTCGAAGCCGCGCAGGTGATTAAAGGAACGTTCGGGACGCGCGCCAAGAAGCGTGCTGCCAAGAAGAGCGCTACCAAAAAGAGCGCCGCCAAGAAGTCTACACCCAAAACTAAGGGTGCGGAATCTTCGGCCAAGGAAGTGCCGGCGGCTCCGGCAAAGAAAATACCACCGGTACCGCCTGCAGCAGACGAAGGTGATACTTTCGTTCCTCCAGCTCCTCCTCCTGAGTAATGAAACGCTGGCTTAAAAGAAAGTTGAGCAGATACTCCTACACATGCATCATCGAGTTTTTCGTAGTGTGCTTGTTGGGAGGTGTCTTAGGGGTCTTGGCTTATTGGGCTTTAGGCCTGTAGTAACTTGGAAGCGGGTGTAGCTCAGCGGATAGAGCAGCGGTTTTCTAAACCGTAGGTCGGAGGTTCAATTCCTCCCACCCGTACCATTTCAAGCATTAAAATTAAAATAATAATATATGACAGATAAATTAAACTCTAGGGGATGCGATGTTGCCTGGACACGCGATCAAATTTTAAGGGTGTGCGAAAAGTTGAACAGCACCGATAGCGTATTTAATAGGCGCCTAGCGGGCGCGTTAGAACACGCAGATTCTGACAACCTTCGAGCAACAATAATTATGTTCGAAGAAATTATAGCTCCGTTGATTGAGGATAGGCTTTATCCCAACACATGGTCCCACAGCACTATAATTGAGGCGTTAAGGAGTTTGCATAAGAGTGGAGGGAATTTCTCTCGCCACATAGCGGGGGCTATTTTAGCGAGTCCGTACAAGATTGATACTGCTAAGATAGTCGCCTTATTTGGGGAACTAATAAAACCCCATTACCCACACTGATGGATGAAGAATTAGCGGCTCCCTTACGTAAATCTGGCCTAGTACTGCTCGTGATTATAGCTGTGCAGCTGATTATAGGTGTATTGGGAGCTCTCGGACCTATACTGGGTGTCATCTGGCCTGTAATACCAGTGGCTATTATAGTAGTTTTATACATGAGGCAGAAAGGATCAAACCATGCGAAATGATGTGGGAGTAGAGGAATATGTGTGGCTTGTCGCGACAGCGCAAATCGACAATGCTAGCAGAGAGATTAGTTACACTTTGCTGCTTTTGGCGCGCACACCGCGGGATGGAACTAAAGTAGGAGTCTTAGGCTCTATTGTATTCGATAGCGAAGGAGCGCCTCAATTCAGGTTTTGTGAAAGCTTTAAGCAGATAGACGCACGGACTGCTGCTGTGAACCCTATAGGTAAGGAAGAGATATCCATGTTCTGTGTGGCTACTGTAACGGGCCTGCAGACCTGCGGTAGAACTTTCTGCGCAGAGTTCACGGAAGATATCGAAGCTGCGATAGAAGAGTGTCCTGCTATACTAGGCGGTATACTCTCTGCAGTTAAGCAACACAAAGAAACACAAGAAATGTTATGGCTATCTTATTAGGAATAGATACAGAAACCACAAGTGCTGACTCAAAGAACTGTGAAATTACAGAACTGGGTATGGCGCTGTGGGACACGCAAAAAAAGTGTCCCACGACTATGTTTAACGCACTGGTGTCGCCTTACGAGCGCGAGGTTTTAACAGAGGGCGCTTCAGAAGCTACAGGTATTACCGACGAGCTTAGAGAGACTTCAGGACTGCCGGTCTTGAACGTGTTCAACTATCTGTCGTTCTTGTTGAGTAAGGCTGACTTCGTCGTCGCGCATAATGCGCCTTTCGACAAGGAAGTCCTTATCGAGAATGCGGTACATTTGGATTGTCAAGACCTAGCGACTAATCTCCGAGACCGTCCATGGATTGACACGATCGAGGACATCCCTTACCCGGGAGTGCCTTCTTCGCACAAGCTTGGACACTTGGCCGCGGATCATGGGTTTTTGAATCCATTTCCCCACCGTGCGCTATTCGACGTGATGACGATGCTGCGCGTCCTAGGCGAGTATGACTGGGACAAGGTCAAGACTTACTGGGGTGAAGAGGTGTTCGAAGTTACAGCTCATGTGAGTTATGATAACAACCACTTAGCTAAAGCTCTCAAATACAGATGGAATCCAGACCGTAAAATCTGGTTGAAAAACCTTCGAGAGTCAGAGCTATCGGAAGATTTACCTTTCCGGGTATCTAAGAGATCCCTAGGTAAAAAGGGGTAAAAAGTGGTTATATATAGATGTAACACACCGTTACATCTATCCCAAGCTCTCCTCACACTGCTCGATATAGTGTGCTTGGTTAGGCGTGTCCGCCTACGAGTTTGGGGAAGGGTATGGAAGTAACCCTAGTCCTAAAGGACCCCGTCCGCGGGCGGTCTTCCCCCAGCCTGGTCATGCAGACGACATGGTCAGACTGGGTAATTTTAACCACCCGTCCGGCAGTAATATTAACAATCAAATTAGAAAAAGTTATTATTGAGAGAGCTGCCTGGACGGGTCCTATTATGCTAAAACTAAAGTTAATACGCAGAGGGGATCCTGAAGAAGGGATCCTGTCAGAAAACCTCTTAACGTCTCATCCTGCGGACCCTGCAGAGGTCCGCAGGATTGTTAAGCAGGTGAAAAAGATATGCCGCCTCAAGAGAGGAGCTGGTTTATCCGCGAACCAGGTTGGTGTAAGGATGGCGTTTTTCTTTATATCTCCGGCGGCATGCGACACACGTAAAAACATGTTCGTATTAAACCCTATCATCACGGAGCTGGACGACGAGAGAACTACTCGTGTAGAGGGATGCCTATCACTACCTGGACGCGAGTTCGAGGTAGAGAGGCCGGCGGCTGTGACCGCTAGATATGAAGACGAACATGGACGTCAACGCCTGGAGCGCTTCGCAGGCTGCGCTGCGCAGGTGTTTCTCCATGAATACGATCATCTCCTCGGGAAGACTCTCGAGGACACAGGAAAGGAAATAAAAAATGAAGAAGAATGATTACGACGCCGCACAGACTGAGTTTGTGCTGGCTAAAGAAGGGCTCGAAGTCGCGCTCACGCGCTTCGACTCTGCAGCGATAACGCTGGCTGAGATGGAGCCAAAGCAGGTCATGGCCGCGAGTGAAGATATGCGGAAGACGATAAATAGGCTGGTAAGGCACCTCGCCACCCAGACCTACAAGAACGATTTTCGCGCAGCTTGGATCGACGCCTACAAAGTAATGGGACGCGTGTTCCACTACAACCCGGCAGCGAAAGCTGTAACTGCGAACCGTCCACATCTTGACATTTGCGAAGAGGACGGAAATTTGGACAAGCTGCTAAAAATTGTCCAGGCTATGATAGCCAACGAGGCGGCAGACGCTCGTTGACAAACACAAATACAAATACATAAACACAACATGGATAAGAATAAGATTGTAGACCAACTACGTCAGTTTGGCGTACGGGAGGACCAGATACCATCCGTGTTGGCGGATGTGGCCTACCACCTGCAGGAGTTCGGCGTAGCTCAAATATTTGGCATGCCTGACGGAACGCTAAAGGTAGGGGCTACGAGTCCTGACGCTGGTGCACCTTTATCAGGAACAGACTGCAAGGAGGAGGCGTTTGAGGAGCACCCCAGTGATGTTATGCGTCGCGACCTTGCACTATACGCGGACATATTGTCCGTGTCAGAGCATACTACTGAAGCGCTGCGAGACAAGCTAGAGCGCATGAAGCAAGCTCTAGAAGTAAAATTGGGTGAAGATGTTGAAGACTACATCTCGCATACCCAGTTGGAGACGCATAAAGCGTCCGGGGATCGCGCAAAGGCGGAACTCCATGCATGGCAAGAAGCCGTGCACGGAGGCAATACAATGTTGTCCTTCCAAGACTGGAAGGACTCCTCCCTACCTGTATAATGCAGGTAGAATTATAATCTAGGCCGTACAATACTGTACGGCCTTTTTTATGTATCCATGGGCGCAGCTACCGCTCTTAACAAACAACAATAATTAGTAGCACAAGTAACCTCAACAGAGAGTAAATAATAATATGGCAAAAGTAGATATAGAAACCCTGAAGTTCATAGTCCAGCGTCACGAGCAGGACATAAGTAAAGTCAACAGCATCATGAAAGATATCGCGCTCGAGCTCAAAGCCGAGGAAGAAGAAAAGGCCAACAGACCTCCTCCCGTCAAGAAGCAGTTCGTCGTCGTCATTGCAGACAATGAAGGCGCGCTGGCAGGTAAAGACCTACCAGCTTGGGTCGTGCAAATCCCGGAAGAGGATAGTGTATTAACCGCTCCAGAGCGTCTTGTCAGGGCCGCTCGTGAGTTCAACACCACCCCGAAAGGACGCCGCATGCCTGTGGAGTCGCTCGGGGAAGCCTGTGAGGTTGTTAGCGCCAAGTTATTTAAAGAGCAGGATATCTGGGTGAAGACCAAGGTTCCTGTCCTTGCGATACCGCATACCAACAAGCTCCAGTAGAGCGCACAAAACTTGTTTGACAGTGTGATAATTGTAGTTTTAACTGTGTGTTTATTAAATTAACCCAATACGAAACACTATGAGCCAACGACAATCTTCTCTCTATTCGAAATCTTATCTCGCCTCAGTTGGCGGACCTGCCACTGCCTCTGACGCTAAGAAGCGCGCCGCAGCTAGGGCTGTTACGTTGAAAAAGGAGGATAAAAAGAGCGAAAGAATCGCTAAGCAAGGGGTTAAGAAGACAGCTACCAAGAAGACAGCTACCAAGAAGACAGCTACCAAGAAGACAGCTGTTAAGAAGACAGCTGTCAAAAAGGCTCCTGTTAAGCAGGTTGATAAAGAATTAGATCCTGTGGTTAATTCTACAACTCCGGAAGCAAAAGCTCCTGAAGGAACTGAAGACTCCGAGTAGTCAGACATTAACCTAGGATTATAGGCAATCTAAGCCGGCCATTACAAAGGCGTAGTGGCCGGCTTTTTTGTTGCGCTGAAACAGAGGGTAGTTGATTTTAATGTGCGATGAGTGAAAGTAGCAGTAGATTATACGTCGGGAACCTCTCGTTTTCCGCAGATAAGAAAGACCTAAGAGCGTTGTTCGCTCTAGCTGGTCAGGTTGTCGATGTATACACGCCTTTTAAAGAAGGACAGAAGTTCCAACAAAACAGAGGTTATGGTTTCGTAGAGATGGGAACTGTTGCTGAGGCGGAACGTGCTGTAGCTATGTTAGATGGTGAAGGACGCATTCGCGGACGCGTCATCCAAGTGAAAAAAGCAGATATCAGGTAAAGACTATGAGTAAAGAAAGAGACCAAGAAGAATTAGATAATTTTAACGCAGAACAGCAAGGCCCTGTAGAAGGGCTGAGCGTTAAGCACTTTGACGATGTACAGGATAAAGAGCAGCTGACCAGCAGGGGTAGTAAAAACATGACACCCTTCGAGGTGCAGCTGCCAGTTCAGTTTACTGCGGAGGACCCGCGAGTGTATTTCGTAGCCTATTATATACGCGCCCCTAGCCCGAACGCCGCGGCGCTAGTCGCAGGTCGTTGCTTTCTCCGCTGGGAGAAGGTAGATAAAGGTCTAGAGTTCCACAAGTTCCCCGACATCTTAGATACGGTAGAAGGTAGCTGCACAGTCCTAGATGACGGTGACTGGAGTATCGCGTGGGATAAAGCGCAACGCTTTCCCCACAAATCGATCGGTCCTAAAGACAACCCAAGTATTTTCGTGTTCTGGCCTGAAGGTTATGGTCAAGCACCCGCAAACCCGGGGATTGTAGTCCCCTCAACTGAAGAAATAAAAAACCTAGGAAAGAAATAATAATATGAGTGAAGAACAATCAGAACAAAATCAATATTCTCTAGAACAGCTTCAACACGCTATGTCGCGGAGCGCAAGTGAATTGATTCAGATGTCTTTCGCGGTGGCCGCCTCCGCGCAGAAAGGCTTTACGCACACTGCCGGTGTCGTATACCATAAGGAGGGGGAGCCTGAAAAAGGTACAGCTGTGTTATTACTGAACGCAGTCGGACCTGCTGTCGCGGACTTGGTTAAAGTCTTACGGGATGCAGGTGTAGAGGTGAAATTCGAAAGCTCCGTCTTGAAAGAAGTAACAAATACTTCGACTGAGTCGGAGCAGAAAGAGGAATCTTCCGAAAGTGAAGAAGAGCCAGCAACTTAAGCTGTGCTGCATCACTACACTTAGTCCAACAGAACTTAGACTGCTAGAGTTAGTGGTTCGCAACCCAGGCATCTTTTTAGGTGACCTGGGTTTTTTGTTCTGGGGAAACCGTAAGCGCGGCTACCAGGGCCGAACGATGCCCACACTGAACAGGCTAGAAGCTAACAGCCTGGTAGAGGTGACACACACGAGGTGTGTGAAAACAGACAATTTGCAAAAGCAATACAGCGCCACCGAGAAAGCTCACGAGGTGCTAAATTCAAACACTATAATTTTATGAATGCATCAAAAAGAATTAAGGAGCTGGAAGAGCTTCTAACAGAGGCGGACACCTTTTACTACAACACTGAGTCAGTCATAATGGAAGACTGCGCCTACGACAAACTATACGAAGAGCTTAAAGATCTGACTGGAGGGCAAAGCAACTTCTTTTCTCGGGTTGGAGCGCCTATCGGCGGATCTTCGCTGGAGGAGGTTGCGCACCGGATACCCATGGGGTCGCTACATAAGGCTAAGACAGTTGAGGAAGTGACGGCCTGGGTTTACACACAAGGGCTGGCCGGGGATGTATTATTTATGTCTTACAAGATGGACGGAGCTTCGCTTTCGCTGGAATACTTACATGGGGAGCTTGTTCGAGCTGCAACACGCGGCGACGGTGTTAAGGGTGAAGACGTCACGGCCAACGCTCGTCGCATGCTGGGTGTTCCTGTAAAAGTGAAAGATTTTACAGGTTTCGTGCGTGGTGAGGTTATCCTTACTAAGAACATGTGGCGTGTATTAGATCCAGACCAGCTCTCTAATCCTCGTAATCTTGGTAATGGTATCATGCGTCGAAAGAGTGGAGAGAATGCCGATTGTCTTCGATTCTACGCATTCGACACTACAGAAGCGCATGACTTGCGACATATGTATGACCGTTGGTTTGAATCCGTAGGTTTCACACCAGCGCCAGGTATGCTACTCACAGGCAACGTAGAAGAAATTGAAGCTGCAGTCTGCTCTTGCTACGATAAGGTTAACAAAATCCGCAACTCCCTAGATTTCGAGATTGACGGTCTTGTGATTGAGGTAAACGACATCGACAAGTTGAGAGAGTTGGGCGTAGCCCGTAACTGCCCCCGCGGTATGATTGCTCTTAAGTTCGAAGCCCTCAGCGCTACAACCAAGCTCGTTGATGTTGAAGTGACCGTCGGACACACCGGTGCGATCATTCCCACGGCCGTACTCTCCCCTGTTAAATTAGGCGGTGTGACCATCCGACGTGCGAGTCTGTGTAACTGGGAAGAGGTGAAACGTCTCGGAATAAAGAAGGGTGACAGCGTACTCGTTACTCGACGCAACGACGTCATACCAAAGATCGAGCGTGTCACCAGCAGCCCGGAAGGTGCGGAGCCTATTGAGGAGCCTACCCACTGTCCTTGTGCTATGAAGTTTGCCGTCCTACGCAGGCCAAGCCTAGACGGGACGACGCAGGGTGCTATAACATACTGCTCTGGAGGCGCAGCTTGCGGTTTCCAGAAGCTTGGTAAAATCAAGCGCTGGGTAAGCTCCCTAGACATCAAGGGGCTGGGCGACGTTTATATTGCGGCGCTATACGCCACGCTCACAGCTGGTATCAGTTCGGAAGCTGGACTGCCGGAAGGTTACAAGCGTATGGTCGAGGACCCGTCCGATTTGTATGGGTTGCAGGCGGGCGGGTTGTCTAAGTTGGTAAATGCAGAAGGAACTGTAATAGGTACGAAGCAACTACTTAACATCTACGCAGAGTTGGACAAGACTCGTGAACTGACCGTCGCAGAGTTCCTGGGGTCGCTCGGTATCGATGGACTTGGAAAACGCCGAGTAGAGCAGATCATAGATGCTTCGAATGGATACCTGAACGACGTGGACAACTGGTTTGACTTCGCATATTTTGAGCGAAACTGCGCAGAGCTGGGTATCCCTAATATGCACGAACGTATTACGAATGGTATTGTGGAGAACTCAGACCTGATGTCCAGGTTACGGGAGCACATCGATGTTACAGAATCGGAGTCGGCCTACGAGACGGAAGATGCTGCATCGTTCTGCTTCACTGGGGCACTCCCGAATCCCCGGGATCATTATCGTGCGCTTTTGGAGGCAGCAGGGCATGTGTTTGTAGCCAGTTACAAGAAAGGTATTAATTACCTCGTTGCGGCAAATCCTGACAGCGGGAGTTCTAAACTCAAGAAGGCTAGGAAGGATGGCGTAGAGGTTATCAGTGTTGATATGTTCGAGAAAATTATAAATGGATAAGATTAAACATGCAGAATTCATTGATCTGTTTTGCGGTGGCGGAGGTTCCGGTTCGGACATCGATGCCCCGTAGGTACTGTATTGAGTCGGGCACACATTGCGTTGTGTTCGCCGGTAGTACGTCTAAAAGGTAAGCACTTCCTTTTAGATATCCGGCTAAGGATGTTGGATACATCCGAGCTGGCACATGCGCAGGGATTCCCGGAGAACTACCTGTGGGCTGGTAACAATACCGCCAAAATGAAAGCGATTGGTAACAGTGTCTCGAGGTATGTTTCCCGAGCACTAACACTCGCAGCAATAAATCAACAAGAGGATATAAGAAAATGGACAGAGAAGAACTAGAAGAAAGATTCGGTAAAGGTAAAGTATGGGATACTAAAGAGCTTCAGGAGAAGTTCAAAGTGATTTCGTTTGCAGCCCCGTGGGCTATGGTTGAGGATAAGGAGACAGGAAATAGGGGGAGTGTTACTTTTCAACACGCCCCTCGTTTTTACTACGACTTCCAACCTAGCGACTAAAGGGTTGACGTAGCAGCTAGCTTGGCATTTTTTTAAAAAAATGCAGCACGTTCAGAAGGTGGAAGATGAGCTTAGAAAACTTCGCTACGAACCCGGATACACTACTTGTCTCCGCGGTAATCTTTACCTGTCTCTATGCGTTACGCCATTTGAAGTACTTCCTATGTTTTTGGAGGTTTATAAAGAGCGTGGCGTATGGGAGTTTAATGTAGACACCGAGTTGGATACTATACGGTATGCAACTCTTGGTCCACGTGTTAAGTTAATTCAGGCGTTACATTCATTCAGGGTGTTATCCGACGCTGTTACAAAGAGAGACAACTATCAAGATGAGCAGTCCTGCGAATACTCCCCAACCTAAAGGCAGTGTCCATAGGGCTGTAATAAAAATAATACTCAGCGAGTGGTATGCTGAGTTCAGATCGAACGACGGCATCACACACCGACTACCTATTACGGAGTTGGATGCCTGGAACTTCGATGTAGAGAACAACCTCCCAGTAGACATCTGTTTCTACCGAGGACGCGTCCAGATACTCAAGAAAGTGGTGGGCAATAAACGATACGTATTAACGACGGAGAGTAATATATTTCTCCAACAAAACCTATGAGTGAACAATCAATTAAAAGAACTACCCTCTCGATGAAGCAGGGTAATGCAAAGTTAGATAAATCAATTACAATATTCTCCATACCTGCAGGTTTTACCTGCCCTGGAGCTAAACAATGTCTTACTAAGGCAGACCCAGACACAGGGAGAGCGATGCTAGGAGCGCACGCCGAATTCAAGTGCTTTGCTGCTACGGCCGAGGCTAGACCTGGTGTGCGAAAGTCACGCTGGAGTAACTTTGAGCTACTCACATCTGCTAAGACGACGCTGGGAATGGCGCGCCTTATTCAGAAGTCTATCCTCAAAGGAACGCAGAAGTTGCGGATTCACGAGTCGGGTGACTTCTTCAGCCAGCGATACTTCGACGCTTGGCTTGTTGTAGCCAGGCGTAACCCAGATATCACATTCTACGCCTACACCAAAAGCTTGAAATTCTGGGTGAACCGCATGATCTACATCCCTAGTAACCTCCGCTTGACAGCAAGCAGAGGAGGTACGCACGATCACCTCATCGATGATCTACAACTCCGAAGCTCTGAAGTAGTATTTCACCCGGATGATGCTAAAGGTATGGAGATCGATCACGACGACAGCCATGCATACGGGGACAGTAAGAAATCATTCGCATTACTACTTCACGGGCAGCAGCCCAAGGATACACCCGCGGCTGCTGCCATCAAGCGGTTAAACAAAGAGAAAATAAAATATAGCTATGCCAAAACGTAAATCTACAAAAAAAGAAGATGAGTTCACAGTACCTAAGCCTGACTCGGCTGAGGCAGGTCGCTTCCTGAACTCCATTAACCACAAGAACGCGCACCGGGTTAACCGGGAAATTGTTTGGCTTAAGGATTTTGACATGTATGAGGTTCAATTCGCAGGTCCTCAGCTCTCTGCGATAATGGACACCTTCACGTTCAAACATAAGGAGTCGGCGCAGAAATGCATCGATCACGCGAGTAGATTAAAGCCTGCATGACACCAGCCGTACGCAGGATGATATACGATAAGGCCGTTTATCGTATGCAGTTATTTCGACGGGCGCAGGCTGTGTTGCTTTGGTATTTGCTGAGCTTGATACCTATCATACACTTACTCGACCTGCATGAAGCAGATGTTCCATTATTCGGGACAGGTATTATCCTGCTGGCCGTCGCACATTACAGACGCCTCTATTGGAGGAAGGTCGCTTGCAATCACGAAACACAAACACACCAAAACTAAGTAGATTAAAATGGAAACAACCAAAGAAATAAAACTAAAGGAAGTGCTCGCGAATACTCTTTTCGCAACTGGCGACAACGCAGAGGTGGACACATGGCGGAGTGACGGAGACGTCCGTAATGCTTACCGCCGGATAGCCGACGAGTTCCTGGAGAGTCTGACCGAAGCAGGTCTGCGCGTAAGTGTGAAGAACTCGAAGAAAGTCGACGAGGCCCTAGAAACCATAATCACCGTCCCGGCAGTACACGCTTACACCTTAGATGAGTTGGGATTAAAGAAGTCGCCTTCATCAATACTGGAATAAGCCCTACCGCAGACCTCATATAGGCGGGTGCAAAAATACCCGTTGTTGCGTTATATAGAAATAGGAGAACCGCCACATCTCCATCAAGCGCCCAGCGAATTAGACAATCGTTGGGCGCTTTCGTCTGTGGTATGTTATAACAAGCAAGGAAGGAAAATATGGACCCCAAGAAGAAAATGAAACTAAACGGGTTAGAGAGCGCCATGAGCGCCCTCAAACCCGTTCACAGCCGCCGGCGCTCCAAGCCTGCAGGGCGAGCGGTACATAAAAAGTCCACCAGCGTGGTGGACTTAGAGTGCACGGAAGTCCACCAGGACTTCCTGGTCGTAGTTAAGGCGGGGCTTTGCCTCGTCTTGGATGCTGCGAACAAATCCGGGGTGACGACCTCGGATCTGTACGGCAAGGTGCCGTATCACAAGTTAGCGGCGGATTACTTCCGCCAAAATTGTGACGCTACACCTTTCTCGGTTATGCGCTTTTATAAGAAAGCGCGTCGCTGGGCACTCTCCCCTCAGACCTTCCCCTTAAAACAGGGAGAGTCTAACAACTCTAAGACAAAAGTCTTAGAGTTGCGGAGGGCTCCGACGGCCCTGTACGTCTTCCGCGGGGTAGCCCGCGCTGCCTCCAAGGCAGGCATTACTGAGACAGCCAATACACGGCTGGCGCAATACAAAAATCTGCCTCTAGGACTTTTTCACAGCTTGTACAAGCTGGAAAATAAAATGGTCGCAGAATACGCGACCATGCGAGGTAATCCACCTGCGGAGCTGGTCACCCCGCAGGTGATTGAAAAAGCTGAGGAGCTGGCTCCTAAAGCTGAGGAGCCAGCTCCTAAAGCTGAGTCCACAGCGCAGCTGCACTCAATCCGGGTGCAGTTAGCGGAGTATACTGACGACGGTCAGTATATTCAAAACTGGCAAGAGGAGTGGGACATCGAGGCCCCCTCCCACGCTGCGGCTTGCGCCTCAGCGCGCCAGCGCATAGAAAACAGGGATCCAGACTGGGTCCCTGTTAAGAAAGGTTCCGATTACCAACAGGTCATCGGAACCATATTGACGGACGCAGTTGCGTCCGTCTAGGTTCATTTTCACCGCGGGGGACTGGAGACAGTCCCCCGCGGTGTTTGAATTTTACCTATCAGCTGAGAATTGACTTATCGAGTTGAGTCGCTTCAATACCTTTATGTATTACATTGAGGAAGCCAGGTTTGTTAAGTCCGCAGGGAGCTCATCCAGCTACACACTGGATCCGCAGAAGCTGCAAGAATGTGAAGGTATCATGGATCAGATCTACCAGGAAAATCCTAACTACTGGCCCTACGGGCTGAGCCCCTCCCACATGGATGGAGGTCTCTACATGGTAAGACAGGCATCCGACAACTCCCCGGTCGGGTTCGTAGGTTGGCAGGAGCGTAAGCGTGGGCATGAGAAGATCGGATACTACTCGGTTGGTATCCTGCCACAACACCGTAAGATGGGTTTCGCTAAAGAGGCGGTTCGGCGTCTCATAGCTAAGAAAGCATCCGGGGTGGATCGTGTGGTGGCTATGATTCTGAAAGGAAACGAAAAAAGCGAAGGGCTTGCGCGTAATCTAGGGGTTGCGGTGGAGAGCGTCGGATAGTGTTCCTGCGTTGACACTTACTAAACAGAGCGACAATTTACTATAATATGAACCCAACACTTTTAAATGCGATTAAACCGACTGGCTCAACCAAGTCCGCTTCCAAGGCCTCCATCCTAAAGCAGCTGGCGGGTTACAGCGGCGGCGGTGTACTGGGTTCTGCATTCTACGACCAGCTCCAAGGGCACGACATCCCTACCTCCTTAGACGACATCTCAAAGCAACGCGCTCTGAACTTTTTGTTCAATGCCGCTCTGGTCGGCGGAGGCTCTAAGATGCTGCGAAGTGGTCTAACCGGCGCAGGTAATACAACGCAGGCTTTAGCAGGATCCGCTACGGTGTTTTCACCTCCGTTCAAGGACCTTGCGCTGGCCGCCACTAAGCCGGTTATGAAGCTGTCGGATACCATGGATTCTCTCAAGGATAACCGCACCAGTAAGTTTTTAGCTGGTGGCGCTCTAGGGTTAGGTACTCTGGGGTTGGGCATGTATGGTCTTAGTAAGTATAAAGACCACGTCAAAGACGAAGAGGGTAACATAGAGATAGCACTTCCTACTCGGGATCCGAACGACACTGAAACGGTTGTCCGCATGCCTATGTCACAAGTAAATATGTCCAAGAGTATGCGAGATAACATTGAGCGAGATATGCGTCGACGTCTCCGGGCTGGCGGTAGTGAACGTACGAAGAAACGCGATCCGCAGACCGGAGACCTTATATCCAAATTTGAATACCAGCAGAAGTATGCAGCCTCCACACCTCCTGGATCTATTACGCCTGCACCACCTCCTCCGCCTAATGCGCCTGCTGCAGGAGCTATGCTGCCTGCTAGTGTGCGCCAGCCAGCGCCTGTGGTTGATGCAGAAGTGCCCCAAGTAGACCCTGCTTTAGAGGCTGCACAGACTGAAGCCGCGCAAGCCGCGCAAGCCATACAGAGTGCCACGATGGAGAGGGAACATCTGAAACTGGAGAACGAGAAACTGAAGGCTAAAGCTGAGGTTGCTGCCGGCGTTCCCGAAATACCTAGCGCAGAACTTTCTCCTGCGTTAAAAGCCCAGGCCTCCAGGGCTATGAAAGCAGTAGGAGGCGTTAAGATGGGCAGCAGCTCCGTATTCCTTCTGGCTCACGCGATCGCGGAAGTATACAGCACAAAGCGCGCACATTTCAAATCGGCTTCCGCCCGAGTTCCGTCGTCTTTAGGAAACAGTCCCGCTGTAGCCGCTGCGGAGGGTGTTAAGCCCAAAGTGAACAAGATTACTAAACAAGTAGGGCCCAACAGTATGGCGCAGCCTGCAACTGCGCGTAACGCCGGAGGAGACTCTAAAGGTTACCTGCCTTACAACCGCGCAGACTACGCAAACCTTACCGAATCACAGAAGGCGGAGCAGAGTGCTGCTCTTACTAAATACCACCGAGCGCAGATGGTAGAACCAAACTGGTTCGATAATATGACAAACCGCGCAGGACGTGGTGAGAATATTTTCGGCGTAACTGAGGACGCATCAGGTTTTGCGAGAGGTGCCGGTGCTGTAGGAGACTTTTTAATAGGTACCCCCGTACGAGGTTACACACAGGCCGCTGACGCCTACGGACGCGCCGATGCAGCGCAGAGTCGTGGAGAAGAAATAGGTGCGCGTTACGATGGTTATAAAGGCCCAGGTGCGAAGCTGTGGAGCGATCTTACTAATAGGATAGAAGGTCGAAACGAATTTAAAGCCTACCAGGAAGAGATGGATGCTGCCAACGCGCTGACTGGTTTTCAAGGCCGTTTAGGTAAATTAAAAGCCCAAGCAACAGGGGGTCTTACGGCCGCAGGCGCCGCGGCGTCTGTTATACCGGCCACACGTCTTGCTTCAGGTCTAGGCACAACGGCAAGGGTTGGACTCAGCGCGTCCGGTATGGTGCCCGGGATGCTGTTCTCTAAAGGAGGTGTAAACCCGAACGATATCAGCGACAGTGCAGCCAGAGATTACTTCTCACAAGCAGGCTCAGGTAGACCTGACATGCTGATGCCGCGACAGGGTGGAGGTTACTCTAATTATGCGCTCAACAACATGAACGGTAATCCTTACCACAACGCCTTTTCGGGCGCGTCCAACTACGGCGGTAACGGTTGGTTAAACGCAGGCGTAAACCAAATCCTGCCGACTGTCATGGGATACGCTGGGCAGAACCCTTCGTGGAACAACACAATGTCAGGAATGTATAGCGGCGGGTCACCACAGCGTAATCAAATGATGCAGGCCTTAAACTCTGGGATCAACCTTGGCGGAGGTTCGTTTAATCAAAAACTCTGGCCCGCAGCAGTATAAACAACTAGAAGGATCTCAATATTATGCCACTGGGTATTAAAGACAACGTCATTCAAGATGTTCTGGAAGAAGATGTAGACGTAGAGTTCACCAACTCGAATAAATTCTTTGGGTCGCACGCTAATCTGGTCCCGCTACAGTCGGCTGTGGCAGCCCCGCGTATATTCTACGGATCCCGCTTCATGAACCAAGCCCTCCCACTTATAGGAGCAGAGGCTCCTTTAGTGCAGAATCTCAACAGTGACGATGAGCAGGGTCGCTCGTTCGACGAGCTGCAAGGCCGCGCGTCCGGCGCAGTGTTCTCGGACAGCGATGGACGTGTGAAGGATATTACGCCGGACTACATCACCCTCGAAACTCCCGACGGTAAAGAGGTTCGTAGAAACCTCTACAACAACTTTATTTTCAACCGGAAAACTTCCATACATAACACGCCTCTAGTAGAGCTGGGGCAGTCGGTGAAAGCAGGACAGCTTTTAGCTAAGTCAAACTTCACAGATGATAAAGGCACGCTAGCGATGGGTCGTAATGCTCGCGTAGGCGTGGTTCCCTACAAAGGCTTCACAATGGATGACTCGATCGCAATTAGCAGCGACTTCGCCGGGAAGCTGTCTAGTGAGCATACCGAGACCTACAGCTTGGAGAAGGACAAAGTTATTAAAAGCGGCCTAAACCACTTCATCAGCCTGTTCCCGGATAAATACACCAAAGCGCAGAGAGCCACTATAACGCCCGACGGTGTTGTTAAAAAAGGTACTATCTTACAGGAGGGAGATCCTATGATACTCGCCTCTAAACCTCGTATGGTATCCAGCTCCGCCTCTCAGATGGGTAAGTTGTCGAAGGTCATGCGGGAGTCCCGCACAGATGCCAGCCAGCTGTGGGAATCCTCGAAGCCTGGTAAGGTGTTGGATGTCGTCAACACGCCCAAAGGTATTAAAGTTGTTGTACAGTCGATTAAACCTGCAGAGGAAGGTGATAAGATAGTCTACCGCTCCGGTCAGAAAGGGATCATATCTAAGATTATCCCAAACGAGCACATGCCTCGCACCACTGATGGTAAGCCTCTAGAGGTGCTGCTTAATCCACTCAGCATACCCAGTCGCGTGAACAACTCGATCATCTACGAGATTCTTTTAGGAAAGATCGCGCAGAAGACTGGTAAACCTATCAAGATGCCTGGCTTCACAAAACCTGGAGAAGAATGGTTCGACATCATACAGCGTGCTCTTGATGAAGCAGGTCTATCTGACACAGAGGAAGTATTTGATCCAATGTCAGGTAAGACACTGCAGAACCCGATCACCGTCGGCAACGGCTATGTCTTAAAGCTGCACCACACCGGTGCGTCGAAAGCATCCGCGAGAGGACAAGGAAGTTACTGCTACGACGAAGAAACTGAAGTACTCACTGACACAGGTTGGACAGCGTGGCCTGCTGTAAACGCATCTCACAAATTGGCAACTCTCGACGATAGTGACAGTATTGTATTCCAGAAGCCTTCTGAACTCATAGCACAGGACTACTCAGGTGAGATGTATGGGTTCAAGGAGAGTAATTACATAGACTACCTAGTTACACCAGAACACGACCACTGGGTTAAGTTCCGCGGACCCGTATCTGAATACAGGAGGGTGAAAGCTAAGGATCTACACGGTAAAATGTTTTATGTAAAGCGGCAGGGCTTTAAATACACAGGAGGAGTAGATCCTAAGAGTACCACCATCCTGGAAGACGGACACGTCGAGCCTATAAAATTCGACTGGGGCGACTATGTTGAATTCATGGGTTGGTGGCTTACGGAAGGGTCTGTGCGTTTAAATGAGAACACCTCAGAGAATGAGGTCTACATACGGCAGAGCAAGCACACCAGTGAAGCTAACTTTTACAGAATCCAAAAACTTCTGGATCGTGTGGGCATCGCATACAGGGTCCACACAAACAAAGAAAAGCAGAGTTTGGGATTCTGTATGAGCAGTAAGGCGCTGGCTCGACATCTTAAAGAATCCTGCGGTGGATCCGAGTGTGGTAATAAATCCATCACACACACACTACTACACGCCTCGTATGCTAGTAGGATGCTTCTATACAATGTCATGATGCTGGGCGATGGTTGTCTAAGCACAGGAGTATACACCACATCATCTAAAGCTCTCATAGACACTTTCCAGATCCTGGTAACAGGCTTGGGCTGGTCCGCAGTACCGCACTGCAGGGAAGTAAGGCCGACGACAGATGGCCCTGTATCGAACCCGGTCTACGAGACTACTACGTCGAAGAAGCGCGCTAACGCGCTGATACAGCAAGCACCTAGATACTCTGGAAAATTTTACACGAAACACTACGAAGGTAGAATATATTGCGCAGTCATGGGAGGACGTGGATTACTCTACGTGCGTAGGTGTGGTAAGCCAATGTGGTCCGGTAACTCGCTCGACCAGCAGCCACTCAAAGGTGGTAGTGAAGGAGGTAAGGCTAAACGCTTCTCCGGGCTAGAGGTCGGCTCAATGCTGTCGGCCGGTGCCTACAAAACTTTACGGGAGGGCTCCACACTTCGCGGACAGCAGAATGACGAGTATTGGAGGCAGCTACGCCAGGGTAAAACACCCAGACGCCCCGGTGAACCTTTTGTTTGGCGTAAGTTCCAGACCTTGTTACAGGGCGCTGGTATGAATCCTCGCGACATGGGCGGAGGACAATTACGACTAGGCCCGCTCACCGAGACAGAGCTGCAAAAACGCAAACCTTTCGAAATACGCAATGGGAAGATGGTTAACCTAAACTCGCTGGAACCTGAAGCTGGCGGGTTGTTTGACCCCGCTTTGGTAGGGTCTGGTAAGTGGGGCAAGATTCCGCTCGACATGGCTCTACCAAACCCTGCTTTCGAAAAACCTATACTGCGTTTACTGGGACTTACTCAGAAAGATTTCAACGCTATCATGGCTGGCGAAATGGAATTACCAGAGCGGTTGCGATAAGCTCCAAGGATTGGATTTTCATACATCCTCGGAAATACGCAAAAACGAGTGTTTTCAGGTTATATAAAAATGTAGAGTAGTGGTTCTATCTACACCACTTTGTTGGAACATGACCTGTGTGTGTTCCTAAAGCCCGCGCCGACCTCCTTACACGTCACACTGTAGTGGTTTGGATTGATTCTCTATTCCATTAGGGAGGTCGGCGTCTGGTAATTTTAAACCCTCCTCGGGTTAATAGAGGGTAGCAATCCGTAAAGCTACGTTCTGAGATTTCACTCAGATGGTTCTAACTCTCCCTGTCGGAGAGTCCACTCACCTATAATCAATGGTGCTGACAAAAAAGATCGGAAAAAGGAGCTAAGCAAAACTATGAAAAAAGGAATCAAAAAAGCTGGCCGCATGGCCACATCCGCAGTAATCACATCCTCTGCTTTCACAGGTAAATACCTGTGTTTAGGGCTCGCCGCCCCGCTGACTCTGATCTCCGCCACGGCGGAGCTCGGGCGGAAGCCCCTAAAAAAGGGCCAGGCAAGCTGCACGGAGGTGCTCGACCTCACAGAGGTCGAACGCTCGGAGGTGCGAATCATCCGCGCGAAGGCGCGGCTGATTCGCGCTAACGAGCGCCTCGAGTGCGCGAAGCACCGCGCCCTCGAGGTAGAAGCAGCGCGTGAGCAACGCGCTGCTGCGCGTGAGCAGCGCGCAGCAGCAAAGGAGGCAGTAGCGGCTAACGCCGCAACTGTCGGCGATCTCGTCAACGCCTAACCTACACAGGAAAGTGGTGGAGGGCTTCGGCCTTCCACCACTTTCCTTTTTTTAGCTATCAGCAGAATTAGGCTTGAAAATTTAAGAGACGCCTGCGAGTTTACACCGTATGGATGTGAACGATTTACCTAGGACAGGTATACACAGTGAAGTAGCGAAGCCCTTATCATCAGGGCTTGCGTTGTTCCTCGCCTCTATCGCTAACAGTACGGCGCAAAAAACATACCTGGAGGCTGCTCGCGACAAACTTACAGGTTCAGGATTTAAGGACTGGGGAATTCGTAAATTGATTCAAGCGCGCGCCCTGGCGAACGGTTACATCCCTCATAACGTGGATAAGCCGGAACACTCCGCGATCATGAATTTTAAAAAGCCTAAATCGATCGGTCCGTTCGAGCTGAAAGGCGTGCTTGCATCCTCCAAGGATACAGGCCCAGGCGTTATGGCCCACGAGATGGGTCACATACTGCAGAATACTCACCTCCCGACATACTCCCTTTCGCAACAGGCCCCGTCTTTAGGTACGCTAGGCGTAGCACTACTTCCCGGCAGGCGTGCGAAGTTAACATCTGCAATAGCTGGAGCTGTCGGCGGGCTTCCTACACTAGGTTACGAAGTAGATGCCTCGCGTAGAGGCAGTAACATCTTAGAGAGCTTGGGTTACGACAGCCCAGGCACGGCGTATGTCGGAGTCCCAACTTACGCCCTCAATGTGGGTATGCCACTGGGTGCTTACGGCATACGGCAGGCTGTACTCAAAGCATTGACCAAAGGCCGGGCTTAGGGCACACTTCGCAAATGACATCCGTAGATTCAGTAGAAAACGTAGATACGCCTAAACCTAAGCTGACAGGCCCAGCCGCGATTGAGCACGCGCTCACTGGCCTTGATCTTGGTAAATTGGAGGCGGAGCAGCGCGACATTATTAATAAGAAGCTGGTATCCAAAAGACCTAAGGCTGTGCAGGTGCTTAACGTTCTGGAAGGTCTGAAGCGTAACAACGTGCAGCCTACTGACTTTCTTATAAAGAACGTCCCTGTGATTCCATCTGAGTTTAGACCGTTCACTGCTATGGGAAACACTTTTGTAGCTGGCGACGCTAATGAGCTTTACCGGGACTTAATTGATATGCGAGACGCCCACCGCGAGGAGCGCAGTGTTTTTGGGGATGAGGGTGCAGGGGACTCTAGGATGGGACTCTATAACGCGGTTAAAGCGACTTACGGCTACGGAGACCCCGTCAAGACAAAGACCCGGCAGCGCGGTGTGTCAGGGTTTCTTAAAAAGGTAACTGGTAGTAATCCTAAACATGGTTTTTTCCAGCAGAAGCTTATAGGTAAGACGCAGGATAATGTAGCACGCGGGACCATCGGCGTTAATCCTGACCTCTCCATGGACCAGATCGATTTACCTAAAGACATGGCTTGGCGTATGTATGCTCCTTACATTCAACGTAGGCTTGTGCGGGCGGGTGTTGGACCTATGGATGCCATTAAAGGTATTCGTGATAGAACACCTCTAGCAGAGCGGGCGCTGCAGAAAGAGGTCGAGGAGCGACCGGTTATTTACTCTCGATCGCCAAGCTGGCATAAATACAACGTGCTCGCAGGACGTCCTAATCTGATCGACGGGGATGCTATCCGTATTAATCCATTCGTAACAACAGGTTTAAATGCTGACTTCGACGGCGATGCCATTAATGTGCACGTCCCTAGTGAAAGCGAGGTGGTAAAAGAAGCTCTAGAAAAGCTGGCACCTTCAAAACAACTCCTGTCTACGCGAGATCCTACGAGGGTTGTTCCTTCCTTAAAGCACGAACAGATACTCGGGCTCTACACGGCGAAGCACCGCAAAGGGAACAAGTTTCAATTTTCATCCAAGGAGGCGGCGCTGGCTGCTATCAAACGAGGTGAAGTATCTCTCAACGATGACATCGCTATAATGAGTTAATCTAGCAGTCTACGCTTGCATACTTAGAGGTGTTATTTTTCAATGTAAGTATGACCACTAGCATATACTCCTCTGAAAAAGCTCTTAACCTTTTAGCGAATCTATCTTCGTTTAACAAACGCGCATTTCAACCGGCTCCGCCGCCGCAGGGCGCGATGCCTCCTGGTGTGGATCCCTCAATGATGCCCCCTGGTGCGATGCCTCCTGGTGTGGATCCCTCAATGATGCCTCCTGGTATGGATCCCTCGATGATGCCTCCTGGAGCGATGCCCCCTGGCGCGATGCCTCCTGGTGCGATGCCCCCTGGCGCGATGCCTCCTGGTGCGATGCCTCCTGGTGCGATGCCTCCTGGTATGGATCCCTCGATGATGCCTCCTGGAGCGATGCCTCCACAGCCTGCTGGCGTTAACCCAGAAATAGAAACCATGCTCAGTGAAGTGTTGGGCGGCATGGAGCAGATGGCATTGGTGTTGGAGCAGGAAAAAGCCGAGAAGGCTGAAATGGCACAGCGTCTTGAGAGTATGTCTTCACGAATGAATCAACTGGAATCTTTTTTTAAACAATCGGACAGCGCTCCAGCAGGAGTTTAATTATGATTAGAATGCGTAAAACAGATGGCACTTTTGTCACACTGAGAGATGAATTCAAGTTTGTGGAGCTATGCGACTTGGACGGTAACATAGGAGAACTTCTGCTAGATCAAGACGATGGAAGTATTCAACGTGTGTCGGCAGACAGTCCGGAGGCCAAGCGCTACGCGAGCCTCTTCGGAGTTGATTTCTGCGAGATGAAACAATTAGATTAACAACACAGCAACGGTAGAACTGAGATGCACCACTTCATAGTAGTATCAGGCTTCACGCAGAAGAAATGGGCGAAGCACGGCAACGGCAGTATAAACATATACCGCAACGTCCGTGACATCCTCAAGGGTGTAGGTAATATTGAGTTCGCGCTACTAGAGTGGCACAACGACCCGGAAGGGTATGCCAGGTTCGTAGCGCAGCACTACGTGTCGGGTGATACAATCGTGTTAGCGGGTTACAGCTATGGGGGCGGTTACTGGGCGCGTGAATTTCTTAAGACTCTTAAGAGTATAGCACCTCACATCAAAGTGAATACCGTCATATTGTGTGACCCTGTATATCGTCACCCGTTCTTCTTAATGAGATTTCTTGCATTGTTCTCAATCAAACTCAAAATTAATTTTGGGAATGTAGATAACCTTGTGCATTTTTTCCAGACTAAGGATAAGCCGGGTAACAATTCTTTGATACTCGACGAAGGTGTTAATTATGCCGGACCATGTGAGCTTGACTATCATCATGTGAAGATGGATAACTCGGTGGAGTATCACGACGCGGTATTAGAAGCTGCGGTTAAGCATTTCCTAGAAGAAAAGAGAGAACACCATTGTGAAGTTTAAACTGCTAATACTTACAGCGCTATGCGGCGTGGCGTTCCTGTCCGGATGCCAAAGCGTTACTGTTAACATTTACCTCCTGCCTGAAGGGGAGGAAGATTCCCCAGGGGTGCATCTTGCAGACTTGGAGGAGTTAGGAGCCAAGTTATCTGGGGTCAGAGTGAATCAGTCTATGTACAAGGCAAACGCCGGCGTAGGTAACTGGTTGGATCAAGATACAGACGCGTCTGCCACAATTCCCGCCTCCATTCTAGGGGGCCCTCAAAACGTAAGAAAATAAAAACCATGAAATCAGTAAAAATAAACATGCTATTAGCTCTACTCACTGGGCTAGTATTCGGGTGTACCACTATACAAAACAACCCCATCATAGCGAAAGGTGTTATTCAATACGGCGCCTACGAGCTATTCGAAGCCTCCGACGACAGTATCAGGAGTGCGGAAAACGTGCTGGATATTTCGAAGAAGTTGGCGGACTCCAGCGCCGAAGCTGTTACCGTGAAGGTTCTGGCAGACCTGGCGCGTGCCGAGGTAGCTAAAAAGAATCTGACTCCCGAACGACAAGCCGCGGCTGATGTTTTTATCACGGCTATTAAGGATCAGATCGATAAACGTATTGCGGCGAACTTCTTAAGCCCGGAGGACCTTGTTACTATTAATCAGGTATTCGTATGGACTCGAGAAGCTGCGGAGCTTTATCTAGCGTCTCGCGAAAAGACTATGGAGGCTGCACGAGTGCCGGCACTCGCGGTGTCTGCTGAACAGACTTCCGTGTATCAAGCACCATTATGGGCGCATTGGAAATACGGGGAGCATTGGTCTGACTCTCTGTGGGATACCACTTCTTGGTTCTCAGGTTGTGATAGTTACGCAAGCTTCCGCGCATTTCACAGCTACGGACTGACCGATGCAGAGCGGAGTGCCTTTGCTCAACAAACTGCTAAGTAATGAAAATAACAGCACTCTACTTACTAGCAGCGCTGTTACTTGTCGGCGGTTGCGTTAATCCTGGAAATCGCGCAGGTACGCTACCGCCGACTCCGGCAGAAGTTTACGCTTCTACTGGATGGCAGGCCAACACTGTCACTGCGCTGGCCTTCGACCTTAGGGAAGATGGCAAGTTTGACTACGTATGGGCGGAGGACGTCCCGCAAGACCTCCGACACAAGCTCGAACTCAGAGCCATACACCTGAATAAAAACTGGGACGGAGAATAATTACTAATGCCTAAGCTCAAGAGATCACACAACCTTTACTTAAAATCCAGGGCCTTAGTGGGTATGCCTCCACTGCCCGAAGAGAAGTTGGGGCTTAAAGGTCCGGACCCTGTGGACGTTAATGACTTTATACGAGAGCCTGCCGGCGATCGGTTAACGCCCATAAACCTACTGGATACCTACCCGGTACCTGTAATGGACCAGGGACGCACCAACCGCTGCGGGCCTTACTCCGGGGTTAGTGGGATGTCCATATTGATGCAGAAAGCCACGACGGAACGTACGCCTATGAGCGTGAACGACCTGTATAGGTTTTGCAGCAGAGACATCACAGTGGACGAGGGTGTTTATATGCGCGACCTTATGGCGGGTATGGCCGAGCACGGGGCCCTGCCAGAAAGAATGTGGCCTAACCATAGAAGGTTCGACGAACTTCCGAAAGGTCTAGACGAAACCCACGCCTGGGACCCTATGCGATTTCGCATACGCGGCGGTTACTGGCGTATACGTGATGCAAAAGACGCTGCTCATATTCTTTCCGCAGAGCAGTTACCAATCTGGGTTGGGTGCACTCTTTACAAGAACGTGGTCGACGCGGCTATGTATGACGGCGTGTTTAAGATGCCCTCCCCGCGAGACACGATTATAGGAGGTCATGCTATGTTGGTGGTAGGGTGGTTATACAAGAACGGCGTGCGTTACTTCATCCTACTCAATTCCTGGGGATACAACGTAGGCTTACGTGGACTTTTCCTAATGCCGGACTCTTATGTGGACGAGAATATCTGTACCGACCTATGGACAGTGGCTAGAGACATGTTTTAGTAAAATAGTACCGTTGACACTTTAGCGGTTTAACCAATAACATACTTGCTAAATTATGACACCTGAAGAACGCAAAGACCTCGCTAAGGATTTCCACGAAATAGCCCGAGCCACTGTTAGTCAAAGCAAACGCCCTTGGTGGTTGAGTTGGGGTATCCCATTGCTTGTACTAGGGCTTTTGGGATGGTTTACCAACGAGATGTACCAGAACCTTAAGGACGGGCAGAATGCTACAATGCAGTCTCAGAAAGAAGCTTCGCAAACGAATGCTGCGCAGAATGAATCCCTCGCAGTCACGGCGCGAGTCCTGCAAGGGCTTCAAAAGGATATTACAGAAACAAGAGCCTACACTAAAGAAGAATCCCTAGCTCTGCGACAGGAGATACAAGCGGCTAGAGCTGATCCGTGGACCGCAACAGACGACGCCCAAACTCGTAGAGACATGCATGATTTAGTCGAACGCGGGAATATCGTCCTACAAACACAGATCGGGAGGCACAGCGATATCTTAGATAAACACGCAGTCCGACTAGACCGACTAGACAACTTCAACACAAGCACCCGGATAAACACAGAGCGTATTAACGGAAAGTTAAACACACTCTTAGAAAACATTAAAAATTAATGCCGCTGCCAGCACCCATAACAATATGTTTGGAAGACAAATAGCTTTTGCAATATTTAGGACCGCATTTAGACCTATCGCGGAGCCTGCTGCTGGGCGCAATGTCCCTGTTTTTGACAACGACCCGTCTACCTACACAGACACTGGCTGGATTTTAGCTTATGGATCTTGGGATGACTCAAAGGTGTGGATGGATTCAGAAACTTTCAACACAAACCCTTAAAATGAACACCGCAGCACTTTCCTACCAGTTTGGAGTCCTTGAGACTTTTAATAAGTTGTTGCTTAAATAGACTTATTCTACTTTAACACCTAAACATTATGATCGAAGATATTGAAAATGGAGAATCCGGCGCAGTCGTCCGGGGTAAACTGAATGCCGCTTTAGCTGAAATCAATAACCTCGGCACCGCCGCGCTGCTCGACACTGGTAGCGGGATTGGGGAAGTAATCATCTCTGAAGCTACAGCACCCGTCACCCTGCAGCCCGTCGTATGGGGAGCAGCAGGAGGTGTTGATCAATCGACGTTCCCAGAGTTTCTTAGTAATCTGAACGCCGCCCGAGGCGTAGATCTGCTCGATGAGAATACTGGATTCACTCAGGCACAAATTCAAGCATCCGAGGCAGTCATCCAGGACGAGTTGACCGCCCTCGACGCCGCGATCACGCAGACGGATGCCGACACTGTAGCGGCACTTGCGCTCAAGCAAGACATACTGGCAGAAGGCGCGTTCGTGGATGGCGATAAGGACAAACTGGATGCCGCTTTCGCCAATCAACTTAACCTCACCCTCTTAGTAGGTGCAGCAGACGCAGTGACAGGCTTCGCTCTGGATGCTATTCCTGATTATTGGAAAAGCGGCGTAACCACGATCACCGCTGCTCATATCGGAAACAGCGTAACGAGCATCGGCAGCTCCGCATTCTACAGCTGCACTGCCCTAACCTCCGTCACTATCGGAAACAGCGTCACAACCATCGGCAGCTCCGCATTCTACTCCTGCACTGCCCTAACCCCCATCACCATCCCAGACAGCGTCACAACCATCGACAGCTACGCATTCCATTACTGCACTGCCCTAACCTCCATCACCATCCCAGACAGCGTAACGAGCATCGGCATGTCCGCATTCGGCTTGTCTGGTCTAACCTCCATCACCATCCCAGACAGCGTCACAACCATCGGCAGCTACGCATTCCAATACTGCACTAGCTTAACATCCATCACCATAACAAGCGTGCCTGCCGCCGCTTGGACAGGAACAAACGGGCTTTTAAGCACAACATTACTTACCGACATCAATATCACGGCAGATGTGTTCGCTCAGTATGACGGGGCATGGCGCACCGCTCAAAGCGTTGATCCTAGCGTAACCCTCAACTCAATCTAATATGGCTAAACAAATACATTATACCAGCGGCTTACCGCGAGCTTGTAGCACACTCCTGCAAAATCTACTTGCTCAAAATCCTCTTGTTCACGCAACAGCTACGAGTGGGGTGCATGAGATTATGTATCTATCAAAAGCGTTCTTCAAGACGGATGAGTTTCGCACACTCCCTAATCCCTTGGATGGTGAGAGATTATTTGGCGACTTTATGCGAGCCGGTATTGCCAACTCATTTGAAAGTTTAACAGATCGACCTGTGGTGGTAGATAAGTGCCGTTCATGGATTGGTAGTGCCAACCTACTGTTTAAGCTCTATCCAGATGCCAAGCTATTAATCCCTGTTCGCGACATTCGTGGGGTTCTCTCAAGCATGGAAAAGAAGTTTCAAGCACACCCAGAATTTCAATTGGAGGCGACACAGCAAGACACTGGCCGCATCCAAACTATCGAGGGTCGTTGCCAGTTCTGGCTAGATAGTGCCCCTGTCGGTATCGCTATTCAACGCCTCCATGAGATAGTCCGACTCCATAAGGACAAGGTTCACTTCGTTCATGCGGAAGACCTCACCAGCGACCCACAAGGCACGATGAGTCAGGTGTGGGATTACTTAGGTATGGAGCCATTCATCCATAACACAAGCAACGTGGAGCAATACACCACAGAGCACGAACTCGGTTTCCCATACGGGGATCACTCAGTTCGCTCCGAAGTTAAGCCACTCAAACCAGATTGGCATGAAACTCTCGGCAGAACATTATCAGAACAAATCAACCAAAAATTTAACTGGGTAAACACCTTATGAAATACGCCATAGTAAACATTGAACGCAGACGCATAAATCGTGTCACAGACGAGACCCCGCAATTTGTCGGAGAGCAAATGGAAGTCGTTGAGATTACCGACGAACAAGCTGCCGCGATTGCTGCATCAGATACGCCGAGTTTTTTAATCGACGGAGAGCTTAAATCTATGCCAGAAGTCATGGCAATCCGCCATGCTGAACGTGAGGCGACGCGTCTCACAGAACTCTACGCAGCAGACCCTGAAGCGGCCAAAGCAGCAAAGATTAACCAGCTACGTTCAGCACGCGATGCAGTAGAGTTTGGGGGCATCACCTTTAACGGACTGCCCGTGCAGACCAACATGGTGACTCAGGCGCGATTAACCAGTGCTCTCTCCCTAGTGGCTCTTAATCCTGCTACAGTAATCAAGTGGGAGTTCCCCGATGGTAGTATTGTCGATCTGGACAAAGCCACCATTGAGGCTCTCGCAGCAGTGGTGTTCGGTCACGTTCAGCAAACGAGAACAGATTTCGCGGCTGCTAAAGCATTGGTTGAAGCCGCTACGACCACTGGGGAACTGGTAGCGATCTAACCCTCACACGCTCGCAGCACCGTAGATGTTAGGATTGACTGTAAGAGTGCAGAGGCTTAACTTAAGTTGAACAATAGCAGTGGCGTCGCCGCTGTAAACCAACAGCAGCAATATCATGATCCTAAAAAACAACTCCGGTTTAACCACCCTCTTCAAAGACAATACTGAAGCGAATGCCAGCAGCCCGATACTGCCCTGCAGCTCTTTTGAGATGCACAGCGTGCAAATCGTTAACTCGGGAGGAGAGACGGTTAAGATCATGGGCAGTAACAGCCCTGAGAACACAGATGCTGATATCGAGTTCGTGCAGATTGTAACGAACATCGTTGGTAGTGAGATTGTCATACTGGACGGAACCATACGGTGGCTGCGTATAGACCGAGGACCTGGCACAACACCCGTAACCGCTTATGTTCTAAGCTCCGCTCTTAACGTCGGATAAGAAGGTATCTATGAAAGCGGTTGATCTGCTCATAGACTCACTCCTACCAGAGGAGCTACAAGGCACGGTAAAAGACATGGACTCCAAGTCATTGGATATCCTGATGTCAGCTATCGCCACCAAATACCCGGATAAATACGAAGCTATCTCTAAGGGTATCGCCGACGCTGGTAGGAATGCCAGCTATCTACAGGGTGAGACTATCACCCTCAACGACATGCGCACGCCGTTCGACAAGTCGAGCATACTGGCTGCCATGGACAAAGAGCTGGACCGGGTTAGACAGGCTAATCCGGAGACATTTCCCAAGACCCGAGTAAAGGTTTGGGAGAAGTATAATGACATCATGCAGAATATGACGAGTCAGAGTGCTCGTGAGAAGAACAATAATTTAGCCTACAGTGTCGTCTCCGGTGCGCGTGGTAAGCCTGCTCAACTTAAAGCTATGCTGGCTACACCAGGCTACTACGCCGATTATAAGGGCGACACCATTCCCCTGTTCGTCCGTAACAGCTTCGGCCAGGGACTACGCCCTGCAGAGTTCCTTGCAGGCACTTACGGCGCGCGGACTTCCGTCTTGTCGACAAAGAACTCCACCGCCCGTGGTGGGGATTTCGCAAAGCAGCTTGGGCAGAGTGCCGCTTCCACCATTGTGACGATGTTGGATTGCGGTGTTAAAAATGGCATAGATCTGGAGCTGGAAGATAGTTCAATGCGCGGGCGTGTGCTGGCAAGAAGCACCGCAGGGGTGCCGGCCGGTACCATACTGGACAAGCACGCGCTCGGACAACTTCGTAGAAGTAAATCGGATACGGCCGTAGTGCGATCCCCCTTAACCTGTCAGGCTAGGGAAGGTGTGTGTGCTAAGTGTGTAGGCCAGTTCCACAACAACAAGCTCCCCTCGGTGGGAGATGCTGTAGGTATTACGGCCGCGCAATCGATCTCCGAACCAGTTACGCAAGGCGCTCTGAACTGTTTAGCAGAGAACACCGAAGTTCTCATGGGCGACTTTTCCTATAAAAAAATCCAAGACGTCAGAGTTGGGGACATGGTAATGGGGGCGGACGTCGAAGCACACTTATTCCCGGTAAAGGTAACACATACATGGGATCAAGGTTTACAGCCCGTCCAGACGTATGGTTACAAGCTGGGGCAGACGAAGGATATCCGGGAGGTTGTTTGCACAGAGGAGCACAAAATTTTACAGATTACGACCTACAGTAACGCAAAAGAGGGAAAGTTTAATTTCACCCCCAGGATACTTAAAGCAGGACGCCCCGCTGGGTTACCTTCCGCCGTATTACCCTCTGGGTTCAAAGAAGGTGTAGGAATTGAGGAGGATTTCGCCACGCTTTATGGGTTCCACCTGGGAGACGGCATCCGCTTGAGTCCAGAGTGTTTACAAGCCTCCGTGTGTGTTTCTTGCGCTTGCTCCGAGACAGCAGCCGATCTTAAAACAGAGATGGCTAAGTTGGGCCTCACGATGAAGAAACGTAAGCGTAGCCACGACTGGGCTGTGTCGGATCTACAGAAAGGAACTAGTCTTGTAGACGCTAAGGGGCAGTTCGAGAAAGGTTTCCATAATCGTTATAAGCTGCTGCTCCAATCATTAGGGGCTTTGCATGAATGCTACCACAATAAAGTAATAGCACCTGTGGTTTGGGAGTGGGATAACAAGTCTATCGCCAAAATGATTGCCGGGTTTGTGTCCGCGGACGGATCTGTATACAGAGTCAAGGAATTGACACCAGGTGTGTCTTTTGGATCTACGGCGCTGTCGATGCTGGAAGAGTTGAAGCGCTTACTTGAATTAAGGTTTGGCATCTACAGCACACAACTCACACGAACGTCCCTAGCCTCTAAGAGCGAAACAAGGAAGCACGACGGCTGGCAATTCTGTATCACACGCCGAGATCAGCTTAAAAAGTTCAACGAACTCATAGCACCATTTATACCAGGCCCTAAAAGAGAAAAACTGAGACAATACCTAGAGGAGGCTCCAAAGTCTCACTACGAGACGTCCACTTTCTATAAAGGCCGCCGTATTTACGCCGAACCCAAAGGTATGACGCAGTGCTACGACATAACCGTGGACCACAAGGATCATTTGTTCGTGTTAAGAAATGGCTTAATTGTAAGCAACTCCAAGCACACTGGCGGTATGGCTTCCGGTAAGCGTGAGTATTCTGGCTTCGACGTCATCAATCAACTCGTCCAATCCCCCGAGGTGTTCCCCGACCGCGCCACCGTCGCACATGAGGCCGGTCGCGTGGAGTCCATCACAGAAGCCCCGCAGGGTGGTTTCTACATTAAACTAAATGGGAAGGACCTATACGTACCCGCTGGTTACGACGTCACTGCAAAGGTCGGTGATAAGGTGGAGGCTGGCGACCAACTCTCCGACGGTATTGTCGACCCTGAGGACATCATGAAGTTGAGAGGGCTGGGGTCCGGTCGCCGGTATTATGCCGAGCGTCTTAATAAGGCTTTGACCGATTCAGGTATGGCCGTCGATCGTCGCAACGTGGAGCTCGTATCTAGAGGAGCGTTCGATCATGTGAAGATACAGGACGACGAGGGTATGCCAGGCTACCTCCCGGACGACGTAGTTAGTTACAATAAACTCACATCACATGCAGCTCCTGCGAAGGACGCGAAAGGCATGCGCCCGAGTCAGGCTGTGGGTAAGTTCCTGGCGACGCCAGCGCTGCACTACTCGATAGGTACTAAAATCACACCTCGAATGGCAGATAGGTTAGAGAAGTCTCACTACGATAGCATCTACACCTCCGATAGGGAGCCTAGTTTTACACCACAGTCAGTACGGCTACGCACTGCTGCGCACAGTAATCCTGACTGGCTCGCATCCATGGCCACTTCTTACTTGAAAACTCAGCTAGAGCATGCTGCAATACGGGGAGACGATACCAATGTTAACTCAAACGTGCACTTCGGACCTCGTCTAGCAAGAGGGACAGAGTTCGGCAAGGATGTCGCAACAACAGGTAAATTTTAATAAAGAAAACACTATGAAAAACACTATGAAAAACACTGAACTACTCACCTCGTCATTTTCTAGCGCCCCCGCTAAATCTGCTGCTGCTTTTGATGCTGCTACTGCTGCTACTGCTCTTGCTTCTGCCCCTCTAATTGGTGCAGCTGTTGGCGGGTCTTCTGGCCTTTTAAATGGTCTAATTAACGCACGCCCCGGACGCGTTGCGCAGGATAGTGCTTACGAGACAACTTATGGAACTGGTACCGGGCTAGGTGCAGGACTGGGTGTACTTGGCGGCGGCAGTCTTGCGGCGGGCCTGACGCACGGTGTAGATAGCAAGGCGCTTCGCGCATTACTTATAAGTCTCGGTGTTGTTGGCGGTGGTGTTGGTGGGGCTGGGCTAGGAGCTAAATTAACTGATCTTGCCGTCGCTCGTGACTCGGCCAAGCTAGAGGAACGCAGGCGTCGCAGGGAAGAGAAGAAGGCATCCAATCAAGAACTACTCGCCGCATCCTTCGTCGTGAAAGAAGCCATGGAGAAGGAGGCATCTCTCGGCAAGCTGGGACTTTCAGCAGGTAAGGCCCTCTTGAGTGGAGGCGCTAACAAGCTACTATCCGGCGCAGCTAAGACGTGGTCTTTGCCTATGCGATTTATCGGAAGAGGTATGGGGCCTAAGAGTACAATAGGTAAGGCACTCGATGGAGCAGGCCGGCGCGTCGCTACCGTCGGAGCTAAAGCAACGCGGCGAGCCAGGCATGCTGAGAATGCGTTCGCTAAAGACGTAGCAAAAAATACTGCGGAAGATGCTGCCAAGAAGGTGGTAAGGCGTCGTGCGCAGAAGGCTATGGGGTATGGAACAGGTGCAGCAGGTCTGGCGGGTCTTGTAACAGCCCCAGCAGTAGCCGGCGCCACAGGTATACCAGGAGTTGGAGCAGCGACAAACCTTGCCGCCTTCGGCCCTATGTGGTATGGCGCAGGGAAAGCCTTAGATATAGGCCGTAACGTAAAGCAGCGAGGCGCTCAGCAAGCAACAGGCGCTTTGCTGAATCAGATGCAGAACGCTTCGTTTATGGATCGTATGGGTTACCTGATGGCACCTGGAGCAGCTACCGGCAAGGTCCGAGGTATGGCAAACCAATACCTACCAGGATTCGAAAAATATTACAACCAAACATACGGCGGCTAAGTTAAGCATTGCCGACAAGCTTACACTAGTATTAAACATTGAATATGGATACTCTAACTCACGACTGGAAAAAGAAAGCAGCTGCAGCTTCTAGTGCAGCAGATTCCGAAGCGATCGAAAAAGCTTTCATGGATCAAGCCTACACCTTCGTAGCCAACAAGGCTGGAGATTTGATGACAGACCCATACAGACTCGGGTTCGAGGTCGTCTACAAGAACGACGACAACACCCGGATGGTCGGTATATTTGCCTTCCGTATCGATGATGAACTGCTCTACGTTCCTTGCTTCTTCCTGTCGGGAGAGATCAAAGGCACTGACCTACTTTACCGCCATGACTCCAAGAAGTTCGTCCCGCTCAACCGGGATTGGGTTGCGTTCCTTTTAGAAAAGTCCGAGGCTTTCGAAGGGAAAGGTATCGACAAGGACCATCTACGTAAGATGCCTACGGATGTTAACCTGCGAGAGCTTGCATCGCCGCCTTCCCGAGGCGGACGTGGTATTGGAAAATACGCCTCTGTTGAGGAAAAGCCTACCTTTAAGGATCTAGAGAAAATGGCCGGCGCGCACGTCGAAGCTTTCAAACCTGTGTTGAAGTCATTCCTGCAAGAGAATGGTATGGAGGCTTTCGACAAGCTTGCAGGTTGGATCGGGGAAAGTCCCCGCTTCACTAAAACTCTACTCGAAAACGTAGCTGAGAGCGAGTTCCTACTCGACGATCTCGACTATCCTGTCAAAGAAGCTGCAGCAAAGTCAGGCAGCCTTCGCCTTATTACCGGAGCTATCCCAGAGGAAGGGATCAAGTCGGCGTCCGAGGCTGAAGATTTCTTCAAGCGAGGCTTCGCCTTACTGGACGATCGCAGTAAAGATCTTTCCGTCATCACACAAGACGACACCGAGCAGTTCCAGGGTATCAGCGAAGCTGGTATCTACGACATCATCATGGGGGACGGATCTCTTGAGGAAGCCCTCGTCACTAACGGCGAGTGTGTCGCCTTCCCGAGTCGGACGAGTCTATGCCCATCCAGTAACTACGAACCGGGATGCTATGCCAATGAGGTTAATGAAAGTGTTGTGGTTCTGCGTAAATCCAAGGAGTCTGGAGTACACTCTGAGGTGGTGGGTATTCAAAAGAAGGACATGCATACCACCCTCGCAGACGAGGACATGCTCAAAAAGACCATGTCCAGCGGAAAGACCTACCGTATTTTCGACACCAAGTCTGGTGCGCTTACAGACCCTATCTACTGTAAGGAATCCAAAACTAAGAATGGCATCAAGTGCTACTCTGTATGCACTAGTTACGAGCAACCCTGGACTTTAAAGGTAAATCCTGATTATGATGGGTTCGACTTAGAGGCTTGTGTAATTGGCGGTAACAACCGGTTTGTGGAAATCGCCGCCAAAATCTCTGCTGTAGAACACTCACCGCAAGACGAAGTCAGGATCGATGTAAAGCCTACGCAGAACGTTGGTAATATGAAACACTTACTGTTCCGTATCTCGGAGGCGGGATATAAGAGAGCTTGCGTTGTTCGGACTTCGGAAGATTTCTACCGTATACACACCGGATCCAAATACCTCGCGGAAGAAGTAGGATTCAAATCTGCATGTGTTGGGCTGGCCAAAGGCTTAGCTATTCCAGGTGAGCAGGCTTTGGCTATTATGGACAAGGTCGCTGCCGATGGTAAGTTTGCATTCTTTATCCAACCTTGTGGGACTAAAGAAGCCTCTGTCATCCGTACTTTAAATGAACCCGCTTTCGAGAATACCTACGATAATGACTTTGGTGTGGAGGTTGAGCCTGTGCAGCAATACACCGTTGATACTGAGGCAGACTTTGAGGACGTACCAGAGCAACGTGTGGGCGATGCTATGGATCCAAGAGTGCCTGGCGGAATCCCTGGTAATGGAGACAGCGTCCCTATGGATGTCCTCCGATCGGCACCTCCGGAGGCTCTGGCGCAGTATGCAAAAATGCATAATCTTCCCAATGTGTTCGAGCACGGACTCGTAGGTTCACTTGTAAAGACCTACGACAGTGTCGCCATGATCGATAAATACGTACCTGAGATTGAATCAGCTCTCGACAGTATCGGACGCATCCTATTCCTCTTCTGGTGGAAGCCGGGTGATTTCCAGGAAGCCTACGGCGTCGACGATATGACCAATCTTGAGCATGAGTTACTTTCCAACTTCAAGTCTGTTGGAGAACTCACACTGGACTTGATCAAACGCTCTAAGAAGCACACCAGGGGCACACCACCACTGCCCAGTTGAGTTATGAATGCTACGCGTATTAAACAACTGGCTTGGTATCTGCCGGACGGAGACACAAATCCTCTCCGCAGAACCCAGTTCAAAGAAAATGAAAACATCCCAGAGTGGTTGGAGGGTGACGTGTTGCATTTCACAGCCTGCTACTCCGATTTAAAGTTCGGATGGACACTCGTAAGATCCCTGGCTTCTCGCGGCGCTCCGATGCCTTGCATCGTAGACGGTGATGATACGGTCCTCTGGAGAGCGTACTACCACCTAAACGGTTTCCATGATAGCATTATAGCGTCTGCCATGCAGTTAACGACAACTGCTATGGAGCAGACCCGAATGTCTCTGGAAGCAGCCCTACTCACCTCGCAAGGTGTGGACGATAAAGAAAGCTGGCTGCAGGTAGTTTGCAAAGAGCATACACTTTCCAGGGACGTGGTGATTGCTTACGAGAAGCTTTTCTTCAACATACTCGATCGCCTCGGCGATGAGAAATTTATACGCCAGACCGTATACCCGGGATCAAGGATGGTGGAGATGATGGAGAATTACATTCAAAACGAAGGTATTGGATCCATCATGCGCCGCACTGGTTATAACAACGGCCTCAGCGATCTGATGTATCTCATGGGCGACCGTCGCAACCCCTTGAACAACTCAGACAGCAGACAGTCTGCTGCTATGCTGGAAAAGACCATGATGGTTAACGGACTTTACCTTGCCCGAAACGGCTGGTTGAACCAAATGCAAAACTCCGCAGGACTTATGCACTCAAGACAGCTCATGCAGGCGGCCAAAGCCGGCGGCGAGTCTGATCAACCTGTATCGCCCATCTCATCGCTTGGTGATATTCTTATAGGAGAGATCCAAACCATGCACGAGAAAGAGAGTGGAGAACGTGCAATACTATCTCGAAATGTTATGCGGCCCGAGAATACTTAACTGCGGCAATACAAGCTTGATATAATATTACTTTCACACTTTAATGCCATTATGAATCAGCAAGAAGCCATCGGTTATATACAGGATATTCTTCCCCAGATCTCTCACAGCTCAGAAGCTGAGGATGTTCTACTAAAGTTCGCACACGCTAAGAACTTAGCACCTGCGCAAGTAGAAAGGCTTGGACAAGTCTTCAACAACGCCAAAACGCTCACATTCCTCGAGAAATCGGCGAACAGAGGAGGATCGTTCCCGGTGATAGATACAGAGAACCTCGTAGCACGCTATACTGACCTTCCAACTAAACGCAGCATTCAGCAACCAGGCCGTAGTGCTGAGGTGAGCGAGTGGTGTGGTGACGACCTTTCAAAGTCGGCTTCAGAATACGAGGAGCTTTCCTCTTTCCCCTCGCTGGAAGCGTTGCAAAGCTCCGAGCCTCGCTTCGTTGGAGAGCCTGATGCGTGCACAAGTAAAGAAGCGTCCGAATTGGAGGAGCGTATACAATTCTTCCGCAAGCATGCGGCTCATGCTTGTATGCGTATCGACGAAGAATTCCTCGACATGTTTGAAGACGAGCAAAGAGATATCATCCGGGATAAGGTTGCTTCCATAGTAGACTCTGGGCGTTCTTCGACTCTTGACTTTAAGTCTGCCATCAAAGCAGCTGCCTACTTACTGGGACCAGAAACCTACGGGGAAGTCCAAGGTATTTTGAAAAGCGCTTCCAACGGCCGGTTAAATGCTGTTGATATGGACTTCAAGCAACTTGACGAGGAATACGCGTTCAACCCAGAAGCCCGGCAAACGGAGGAAGTGGTTGATCTGCACGACAAACTGGCATCCATTCTTCATTCTTACGATCTGCTAAGAATCGCCCGTGAAGAACGTGAAAGTATCATAGGAGAAAAAAGCGCCGCCGTCGCCACTGGTTACGGCGATACTGCGCAGCAAAGTAAAGCTAAGATGCATTACAACCAGTCTACACACAGTCCTCAAAGCTCCAGTAAGACGACTAAAAGTAACCCAAAAGGTAAACCACGTGGCACCCCGTCCAGCCGCGGTAATGGTGGCAATGGTGGTGGTGGCAATGGTGGTGGTGGCAATGGTGGTGATGACAAGGACAAGAAGGACAAGAAGGATAACAAAAAAAACACCGCAGACGAAATCCTTGAATCTCTAGTCGGTGTCATGAACCCCTCGAATGTAAACAGTAAAGTTAAAGAACTCATCAACGATTTTAAATCGCCGAACAAGAGTCAGTATGCCGTAGACACCGCGTTATCAGACTCTGCAGCCCACGTGGCTCTGACCAAAGCTCTACGAGATCCGATTGTATCGGAGGCGGATCCAGAAACAGTCGTTTCGTTGTTTAACTCTATGCGTGCTGCTAACCCTGCGTTCGTGGAGGACCCAAACAATCTTGTTATGGCACTGCGTGAAGCGGTGCAGTATGACTCCATCCCGATTCACACACTTAAGGAGTTGCTGGACATGAGCCTGTCACAGGCTAAGATTAAAGATCTTAACGACAAGGCATATCAATCTAACTACGGAAACGTTCCACGTAAGGCATGAAGTTGAGTAAGACTATACGTTTTTACAACAACGCCTACCACGTGATCTTAAAGATTCAGTGGTCTGGCGATAGCCTGAGCGAAAAAGAAAAAGAGGTGTTTGAAGCCGGCGCAGAGGTAGAACTGGACGTAGGTGGGTGTTTTGAATCAGAAAGGCCTGATGTTGATTTCTGTATACCTGCAGACATACGCAAGTTCCCTTTCAAAGCAGAGATACGTCAAGTATTTGGAGGCTCGGATGATTGCTCCCTTGAAAGAGCCAACCTTAAGGCTATAGTTTACTTCACACAACTGAGAGATCGGATAGTTAACGCACGTGACAGACTGATCGCAGAACACTCCAGACAAACTCAAAATTCAAAAGAAGCCTATTATGACAAATACTGAGATGCAGAAGGAAGCCTTTGCTGATAGGATCAGCGATCTTACAGACACCGCAAAAGATAAGCTGGGGGAAGTCGGGACACGTATGGGGGACTTGGATCCTAAAATACTAACAGCCCTTCTTGCAAGCGGCGCTGGTGCAGGCCTTCTAGGTGGCTACCTAACTTCACGTGGACGTGAGCGTCGTGGTGAATCTTCAGGAGCCCGGCGTCGGCGCATTCTACGCAACGCGCTGCTGACGGCTGGCGCTGGCGCTGGCGCTGCTGGGTTGGGTATGTATGGCCTTAACCAGTTAAATACTGCACTCCCTGAAGGCGATGAGGATCCTGCAAGTAAGTTCTTCACCTCTAACCTTATGCGCGGCGGTTACGGTTACACCGGTTACCAGCTCGGTGACATGATGTCTGGTATGGGAGCGCAGGGTTCGCGCGCAAAAACTATTTTAGGTAATGGAGGATTTGCTGGATATGAATCACGCATGTCCAACTCCGCAGCGCGTAACCAACTACGCTCACTTGCTGGAACTACCAACAAAACCGACCTGGCAAGGCTTACGCGGGCCGGAGACAAGGCGCTAATGCGTGCAGGCTTGGATCCTACTAAGGTGCAAATGAAAGGATTAACTCCAGAAGAAGCATTCCCTTGGCTCTTAGGCAAGACTAAGGATGTGCGCGGTCGTATTGGAGCTTCTCCCCTAGGACAAACAATTTCTAACACCGCAAAAAAAATCCCTGGGGTGAGTAAGGTGCCTAAAACGCTCGGCGGTCTTAGAGGTGTCGCCAACGCGGCCGGTGGTAGAAAGGCAGGACTTGGAGTAGCTCTAGCAGGTTTGTTACTACCGGAAGTCCTCGGCACTGCTAAATCCTTGGGAGGTTTAGCAACGTCTAACCCTTTTAAAGGAGAGTAAAGCATTATGATTAAAGTACACTATCAGGATGATCAGGACGAGCTGCGCCAAGCTTGTGGCGGCGTCATGACGTCCCTAATCGAAACAGACACCGGTATAAAGTCCGCAGCCTCAGATCTAATCGACGCAGGCACCCTGGAACGCTATCGCCCGGACAAGGACCACTTCATGATACACTGTATCGCTATGGGTGATCAAGAAACTTACGGGCCTAATAAAAATGGCGATGGGTGGCCTAAGGAAGCTCTCGAGCGGAGACATCAAACTTTCGTCGAGTGTGGTCACATGTTTGAGGAACACCGCAACCGGGATCCTAAGAAGAAGATAGGCGATATCAAATACGCGGCCTACGACCCCAACGGCATGCGCCGTGTCGAACTTATTATGCATGGGCATAAGAAGAAAGCTTCTGAGTATTACGAGAAGGCTCGCAGCGGGGAAGAGTTATCTTTTTCTATGTCTGCGCGAGTTCCAGAGGACATTTGCTCATGCTGTGATAATCACGCCAAATCTCCGGCGAGTTACTGCGATCACTTAAAGTATGCCATGCTGCAATACAAGCCGGAGTTCAAGAAGTATGCTTTCGCTATAAACCCAGACCCGACTTTCTTCGACAACTCTGTAGTTGGACGTCCTGCGGATCGTATCGCTCGCTACCTGGAATACAAATTTAACGATGTTGATATGCGCAAAGCGGCCTCTGACGGAGGTCAGGTTATCACTGGTACAGACTGGGCGGAGTTCGAAGGCGTGGCAATTCCAGACGGTTATGCTATTGGAGGTCCTAAGGGAGATCTACTGCGTAAGATGGCCGCCCTGGAAGCAGAGGTCGCACAACTCTCACAAGAGGATACGAAGCACAACCATAAGGCTGCTTTCGCATTCAACTGCGCACCTCTTGCCATGGCTGAAAACGTTACAGCCAAGGAGCTGGATGCTATGAAGGATGTTCGTCCAGGCACGCTATTCAGAGAAATGGCTAAGGCCGGCTGTGTGCTTCCGTTTCCTGCATTCGCCGCGTACTTATCCAACAGTGATGCTAAATCAGCCTCAGAAGATGCTGTCACTAAAAGAGCCGCGCAACTTATGCCCGGTATCTTTTCTAAGTTGTCGGAGTGCGGATGCTCCGGGGATATGATGAACATGTTTGATGCTGACTCTGAATTCAGTTCCAGTTGCGACCCTGCACGCAGTGATCTTATAAATGAAATGATGTCTAAAGCAGACGAGCGTTTCGCAGTAGATCCGGAAGGGGTTAAGAACCGCGTGACAGTCATTATAATTAAACAAGGTAGCAACCTTAACATCGACCAGTATCGTGCAGACTGTGTTGCTGCTGGTAAGGAACTTGTTAAGAACGCTTCTTTCGATGCGCGGGCTTCTGTGCTTGCAGAAGCCTACGCGCAGTATCAACTTTCAGCAATTACAGATATCGAAAATATAAAAGGCGCGTCTATAGATGAAGCTCAAAGGCTAGTATTTATCGGACATAACGCTCACTGTATTTTCGGTTGACAGTTTTTATAATCACCAGCAAAGTTAATCCACAACCAATAAACACCATGCCAAGAAAATACGAAGACATCACAAAGAGAGTAGCCGACATTCAGACTAAACGAGCTTCGGCTGCTAAGTCTGCTTCGGAGACTCCTGACGCAACCGACCCTACTGAAAAAGGAACGGTTACTCCTCCTAACCACCCTGATGGTGACAGCGCTGCGAAGAAGAATCTTCCAGAAGGCACTGCCAACACTAAGGGCGATACCGCGCTTCCCGCAGGCACGACCACCAACCCATCTGGACACGGTGAGAATGTGCCGGGAGATGTTTGCAGTGGGGATGCTAAGGACGTGCAGGCTACTAAGCCCAACGACCCAATTTCAAAAATCGCCGGTATTCTAGGACGCATTAATAAGCTCCGTGATACTGATGCCGATGCTAAGCAAGCTGGCGCACCTGCTTCCAAGACAGAACGTGAGTCTGAGGGTTCGCAACTCTCTTACGAGGTTCGCGTCAAGCTCGCCAATGAGATCTGCGCTTCTGAGGATGGCATGCTATTAGCAGAGCAAATTCTTAAACAAGCGTCCGGACGGGATGCCGCTCTTGAACTGATTAAGTCAGCGCACGAAGAATACGGTGCGCATCTGCAGCACATCCACCAAGAGGACGAGCAACAAAAGCAGGCGTCGCAAGAAATGGAAGCCTTGAATGGTTACTACGACGAGCTGACCAAGAATGCTTCTGAGGAGGATATGCAGAAGATCGCCAAGTTTCAGAAAGTTCACTCTGCTGTAATTGACTCGCTCGAATACGACTTCGAGAAACAAGCTTACTTCAAATCCGCCATGGATGCCGCAGCCATGGAAGACGCTATGGTCGCAGGTGCTGCTCCTGAAGAAGCAATGATTCCTGAAGGTGGCGAAGAGCCCCTTTCTCCGGAAGCCATCATTGAACTTCTGGAAGCGCTTGTAGCATCTGGGCAGATGGATGAGGCGACTGCAGCCGCAGTAGCAGCTGAGATTCTCGGAGGTGGTGAAATGCTGCCTCCTGAAGCAGGTATGGAAGCAATGCCTCCTGAAGCAGGTATGGAAGCAATGCCTCCTGAAGCAGGTATGGAAGCAATGCCTGAGGAAGTTAAGGCTGCCAACGTAATCCTCGCAGAGCTAGAAGCGGAGAGTAAGTAAGCTCCGCTGCATCATCCCCGCACCGATTTATAATCATGGCCAAAAAAGATACATACAAGAAAGCTGAAGTAGATCCTATTTTACAGGAAACTATGGAAGCGACGCAAGTACTCCTGGAGGACAACCAAAAGCAAGCGCAAGAGATTGAAGCCCACAAGGCTAGAATCTTAGAGCTTGAAAAGGCTTCCAATGTCTCGGAGGAAAGTAAGATCAACTTGGAAAAGGTAGCAGGCACAGACGGTCCAAAACTGGACATGAGCCTGGTCAACAACCTTGTGGATCAATTGGCCGACCTGGGCTTCGTTGAGACGAGCAAAAGTGCTCGCGAGGAGCTTATAAATCACATCAAGGAAGACCCTTCAACTCACGCGCTGAAGCTCGCTTCACGCGTTATAAAACTTTCTTCTCCAGCCCCGGACTCGGGGTTTGGCGTTGAGAAATCGGCATCGGCGCCCGAAACGGAAAATTCAGACTGGCAAGAATGGATCTAAGTTACGCAACCGGTGATTTACACTAACAAAACAACACAGGACTAGTTATGCCAACATACGGTACAATACAGAGGGTAAACCCCTCGAAACCACGGCTGGAAGTTCTCAGAGGGTTTAATCCCAATGAGCCTTTTCAGCAGTCGGCTACGCACCCTGTCCAAGATGATGTTAACATCGCGAGCGGACAACTCATCGTGTTAGTCGGGGAAGAACTTTCCCCTACTGGATACGAATGGATTGTTTGCCCGACTGATTACTCTGGAGGCGCGGTATACGTGGCTCAAAAGGATTCAGAAGATGAAGACATTTTATCTGCTGGCAATATGTCCGGGCTCTCATGCGCCGGCCAATACGAATTAGAAATGGCTTTCTTTGATGGAGCTGCAACTGACTACACAGAAAGCGTCTACCTGACGCCTTCCGACACAGTTGCAGGTAACGTTATGCCTATAGCAGCAGCAGCAACCACCAATTTCCCGGCGGCTGCAGAAACTGTAATCGGTCAGATCACCCGCAAGGCTGGCAGCACCGATGGTATCAACTCCAACGTAGCCCCTACGGACGTCATCACGTGGCGTACAGTGTTCATCCCTCGCACAGCGTAAGCTAGTGCTACAACACAAGGAATAACATTATGTCACAAGAAGAACCACAAATCGAAAACGTGGAAGTACTGAATCGCGAACTTCTAGACTCCATCCGGCAAGCTCCGGACGGCGTCCTTACGAAGCAAGCCTCGGCAGCAACGAATATGATCCGCCGCAAAATCCGTGAGAACGGGTTCAGCCGGGTTATTATTCCGCACAAAACCGTGTCCGATGACGACCTCTCGTATCTCCCGAATACCGAGCTCCCTGTAGTAGTTGAAGAAATGGAACCAGAATCTACTGGTGCAAAATCCATCTCCTTCAACGACTCCGCGGATACTCGTTTCTACCGTAGTGATAAGTTCGTCGTTATCTTTAACAAGATCACGACAGACGAATACACCAAGAATGTTGATGAGCTGCGTTCCTACAAGGGCGATCTCCGAGGCGTTGTCACCGACAATGCCCTTAAGGAAATCCAAACCGAAGAGGACCGCGCATTCATCAGCACCGTCGATCGTCTCGTCGGTACTATTGACACTGCTGATGGCGCCACTGGCGGTATTCAACACCATGGTATCGCAGGCGGTATTACCCGGTCATCCTACGTTGATTCGATCTCCTTCTTAGAGGACCGCGATCTCATCAACGGTATTTTCCTCATGAACCGTAAGACCGCGAAAGCGTTCCTTAAGTTCAAGCGGGACGAAATCGGGGGTGACCTGTCTCAGTCATTGTTCACTGATGGTCTAAGCTCTCTCTCCGAGGGTAAGGTCATGAGTGTGCGTCACATCTTCACCATCAAGGGTGATTTAGTTCCAAACGATGTTGTTTACCAATTCGCGGAACCAAACTACCTTGGACGTGCTTACATTCTTCAGAATGTAACCATGTATGTAGAGAAGAAGAAGGACATCCTTCGATTCTCCGCCATGGAAAAGATCGGCGTAACCATTGCCAACGTGGCAGCGGTTAACAAGGTCGACTTCAGCTAAGCGATAGTCTAAAACCACATTCCAAAGGCCGCTCCTTCACCGGGGCGGCCTTTTCATTTTCACACTTGCTCTAGCGGCTATGTGAGTCGTATTATCTCCCTATGATTACACAGGATGGAAACTTTATCACAGGGTTCGTCAAACAATGCTTTGATGCAGGTCTCTCGGAAGACGAGACCACTCTTCTTTACGATGCTGCCGTGTGGCGTGAAGACTTGAAGGATCCTGACTTCAACAAAGGCTTCAAACAAGCCAGCGAGGACGGCGGGTTGAATCCATTCTCCGTCATGAGCCCTACAGCCAAAGGTGTAGGCGGTGCAGGCGCGGGTGCGGCAATAGGCACTGGTATAGGCGGTTTAATCGCCCTTAGTAAAGGTAAATTAGGATTAGGCAAGCGTCTGCTAGGGTTCGGTGCTTCTGCCGGCGCGGCTGGTGGTGTTACGGGCGGAATTGTAGGCTCCACCTTGGGAAAAGGCGGGAAGAAACCCGAAGAATGGGTACCAGACTACCTCGTTCCCGGCATGTCGGACGTTAAGTCGCATACCGGCGGCGGAGGCAACGTCTTTGATAGTATGTCTGGTTACGCCGATATAGGCGGAGCTGCAACGGCAGCTGCAACGACATCTGGTAACGCCGTACAACCTGTATTGTATGGACGCCAACTTACGCAAGAGCTGAGTTCTCTCGAGAAACAAATGGCTTCCTTAGAGGCTGGTATGTCCTCCGGGGAAGGTTTGTCGGGCGCTTTATCTAACCGCCGCATCCAGTCACAGCTGGACGCTTTAGAGAATAGACGATCCAAGCTTATGCGTGGAATAGGTGACACTTACAATGGAGTCCGCCAAGACCAAGCCAGATCCGCCAAGACGATAGCCGCAAGACTGGCCGCGGTAGAGGGAGAGATCGAAAGTAGGTCTGGTCGCGCTGGAGATATTGCAGCCTGGCTGGAAGCAACACGTAGTGGTACTCCAGGAGACCTCCCAGGACGTCTCTGGAACAAGGTGGTCGGAGCTGAACAGACTGCTTCTAATCTCAGTTACGAAATGCAGCGGCTTCAGGAGGAACGTAAAAGACTTCTCGCCCTTCAAAGTCGTGTAGGTGGTATGCTCTAATATGTCATTTAAACAAGGCACATTCACTATACCGCCCAACGCGGTGAATCCAGTAACAGTCCCGTTCAACTATAATTTCGGGACAGCTCCTGAGCTTGTACTGGTTTCGATAACTTCAACACTGGCAAACCCTGCTGCTATTACCGCGGTGGTAGGGACCATCGTTGCAACGGACTTCGAGGTAACTCTGTCCACACCGCCTGTGGTTACTGGTTACAGCATCAACTGGATTGCAGGGTCTCAGGCTGAGGTGGTGAACGCGTTAAGCGTATCTCGAAAACCAGTCAAGCTCACATATCTCACCGTAGAAGAAATGCGCATGTTTCTACTGGATAACAGCGCAGAGGACAACTCCCTGGACATGGACCTGTCTTTCTCGGACGACGAGATTGCTTACTCCATGAGGCGCGCGGCCCGCGAGTATAACTCAACTCCACCGTTCGTTGGACGTGTAGATCCTAACAGCCTGCCGATTGATACAAACCTTTTCCTACACGCGACAGCAGAGCAGCTTTACATTTCTGAACTGGCTCGATCGAAGCGTAACGACATGGACTACACCGCCGGCGGTGTAACTGTTAACATAGAGGCGAAACGCATCAAGCACTTTGAAGGTCTTGTCGCATACCACCGGGAACAGTGGAAGGATACTGCCACCAAGATCAAGGTCTCAGCCAATCTGGCAAAAGCGTATCGTAAATTTTAGATGAGTGTGTTCCGCAACATTACTGTACAGCCCTCCTATGGTAAACGAGCTGTGCTGCTTACTTGGGACGTTGCGCCAGATTACCAGACCGGCGACTTCTTCATATTCAAATCCCCGGACGGTTCCGGCGGGTGGGAACTTGTAAACTCGACGCCTGTAAGTGGAACTTCCTACGAGGTCGCAGACTTCGTAATACAGAACTTAAGCACCATCCCACACTTCCGAATTCTTTTAGAGTTTGAAGGGAATAGCTACGACAGTCCCACCGTCGGCATCTTCGACGATATGACAAGGCGGGAGTATGCTGCTATGACGCAGATCATGCGTAGGGAATACCTTGGCGTGAGCCGGGGAAATGGTATGCGTGTTCTTCACTACACTCCCAAAACTAAAGGAGAGCTTTGCGATAGTTCGGATCCCGACACAGGTCAAATCGTAGGTACCGACTGTCCGCCAGTTGATCCGGAAGAAGAATGCTTTGGCCAGAGGTATAAGGGAGGCTTCCGCACGCCGTATTACACTTGGTGTCGCTTGGACGAGACAGGCCCTACCATAACAATGGATTACAAGGAGGGCCTGGGTGCCGTCGACGAATTCATGTCTCGGGCAAGATTTCTAGCGTTCCCACACCCTCGTAAAAACGACCTTATTGTAAACCCGCGTACGGATGATCGCTACGCGGTCTCACCAATCGTAAAGCCCTATAAATTCAGAGGCTTGTTCCCTATTGCTTACGACGTGCAGTTAGAATTACTTCCTCGCAGCGATGTCCGCTACAGGGTCCCTATCCCGGACCCACTACCTGAATTAACGCCGACCGTATACCTATGAGTGCTAGATTATCAGCTAAAGAATTTTTCGGAAACTGTGTCGATAAACCTTTGGATATGGTGATGCTTCGTCGTGTATTCCTTTTACACATGCGTATCCATTGGAGCGCTGGTGAAAACCACTACCAGGATGATGCTGATTTTTCTTGCTTAGAATATTCCGACGACGCAACGAAGTCTAAGTTGGCTGTGGAACTCACCGACATTCTAAACGAGGATGACACCGACAACTTCCCAGGAGTATTCGTCGGATTCAAAGGTGGCTACAAACTGCGTAAGAACATGCTCGACTACTCATCTAATTTGTCTGAGGATAATTCCAAGACTTCTAAGAATGTTCAGTGGCGGGGAACATTGGCTATATCACACATACACAAATCCTCCGACACAGCCCTCGCGATGGCTGATTCTAGTTTCGTGTTTCTTATGGCTGTGCGCGAGACGTTGATGGATCACTTCCCTATTGGTGTAATGGATTTCGAGGGTGTAACAGACCCGCAAAAATTGGATCCTAAGAAATCCAACAGCTTTTTCAAGGTTGACCTGTTGGTGAGCGTAGAGTTTACTGCAACCGTAAATATCAGCCTCGAAGGACACAGACTTAAAACCTATGGTATAGAGTTATCGCCAACCTCCTAATCTTCACTTGACCAAACCAAACACCACATACATCCTAATATTATGAGCATCGCAAATTACGTAAGACCTCAGCTGACCATTAAGCAGCTTTTAGACCGCACTCCGGACACTGTAGGGGATCACTTGAACACCCTTTTAATTGGGGCTGAGTACTTCCTTAACATTTACGACGAGCTGGACATTCCTGGAGTGACTTTTGCAGCTGAGTCGGCAAGTCAAACTTTGGATTTTACATATTTCGACGAGCTTAAAACCACTCAAGAGTTGGATCACGGCGACTACACAGTCGACGAGGATTCTATCAGAGTGTTTGCAGAAGACTTGGAGGCTGTCGTAGCCACGTTCCTAGCGGACGGCACGACCGCAGGTAACCAATTCACAGTTCCCGGAGACTTATCTGTTCTTAATTTGACAGAAGTTGGCGCAGGCGATGTCGCTCCTTATGTGCGTGGGGCCTCTCTGGCCGGAGAGCTTGACGGACGCAATGTCTCTCTCGGAGACAGCGTGCGTATCACAGACGCTGATGGTGTTAAGCGTGTACGTACAGTTGTAGGATTCGCATCCGCGACGGTCGACGCGCAGGAACTCAATCAGATCATATTAAGCGGTCCAGCGGTCGGCGCGGGACACCTGCCTGCTGACAAAGTACTTGTTGATATCTTCCTTAAGTGGAGCGGCGAACTTACAGACTTCTCCCTCGAAGATCCAATCACAGGGGGTGTCACACTTGCCTCCGGACAATCTCTAAATGTTGTCGACAAAACAACTACTACAGTAGTTTTCTCGGACAACGTTGGTAAGGTTTACCTAAGCTATCGTGCTCTCGAAGAGCCCGCCTCCGGTGAAGGAATCCTTGAAATAAAATCAGTTACAGACATCTTCAATCAACTAGGGAGAATTTCCCTTTACAACGATCTGGCCTTTGCAGCCAATGAGGCTCTCAACGGCTCGCAAGGCAAACCTATCAAAGTACTTAAAGTAGCCTCCGATGACCTTGATGGCTTTCTTGAAGTTCTTCCGAAGATCGAAACCACGGATATGGTTTATGCCATTGCAGCTATCACGACCAATACGGACGCGATCGAAGCAGTTGTAAATCACGCAGAGGTAATGTCCAGTGAGGTTAACAAGAAGTTCCGCCGAGTTTACTTCGGCACTGACAGTCCTGGTGATTACCTTAAAGCTACGAAGGACACCAGCGGATCCCCGATTCTAGTAACTATCGGAGCAGCTGGAGGTTCCGGGATTATAACACAGGTGACCACCACCAGCGCGGGAATCAACTTCCTCTCGCTTGGGTTAGTTGATGGAGACTTCCTTATGGTAGGCGGGACCAAGCATATCGTTGAGGAAGTTATCGACGCTACCACACTGCTGCTTAAGACAGCCACAGCGGCTGTAACCGACGTGAGTGCGGAGATCTGGAAGGCTGACACCCCTAGGAGTCAAATTGAATACGTAGCGGATATTTCAAAAGGTATCGCCAGCCGGCGCGCCGCTAACATATGGACCGAGGGCGGCACACGCATACTCGGCGGAGAGACTACCTCCATACCTAACAGGTTCCTCGCCGCTGAGATTGCCGGACTTCGCTCCGCGCTGTTGCCGCAACAAGGCCTCACACGCACAGAAATCACCGCGATCACCGATGCCCCGGACATGTATATCCGTTACACCCCTACCATGCTCGACGATCTCGCTGCAGAGGGTGTGTTCATCGTAACGCAGGAAGTAGAGAACGGTGACGTATTCATCAGACACCAGCTCACCACTGACGTATCCAGTGGAAGCCTCTACTACGAGGACAGCGTCGGAACAAACATCGACAACATCTCCTATATCATTAAGGACACCCTTGATGGCTACATCGGAAGACGCAACGTCAACAGGGCGACTTTAGTCGAGATTCGTGGCAATATGTATGAGATACTTAAGAGTCAGACTCTTGCAGATGCAGGCTTCGACAGGTCAATCGGTCCAGCCCTTATAGGCTTTGACAATCTTGTGGTAGAAGCTGACGACGTTCTTAAGGACCGTATTAAGGTCTTTGCACGCGGGCTTATACCACTTCCACTCAACAACATCGCGGCGGCCCTTCAAGGTGCTGTAGATGTGAACATTTAACAACTAGAGGATAAAACACTATGACAAAAAATATATACGGATACGAGAGAACTGAAAAATCGGACCCTGGTCAGATTGTTAGCTCTGACCACGCTCTTATCGACGTCGGAGGGGTTGTAGGCCTTGTGCAAAGCGTCACCGGCAACTACTCGCACAGAGTTGAACCTAAGTTCGAAGCCGGATCCCCCAACCTCTATTGGGTAACGGGGCAAGCCAGCGGAACTATCGAGATAGGACGACTCCTCGGCGCAGGAAATTTCGAAGGCGGCCTGAGTCTAGGAGACGGGTGTGGTGTAATCTCCCCCATAACCATATCTATGGACGGCGGTTCCTGTGTGAAAGCTGGTGAATCGCAGACGATCGTATTCAGTGGAGCTGTCGTACAGTCTTACACGCTCGCCTTCAGTGTGGGTAATCTAGAAGTTACAGAAGGTTTGCGCATCATGATCGCCGAACTCGCGAGATAAAAAGACGTCCCTGAGTTAGGACTTGCATCATCGCAGCGCTACGGATTATCGTAGCGCTGCATTTGTTTACGCACACATATGAGTAGAACGTTCAAAAAAAAGACAGATCCAGAATCCGCGGAGACGCAGGGAGCTGAGATACGTGGGGAAGAAGCCTCTGAGCAGTTGAAGATGAACAGCCTGTACCGGGGTGTGGTGCAGGGTGTCGATCCTATCAACCTCAGCTACACCGTCAAGGTGGACGACAGAGACTCTGTTGTAGATAATTGTATGTGGGCGGCCGGCATCTTCTCGCATATGTTTGGGATGCAGACTTCCTTTATCCCTACGGTAGGTACAGGCGTGATAATCCTCTACGGGGATGAGTCTATGATCATAGGAAGTTACCCGACAACCCCAGCGGACTTAAATTCCAGCAGCTTCAAAACACACACAGGTACCGGTAAGCTAAAGAAAGACATAAGTGCTTACACCAAGGATTTTGTGAATAAAGGGTCCCGCGCAGCGCCAGGGGCGACTATTCCCGGTGACATGCTAGAGGGCGAGTTTGATATAGGACATACCACAGGGTGTGGTATAGCCTTCCTGACCAACTTGGTTAAGATGCGGGCCAGCGACCGCGCTAAGGTTGAAACACATCTCCTGAACGACATGGTGCGTATTGTGAGCGAGACCTACAGGCACCACTCCAGTTTCGGAGACTTTGAGGTTTACAATGACGGGAGGCTTAATTGCCGCGTCAACGGTACAAGCTATGAACACGAAGCCTGGGGCAGGCTTGAGCCCTCTGATGCGAAGGTGAAGACAAAGCAAGAATACGCTGATTTGAAAGATATCGACCGTATTAAAGAAACGGGTAGGTGGCGGTTCAGCAACTACCTAGGCTTCTTGGGAGACTTCTTACACCAGATCATTACAGACCCCACAGTAGTCATCGGAAAATACGCTACCGAAGCTGCGAGGTCAGGTAAGTCCCGCATGCAATTCATGAACGACGGTTCTATACTAGCGCAGTCTGTTGGAGATATCGTCTTGGAAAGAGTTACTCGCATTGTCGCTCCAATTGAAAAGAATCGCAGCGACGACCCCGCAGGAAACACCTACGAAGATTTCGAGAAGTTGGAGTCTAAATATCTAAAGATCTGGGAATACGGAGCAGATTTAGAAGACATGTCTAAGACCTGTTACCAGCTGCGGGAATACGCCAGATACCTTTCTGGATTCCATGCGTATGCCAGGTTCCTTCAACTTGACAAAGATTGGGACGTTCCCACAGAGGCCGAGTCCCCTATACCGGAGTGGTCTTCTAAGGAGAAAGACCGGGAAGCTGTGCACACGGGTCCTAACAACATTGATGTTTACTCAAGTATTCGAATCATGCGGGACGGCTCTCAAGTATTTATGGATGGTTACGGTTCCGCTGTGGTGATGTCGCGTGGTATTATACAGATATCAGCCTCCAAGCACATCGAACTGGAGGCGCCCGGTAATATCAACATAAGAGCCGGCCAAGACGTCAATATCACTGCACGTAGGAATATCGACATCGTCTCAGTTGTAGGAGGTGTTATAATCAAATCTAGAACATGGCTTAAAGGACTTTGTGAGTGGGGCTCTATATGGCTTAAATCAGACGCTGACACAAAGACTGGTGCCACGCCGCCAGAACTAGGCGACGCAACTCAAGACCCTGCACCAGAGATACTAACACACGGTATTGTGTTGGACGCTCCCAATAGTGGTATCCTTTGCGAGACAGACCACCAGGTCATGTTTAACCTCAGAGGTTATGAGGAGGCAGAGAAAGGTGCGTTCATCGTAAAGAATGCTGGGGGTGATGTTATGGTGGACGCGCGTAAGGATGTGGTTGTCAAAACACTGGGCGATATAAAAACAAAGTCTAATAATTTCAACGTGATCTCACGGAAAACTAATATTGGCGCGAACCAGTTCAACGTGGTCGGTAGGGAAGGTGTTCCTTTTCTCCATGTAAGGAGCGGACTTACGGAGATGCAACGCGTGCGTGCGGAGTCTGTAGATGCTACGCACTACCTATACGGACCCGAGTTTAAATACAATCACTACAGCTCCTTTGGTAATGCTTCGGAGAGTCCTGGAAACATGGTTTTCACCACACCAGGACAGGAAGTATTCGAGTCTGTGGATGTGGCGGATTTCGTAGCGTGGGAGGGCGAGGACGTTGATCTGGAGGTCCCAGAGCAAGAATCTGGTTGGAAGCTTCGCGAGGCCGCGGACTACCGATGGGACGTAGACTACGAATTCTTCGAGTCCCTCGCTCAGCAGACCATCAGACAGCTAAACCCAGCCGACGAGCATTACTTAGATCCGGATGCCTACGGGGACTGGAATGTAGGCGGCATGGTATTAAAAGCTGGACTCAGAACGGAAATAAGCACTCCATGGCCCGGAGAATCAGCACAGCATTTCACACACACTGCCGGGGATGCTTTGTATAAGCCGCTGGAGAAGCATTACAAAAACCTATCCAATAAACCAACGCCACTCCAACAACAATCCGCATCATGGAAATACCTAAAGAAGTAGCACCACAACCCAGCCCAGACCCTGAGGCTGTTAAACAGTTCATTAAGGACAACTCCAATAAAAAGGAGGCCCGCGAAGTGAAGCTGGATCTAGATCCTGCAGATTTAGCTCCTGCGAGTAAACACACGCCTAAGAAACAGGTGGACACTCCACTAGACCCGACTTTCACCAGCGACACTCCGAATGCGAACTCCCAAGACCCTTGGGTATTCACCTCCCCGGACGAGGCTTCTGTGAGTGTGGAGCAGGAAGAGAAGGACATATTCTTTAAAGCTGTACTTAACGACGATCCTGTAGTTATGGATATTAAGGTTTCTTTAGGGCCGAATCCTATACCCGTACGCTGCAGATCACTCAGTAACTTTGAGATAGACGTGATCTACGCTGCGATCGACAAGGATCGTTCAGCGGGTAATATAGTTAGCACTGCGCAGTTTATGACTATGCTGCAGCGCTACTCTATCATGTTACAGGTGTCTTCTTTTAACACGAAGTCTTTGAATGCAGTTTCAGTCACAGGTCTCGAAATCCCTGAAGCTGTAGAGGAGTTGCAAAGTAAGTATAATGCTTTAGTGCAGGGGGTCGATCAAGCGCGCTGGCAAGTCATACTGACAGCCCTGCGGCTTTTTTCCATCAAGCTTAAGATCTGCAACGATAATATCCTTAATGAAAATTTTTGGTGTCCCGCAGATACCGATTAATGCTTCTGGCATATCTGCGGGGCTTATTACGCCCAGACTATAAACAAGGCATGCGGTCTAAGGTTAGGGAGGAAGTAATCCTCGCAGCCTTAGATAAAGAACAGCGCGCTAAATACAGCGCGGACCTTATAGCGTTGGAAGGCTCAATTTTGTCCAGTCTAAAGCCTGAGGCTACGCGCACGCATTACAGAAAATTGAATGAAGCGGTCTTACAAGTCGCGAACTTGAGAGAGTTCCTAGAGGCTGAAAACGATAATGTGAGCAACCTTAGCAGCATTGACGCTTCAGTAAAACTATACCATGCTTTAGAAAAAGCAGGAATTTTAAGCTGATATGGCCGCACCAACACAGGAAAATTTTAAATACGCGCAAGACGCCAACGGGCCTCAAGCGGGTGGGTATAACCCTACCCAGGTTGAGATGCTCCATCAGGCTCTGCAAGACAACATAAACCGCGACAAGCGTAACTTCTGGTTACAACAAGACCAGCGCTCGCAGTTCCTCTCAGCTATGGTGCTTAAGAACACCCACGGAGATACTGCCGCAGAAGCTTTTAACAGCGGAGAGGGTAGAGCTCTTCGCACCACGATAGGCATGGTTATGAATAGCCCTATGCTTGCCGGGTTCAATGGAGGTAACATGCTGGACCTCTACAACGGGGTGAATACCGGTATGCTTAACTCGGGAATGTCCTTCGCCTCGATCGACGGCGCCGGCGCCTACTCCTACGGAGGTACTGGCTACATGCAGGACACAGTCGCTAAAAAAATTACACAGGAAATGCAACGTGAGTTTTTTACAGCTACTGGAGGCAGCCGCCTGGGGCGCACCTCAGGCATGGACCGTACAGAGTTAGGGCAGATTTCAGCTTACATAGGTATGCGCGGAGGCTTCAGCGGCCTGGATAGTGTCGGAGATGTGCGAAACTTTTCTAACAGGAAAGAGATAGAGGCCGAGATGAAAAGCTTAAAAGAATCCGGCGGAGCGGACTCAACCTACATGAAAGAGTTGGAGAGCTTAGCCGGCTTAGAGCAAGACTTAGGCGGTACAGCATTCAAGCTCAACGACGCAGTTGTTAAAAAGTTTACCGCTAAAATTAGGGAAGGCACTAAAGCTTTGAGTGCTGTAAAGGACATCCTCGGAGAACGTGGTATCGGTGAGTTGGCCGACGTTGCGGAGAGTCTCACAGGCCTTAGCATCACCAACGTAGAGAATTCCAGAACCATCACAGAACGATTCCGGCGTATAAAACAGTTTTCTCAGGCTAATGGATTAAATGCCGAAGCCGTGGTGGGTCGGCAAATACAGGTTGGTGTAGGGCTCCAACAGCTAGGGCTTTCACAGCAAGCTTCGAGAGTCCTTAGCGAAGACGTAGACACAAATTCTCAGGCGGCGTTCAATGCCAACAGAGCTGCTAGAAACAACTTAATCGGTCAAGGCCTTTACGTCCCGGAAACCACGCTAGCTGAAACAACTGCCATCAACCAGATGGATGTAGGTGCCATGCTTAAATCGGAGCCGCGTCTGGCGGCTTTGGCTTATAATATTGAAAACAACGCATTGATGTCCGCGGAGCAAAAGACCAATGCTTACGGAAACTTAGCAAATATAAGCAGCCGGATATCTCCAGATCTTTCTGGCGCTTCGCAGAAAGAAGCTCTTACGAAAGAAATCAAGGCTATGGACGAGGCTAACGTCGCAGCAGGTGCTACATCTATAATGGACGCCTTTGCATCAGCAGGCGGCGATCCTTCGGCAGTTATACGCCGGGTGCAGGGGAGAGAATCGGCCAGCGCTATGGGGGCCGCAGCCTATGGGATCTCGCAGCGAAGGTTATTAGGCAACAACTTAGATGAAGCTTTACGTAACCGCGCTGTAGGTACACGTCTTCAGAAAGCGGGTATTCTGGACGAAGAGGCGCCCGCATCGGAGCTGTATCAGACACTTGCGGATTTCAGGACAGACACGCCGAGTGACGTCAGGCAGACCCCGATTAACCGCATGATGCGCGCATTACGTGGAGATTCTCCTGAGGCTGCTCTCAACAAAGTTATCAACGAATCGGACGTTAGCGCTGCGAGTAAGGTAGGGCTTAAAGAATATCTGAGTAGTGTTGAGGGTGTGAGTATGGGTGAGAATGGTGACCTCGTCCTCTCTGGAGACGGTCCTGCAAACACATTGAAGGCTATCGAGGATGGTCTAGGGGAAAGGGGCATAGGCAGCAGCGTAGAATCCACCGAGAGGTTGGCCAAGTCTATGATGCAATTCGACTCGGCAACTTCCGTCAACCGCATGATGCGCGCATTACGTGGAGATTCTCCTGAGGCTGCTCTCAACAAAGTTATCAACGAAGCAGACGTCAGTGATGCTACTAAAGCAAGGTTCAAAGAATCTCTGCATAGTGTTGTTGGTGTGAGTATGGGCGCGGACGGTGACCTGTCTGTAGTCGGCGAAGGTGCTAAAAACGCGTTGTATGCTATCAACGAGATCGCAATGACACGCGAGGGTAACCCCATGCTTAATAATTTCTTAGGTGAGGAGACTAAGAACAAAAACGCACGCGCGCTCATATACAATTCTCTGAAATCTGGGTCAAGTAATTATGGGAAGACGGGCTTCCTGGAAGCTATATCAGAGGGTTTGTTAAAGGGTACGGACATTACCGCAGGGATGGCTATGGAGCATGCTGTGTTAACAGGTAAAGCCGACAGCTTTGTAAATATAGGAAACACCGGGGAAGATGGTTTATTCACCGACCTTGATGAGTCTCAAATGGACAGACTGGCCAAGATGTCTGGCATGGGTCTGAGTGATTTCAAGGAGAAGATAAAAACAGACCCAGGGCAGGCCGAGGTTATAACTAGCATGGAAAGTCGAGGGTCTCACCTTGTAGCGGATAAGTTGGGCGATGTTTACGCCGCAGCCTATGGGGATGAGACGCTCGCCGAGAGTGATCAGGCTCTACGCTCCGCAGCAAAGCTTAAGTCCTATCAGGAGGTTTCCGGAAAAGATACCGCCTACGATTGGGAGGGTGACGACCTGTCGGAGAAAGGGATGGCACAGCACGGGGCTGATATGAAGGCCAAAGCAGAAAATTTTGCTGAGCGTAGTGAAGATCTCGTTAAAGGGTCCTATAAAGCTTTGATTGATGGGAACGACGGGTGGGGCTGGTCCAAGGGTAACGCGAGAGATCTTAAAGAGCTTCAGAGCCTGTCTCCCGACACACGGAACAGTATGATAGATCTACGCATGGACGTAGCCCGCGAAAAAGGAGATGACGAGCGTGTGGCAGATCTGCAAAAACTAAAACAACAGATGTCTACGGACGGTAACGAAGTCTCGCTTTTAACGCAGATACGTGATGTATTGCAACGCATGGAGAATGACAACTAATTATGAGCGACACACTATGGCCATCCCGCGGGTGCGTTTACAAAGTTGGAGAAGGTTCCAGCGGTCTGTATAAGTTGGGGTCGCTTGGCACCTCGCAAACTAAAAACCCCATACTGTTGCGCGCCGTTAATTTATCGGACTCAGACGTTATAGGACCAGTGACTACTATAAACGCAGATTTTAAAGTTCTCTACGTATTCGGAGAGGCTTTCGGTAACGCCAGTATACAGGGTGAGGTACTGCTTGGTAAAACAGACGCATCCGAAGACAGGCTCGCAGAGTTAATCGGATGGTTTAATAAAAACCGTGTGAGCGTGCTGAAAAGGCCTGTATCATTATCTGTGAAAAACGAAGGTTACTCCTTATACGTCCACGGACTTGTAATAGGAGACACAGACCCGGAGCTGAATATACAGCGTTTCGCTATTAACGGATTAGTAACAAGGTGACATTATGTTAAACGAAATAGTTCATAGACTCACTAACAAGGCATCAGCCTTCGTAGCAGGATTTCCAAAACAGTCTCTATTCCGACCCAGCATTGCTGATGAGTTTGAGACGGACATCAGAGACGCGTTGCGCGTAAACGACGATGACTACTACCTGCGCAGCTATATACAACTCCTGCACGCTTACCCAGATCTCTTAACAGCCCTGGGGGAGCGTCAAAGAACCTTCGATCCTGGGAGAGGTGCGTCGGCAGAAGGATCGATCAGCGGGGCTACACTGGTTGCTCAAGGTGATACAGAGCCTAAACTTTACAGAAAGTATAGCGAGTGGCCTGTAGTATTTTCGATAACTTACAGCTACCTAAGCGCCGAATTACTGCAAACAGATTACTACGACGCGAAGGTGCCTTATACGATTGATGCTGGTGGTAACCTGGAGGTGCAGTGGCCCACCTGGAGCGGAGTCCGGGGCGGTGTTGTTGCTATGACAGTTGGGCCTGGTATAAATCCTGGAGCGTCTTTCACCATTACACAGAACCCTGCTGAGTTCCCTAGCGAAAAACTGGTGTCCGAGCTGCTTCTGAAAAGAAACCTTGTAGTAGTTCTACGTAAGGCAGGGCTGCTGAACCACTTCCACCTTGCAGAGACTGATGATGAGCGTATAGCTGTCGTAGTGACCGCCCTATGTATCTACAATAAATTAGAATACAGGTCTTTAACAACTTAGAATCTAAGCAATGCCATACGTAGATGTCAGAAGACCAAATGCAGAGGTAAAGCTTCCAAGCGGTAAGGAGTTTGTCCCAGACAGTGTACGCATTGTGTATGCTGTCGACAGCTTCCCATACGCCACCGTGTCTATGCACGAGAAGCGGGGAGGGACCACTAGGGTTGACGATGTAAAATCGTCGGAGGCTGCTGGACCAGCGGGAGAATTGCAGAAAGTAATGTTTCAAGCTCGTTTTACGCCTGACGCCTCTTTGAGGCTCTTCGACGGGCACAGCGAGCTTGAGTTCGCAGGCTATGTGTCAGACCCTAGAGCAAACATGTCTCCCGGTAGTGTAGGTAATACGGTAACCATCGGGCATGAGTCCTCGCTGATTAATGCGTTACGTTTGAGCTCCCTCCCAGAGATAAAGGGAGACTACCGCCTTAAGTTAGAAAGTGTTACGGGGGATCTCGCAGAACGGTTCACCAAAGTAACAGATACCATCGTATCAAATTATGAGAGTGATCCAACCCAGTATTTAATAGAGCAATCCGGCGATAGTGGTGTTCTGTCTCAAATACACGAAACCAATAAGAAAATACTCCCGTTGTGGAAGACGCTACTAAAGAACAGTGTAGGGGGTGTAGGTTGGCCTGAGATCACAACACCCCCCACAACCGGTACGCAGTTGTCGCAGTTCAATCTAGGAGTTAACGATGCTATACGAAACACACTTAAACAAGGGACAGGTGGTTTTATGGGTACTATCCGAAGTCTCACATCCGAGTTTCAACTAGCATTCGTACCTAGTAAATACGTGGGCTCTCTAGGAAAATTTATCAACTGGACGTCGATACTCGCAGAAGAATCTAATTTAGGACCTTTAGATTTTACTCATGGTGAGTTCTCAGGAGGGTCACCCAGAATACTGCCAGTCTCTAATGTTATAGTATCCTTGACCGCAAATAGCTTCTACCGGGATTCGGTTGTGCCTTCTGTAGGCAAGGTTGCTAGTGTTAAAAACATAGCTATGTGGCCGGAAAAATTTCAGGGTGGTAACATCATTCCACTATCCGCCCCCAGGTGGTTTCCAACCATGCTAGACGTATCTAAGAACGACTTTCAGGAGCAGCCCAACCAAACTCTAGCGAACTACGAATCAAAGTTTAAAAAGGCGGTCGAACTTCGTAGCAAAATAGAGGATGAAGTTTATAGGGTTTTACTGCTGCGCTACGCCCGTAATTACTACAATTATGCTTCTCTGAGGGAATCGACTGCGAGTGTTACAATACCTATGGATCTCTCGATCGAGGTGGGTAAAAGATACGAGCTGAAGACCCAAGAAGGTGTCATAGGCAGCGGGTTCCTGCAAAGAGTCACACACAACATGCATACTGGCGGTAATAACTCCAGCGCTGCTACAACTAGCTTGCTCTTCAGCCACGTAGAGTTTACTGGTTTTGAACTACCCGACAAATAAACTGTATGGCCGATCGTGAAGATAGAGATAAGATACGCTCCGACGAGGACTGTGAAAAAGAATTCCAGCCCCCTGTGGATGATTTGTGTCTGCCGGCAGAGTCGGAACGCAGACCAGTTCCGTGTGAAGAATCTGACGAAGACTGTGTTGACGGCTTCAAGTTCCCCGAGGCTGTTATACCAGCAGAGCCTACCGACTTCGACACACCGGTCCCTCTCACACTTCGTAACATTGAGATCACACTGAATTGTCTCGAAGAGCTCAGCGATACAGTGGGAGTCTACCCCACCAACGTCGACGACATCTTCTACTGGGAGACACTACCGGGAGTCAGTCCTGCACAGCTCACCTATATTGCTGCGTTGAGTCAGGCGGCTAGGAACAGTGTAATGGGGGCCACCAATGCCACGATCGAAACCGCGCTGGACGTGTCCGCGGAGCAGGCAGAATATTTCAGCACTACATTCGATGCCGCTGTAGCGACCGCAGCTTCCAAAGGAGGTTACGGGACTTCGGTAACGACACCTGTCGGCTTGTTTACCGACAGCGTAGATTGGAGAACTATTCCTCGCATTACAGAATCTAAACTGGATTACATCAGCAAACTGCTTCCAGCTACGCAAGAGTCTGCTATCCTGATGTCGCCGACAGACTTGGAAGAGACTTTCAAACTCAGCACAACGCAAGCCACGTATTTCAGAGCATTTATAGATGCTAAGCTGAGTGACCTGAACGCTATAGCTTACGTGCAAACGGAGCTGAGTCTTCGCTGTTATTGGCAGAATGAGTTCCAAGATGCGGACTGCCCTGCTGCGAAATTAATAACTTCTCTAGGTGTCACTAGTTACGAGATAGTAGCAGGCGATTCTAGATTCCACTCATACAACAGCCAAGAGGAAGCGAACGCGCTGGCCTACACTGCCGCACTCGCCGAGCTAGAGTGTTGGTACGGTAACGATGCATTACAAGTAGACTGTGGTGACGAGGGGTTCCCAGACCTAGTTCCGGGTAATATTCACGTAGATAGTGTAGGAGGTGATATTGACAACACGGTGACGACATCAACCGGCCCAGGGCTGGATACCACAATACAGGTGGGCGTTGTTACAGTAGAAGCGCTCGACACAAGGTTCGCGTCACGTAGCGGCGCCGTCACAGCAACGGATGCAGCACGTGTTTACGCCATATCATTACTGGAATGCCGCTATAGGAACGCATTAAGGTCGGCAACGTGTGCAGTCAATACAGGGCCTGACGAAGCCCCTATCACAATAGACCTTCAACCAGGGACGCCTTATGGTAATTTAGGACAAGTTGTAAACGTACTCCCGGACTACACTGTTTCTGAGATTTCTCAAATTGACGCTGACGGACTCGCGGCAACTCTGGCGGGGTCCCTCCTCGACTGCTACTACTCGAACCCCGAAGTAACTGCAACGTGTGGCAATATACCTATAGGTCCCGAGGAAGCGCCAGTTATATATATCCCAAACGAAACTGTTACTGTAGACAGGCACGGAGCGCTGGCCTACTCAAACACCATACCAGCCAACACAACCCGCTCATACATAAGTAAGCAAGAAGCAGAAGATCAGGCTGACGCACTCGCAGCGGCGACTCTGTATTGCATGTATTGTTCTAAGGAGATAGATCCGCTTTGTGATAGCACCCCATCGTCACTCTCTTTAACTCTGGGTATGGTAGAAGGTGCACTATGTGGCCCTGATCCAGCTTCTATACAAGAAGAAGCTAAAGCACTCGCACGCATTCCTGTAGTGGAGGGAGATCTATGTGAGTACGGCAACGATGAAGTAGTTGGAGCGTGTGTTGCTGGCGCTGGTATAGATGCGTCGCGTTTCCCTGAAGGTACAGCAGGGGTGGCTACCGGAGTATACCCACCTCTCGGGGAAACCGTCGTAATACCTGCTAACACTATAGTTGTAGCGGATGCAGCAATAAACGCAGCAGCAGCTAAGGCGAATGCGAACGCTCAGGCTGAAGCGCTCGCCCTAGCTGTAATGGATTGTTTCTACACAAATAACGATGTTACGCTCGAATGTGCTCAACCTGTCGTAAACGACAATTTCACACTACATACTAGTTCGGCAAAATATCCTGAAGGAGGTCCTGACGCCTCTCCTTTCGGAACCATATTTATTAAGAAAGACACCACCTTCTCCTACGTGAGCCAATCCGCCGCCCAAGATCAGGCAGCCGCTTTGGCGTTCAGTATGCAGGTGTGTTTATACGGGAATAATCAAGTGACGATTTACTGCGACACCCCTATAGACGAATACGGACCAGGCTTCGACGACAGATCAAACATTGCCGGCAACGCCCCAACGCCTGTATTAGAGGATACAGTGGTTACTTTAGATGGTGTGCAATCCTACCAGCTGGCTAGTGTAATAGGGGCGGCGCGGTTAAAATGTTTATTTGAAAACGAGGTTGCATACACCCACACGTGTGGGAGTATGATTGGTAACAATATTGTATCAGTCGAGGTGGCCGGTTCTGCGGGCAAATACCCAGATAGCGAGTCGCCGGGTACAGTAAACGTAGCGGTAGGTACTGTACTTTCTTCTTTAAGTATAGCAGACGCAGACGATCGTGCTGAGGTGTTAGGCCGATCTCATGTAAATTGTCAGTATACAAACCTAGCTTTCACGCTGGATTGTTTTGATACATACATGGGTGGAGATGGCAGCTCATACGACGCTACCGCTATGGCACCAGGGGCGAAAGGTACAGTAACCGTGGCGGCTGGCGCTGTTGTCGCTCCTACTATAGGCGGTGCGCAGGACGATACTGTATCTTTAGCAGCTTCACAGTTGCTATGTATTTACGTAGGTAAGGCGTCGGTGACGGGACGTTGTGATAGTAGTTCTGATATTGTTATACATGAGATAACTATACCACCAGGTATAATTTTATCCGCGGAAGGTGCCGACGACGCTGAAGCCCAAGCCCAAATCCTGGCGGACGCAATTACAATTTGCGGAGGTAGCAGCACCTCCACGAGCACCTCCACTGGCACCTCCACCGATCCTCCTCCGTCCGGTTCCAGTAAAGATACTGCGATTGTTTTAGCGCCGTGGTTGGGGGAGGGCGGCTACACAGCTCTCTTCGTGGAAGAGCAACCTGAGGTTGTATTCAGCGACCACTTCGATGCGAAGATAGAAAAAAGAGTTTCCAGGTTTAAACTAGACTCTAGATTTTTCGATGTTTGTGAAAGGAACACGGTGAAAGTGGTAGGTGTCGTACCTAATAGACCGGGAGTGGTTGGTGTTGAGGTGGACCTTGAAACCAACGAACTTATTGTGCGCGTGGGATGGTTCTCCAGTATAACGCGAGTGACTGGTCGTATAGCTGGTGTGCGGAAAGGGTTTGACCGCCTAAGATTCCCAACTAAAACTAGGGAAGACTTCGAATTAAACGAAGATTGGCTTAACCGAGATAAAAGATAATGCCTAGTTACTCATCACAGGGATCCTCTAAAAGCGGCAGTTCCAGCTCCAGTTCGAGCGGCAGTTCCAGCTCCAGTTCGAGCGGCAGTTCCAGTTCAAGTGGTAGCACTAGCTCAAGTGGTAGTGTTAGCGGCAGCGTGAGCGGCAGCGGCAGCGTGAGCGGCAGCGTGAGCGGCAGCGGCAGCGTGAGCGGCAGCGGCAGCGTGAGCGGCAGCGTGAGCGGCAGCGGCAGCGTGAGCGGCAGCGGCAGCGTGAGCGGCAGCGGCAGCGGCAGCGTTTCCGGATCTGGATCTGGTAGCGCAGAGTGTAGCTGTCTGGCACAAACCGACGTATACACTGAAGGCGGTAATAATGGAGAAGGTTCTGGGGCCAGAAGCTACAGGACGGCTATTAGTGGTAGTTGGTCAAATCGTACGGGGAACGTGTTCAGCGATACTGCAGCCGGTTATCAAGAAGTGTCAGTTAATTTTTCGGTGTGTGACGTAGAATCCGCGAGATTCTCTATAGTCATGGACCCGGACCTCCCCGGCCAGGTCGCTAGCATCACATGTTCGGTAAATGGTACAACACTCTCTGCCCTTGATCTATCTATAAACGGAGATGCGTACACAGCCACGCCGGCCACAGTGGACATAGATTTCAACTCCAGTCAAATAGATATCTTCTCTCCTAGACGTCTCTCCGTCTATTCCAGCGGCAGCGCTACGGATACAACTAATTTTATGAATAATGACAGCTGTGCGGCTGCTATTGAAGTAACCGTAACCTGTAATAATGACGGCGGGTTTAACGCTTTAGTGTTAACGTATGAAGGAGTCACTACGTTATAGATTTAAACTCGAATGTGTGATTATGTTAAAAGACCATTTCAGCAAAACCGTTATATTAACTACCAAAGGTCGTGAGGATAGAGCAGAGCAAGCTCTGTCTAAGATGCGGCGGCAGGGGCTTATAGAGAGTCCTGACGACATTGAACTAGTCTACGGGATTATGGGTAGCGACCTACCGCCTCCAGCATGGTGGCGCGCCGGAGGCGGTGCGTGGGGTTGTCTTTCGTCACACATAAGAATACTGCAGGATGCTTGGCAGCTGGGCGTCCCTGAGATACTTATTTTAGAGGATGACGTATGCTGGGTGCCTGAAGCCTTAGATATCCTAGACAGCAGCATGCCCTACGCTCCGGATAACTGGGGACAAATGTACCTAGGAGGACAACACAGAAAAAGACCTCAAGTAGTGTCGGACTTTTGGCTGGCGGCGCAGAGTGTTAATAGAACGCACGCTTACGCTGTCAGCAGGAAGACTATACCGCGTATGTTACAGCACATCCAATACGCCCCGGACTACATCAACAGCCCGTGGCCGAGGCATATTGATCACCAATTAGAGGTGGCACATCAACGCGGTGATTGGAACATCATAGCCCCAAACTACTGGATTGCAGGACAAGATGAAAATCACTCTGCGATAAATGGACGGCACCATTTTAAACAGTGGTGGGACTGGTATGAGCCCTCTGCCCCGGGAGAATCTCCGTTTGTAGTCATCCCCAAGGACTTTAATTACGACCCTCACATAACTATGCTGCACGAGGGTTATGAAGAGGATCTTAAAGAAAAAGTTTCCAACAGCTTGCACCGAGCGGCGGTGTTTTTAGCTATGAAAACTGTGGCGCAGCAAGCGTGGGGTTTACGGAGGATGCCTGCTATACGCGTGGAAGACAAAGACATGCTGGCGGTGCGTGAAACTTGCTGGAGCTCTGGGATCGTTGATATAGAGGATATGACACAAAGTAAATTCCAAGAGTTCTTAAAACCAGATACTTTTAGATTCAAACCATTGTCTACTACCGCCCCAGAAGAGACGGATACCTCCGCAGAGGTTCCGGAACCAGCAGTGCTAGACGACAGATTGTAAAACCTTAAGCCTGACAGACATGCCACTTAATTTTAAACCTTTAGAGTTGCAAAAAACTGATATCTTCATCGAAACCGGAACACATGTAGGAAACACTATAGCGAAGATAAAAGACGACTACAGTGAGATACACACTGTGGAAATAGTGCCGGAGTGTTACGAAGCTGTAAGGAAGAAATATACAACTGACCCCCACATAAATTTTCACTTAGATGATTCCCCAACAGGACTTACCAAAATACTAAAGAATGTAACAACACCAGTTACATTCTGGCTAGACGCGCATGTCCAAGATATGTCCCAGCCCGCCGGGACAGGGGCTCCTTTATTGGAGGAGTTGGAAGTTATTAAAAATCACGTTGTGAAAACACACATGCTATTAATAGACGACGTGCGCCTTTTCAAAAAGTATGGGACTACGGTGGAAAAGGTTAAGAGTAAAATACTGGAGATTAACAAAGACTACACATTCGAATTCGGTCGAGGTTACATTGCTAATGACGTGTTAATAGCAAGAGTAGGAGGTGCTAAAACCAAAGAGAACAATACCACAATGTTGAGTGAAGCTTTAAGAATATTAAAGGATACCGGTCACCCGACTCGCAGCGTTGTGCATGTAGGCATGCATAACGCTACGGAAGTTGACGCCTACAAACGTGCCGGATTTTCGGATATTGTATACATAGAAGCTGACGAAGCACTTTGTGTCGCGCAGGCAGGGCGGAAAGATATAGAGGTCATCAACGCAGTGGTTAGCGACGTGGAAGGGGAGGTCTCGTTTTATAAAGCTTCGAACCGGGGTGTATCCTCGTCTATTTTAAAACCAACCGCGCACCTGGATAACTTTCGTAATGTAAAGTTCGACGCCCCGGTAAAGCTCAGAGCAGAAACACTGGATCAGGCGCTTCAACGCTCCGGCAACTATAACGCGGATACAATAGACTTACTGGTATTAGACATCCAGGGAGCAGAGCTTCTCGCACTTAAATCATTTTCAGATCTACACAAGGTAGCTGTGGTGAAGGTAGACGTGCATACGAAAAGCTTCTACAAAGGCGCCACCACAATAAATTCGCTGTTAAATTTCTTCACCAAAAATAATTTCAGAATGGTTAAATATAGCAGATCTAAATACGGATCGGCTATATTTGTGAACTCCGCGCGACGGCAAGTGCGGGATTACACTTTTGCAGTGCCTGTTAACGAGCCCTACTACGCCGGGTCGCACGGGGGCTTGATGGATCAAATCCTTGCAATGTTTGAGAATAGGTTGTACGCCGAGACAGCTCTGAACACTCGTGTAGCCTTTAGGGTGACTGTCAACGACCACTGTCCAGGTTCTCTATTGGATTTCTTCGAGCCTATACCTCGTGTAACTTATTTCAACGATGAGGCGCCTTACAGTGAGCCCTTCGCACACAATAGGTCCCCCAGGTGGTTGTCTAGGTATCCCAACGCTAGTATAATTGCACGCACTCAAGATCTTAAAGTCAAACCTAAGATCGAACAACATGTTATAGACATACTGAACAACAACCCTAACCTACTAGCGGTACATGTCCGAAAAACAGATAGAGGCTGGCGACACCGCCTCTCACTAAATACAAAAGAAGTCTACAGAAGATGCGACGAGCATACCGGCCCTATATACTTAGCGACGTGCTCTCCCGCGATACAGCGTAGTATGGCGGAACGATACGGAGGGCGTCTCGTCAGTTTTGGTCCTGTCGAGAATAAAGGTGGTCGTAGGTGTACCAGCCTAGAACACGCGGTCGTAGACCTCGCCGTATGCTTAGAAGCGCCTGAATCGCTACCAGATCCTTGCAGCGGGTGGTGTTACTTTACAAGAGCATTCAGGGAGGCGGGCAACTCCCTTTTAAAGACTTCTAAAAGTCTGGCACTTAAAAAGGAGGTTAAGATAATTAGTTTCTATTCTGAGCCAGAGGAGTTCTCGACTTATTACACCAAGCACAGCCAGCGCTTCGTCGAAAATTGTCGTCAACTCGGGTTGGATTGTTTTGTAGAACACTTGGAGGGACACGGCGATTACTGTAAAAATACGCTTCTTAAACCTAAATTTATAAAAGAATGTTTATTGAAATTTAAAACGCCTGTTTTGTGGTTAGACGTAGACTCTACTCTAGAAACTAGACCTGACTTCAACAGCTTCAGAGATAGTGACTTTGCAGCCGTCAGACAGCGCAGTAAGTTGGGACTGCATGCTTACTGTTTGTATTTTAACGATACGGCAAAGTCACACGAGATACTGGATAGGTGGATTGCTAAATGCGCTGCGTGCGAGGACCCGCTCACGGCAGATCACCAGCATCTGGCGTGGTCGGTAGAAAAGAAAGACATACACTTTATGAAAACAGCCCCAAAATTAGTGTTCTCACCTAAGTCCGAGATTGTAAGTAAGAAATGGACGTAATCAAAAATAATAATTGCTACCCTGAATGAATCAAGAGACTCTGTAGCATCTTCCCATTAAACCCACACTAGCGCTACTACAATGCTGCACGCCGCTTTAAAAATATTCAAGGATACTGGACACCCGACTCGCAGCGTTGTGCATGTGGGTATGGGGCGTATGGACGAGTTATCACACTACAAAAAAACAGGATTCTCCAACGTCCTGTTCGTAGAAGCTGACGAAGTGCTTTGTGTCGCGCAGGCAGGTCGGAAAGATGTGGAAATCATCAACGCTGTAATCAGTGACGTTGCCGAAGAGGTCTCGTTTTATAGAGCTTCGAACCGGGGCCTGTCCTCATCTATCCTAAAGCCAGAAAAGCATATAAAACACTTCCCAGGTGTAAAGTTCGCCGCCCCGGTAAAGCTCAGAGCAGAAACACTGGATCAGGCGCTTCAACGCTCTAATAACTATAACTCGGATACCATAGACTTACTGGTATTAGACATCCAGGGAGCAGAGCTTCTCGCGCTTAAATCATTTTCAGATCTGCACAAGGTAGCTGTGGTGCAGTTGGAAGTAAACTTTGTGGAGCTGTACAAGGGTGGCGCTAAAATGAACGAAACACTAGAATTCTTCTACAAAAACAATTTTAGACTGGTTAAATTCAATAGCACTAGGCATGGGTACGGGGATGCAATTTTTGTAAACTCCTCCAGGTGGCAGGTGGCGGATTACACTTTTGTGGTTCATACTGCTGAGCCTTTTTGTACACGTGTAGAGGGTGGTATGGTGGACCAACTAGGGCACATATTTAAAGGACGTCTATTTGCTGAGACAAGCGCAGGCGTCTATTTAGAGACTAGCTTAAGAAGCCTCCACACTCCCGGTCGCGGAGGTATCTTTGACTTCTTTGAGCCTATAGCTCGTGTAAATTTCAGCAAGCAGCCGAGGAAAGACGCGTGTATGTTTAAACAGCATGAGCCTTGGTGTAATGCGAAGAATCACTGGAGCATAACAGCGCGCGCTGGGGATCTTAAAGTAAAACCTAAGATCGAACAACATGTTATAGCCATACTGAATAACAATCCGAACCTGTTAGCGGTACATGTCCGCAGGGGTGATAAAGGTTGGGAAAACCCGCTCGCGGTTTCTATGGAGGAAGTCCTTCACAGGTGCGACGCTCATGACGGTCCTATCTATCTCGCAACGGATACCCCCGAAGTCCAGCAAGACATGATACAACGTTACGGGGAAAGACTCATTTATTTCGACACCGTGCGCCCCTCGTCTTCGTGGAGGAAGACAAGCCTAGAACACGCGGTTGTAGACCTCGCCGTATGTGTAGAAGCTCCCGAAGTGTTGCCAGACACGTGCAGTGGTTGGTATCACTTGATTACAGCTTTCAGAGAAGTAGGAGCTTCCCTGCTGCGTACTTCAAAAAAGCACACCCCAAGCGCGTGAATAGAAACCATGCATAAGAAACCTATGTCACCACAAACAGCTTGCAATAAGGCCAAGACCGCATTCCCGGAAGACCCTGACGAAGCTCTAGGTCCTATAGTCCGGATGCAGTGGCTCATGATCAAATCCCGCAGAAAAGGTCTAAGTGAGGAGGAGTTCCGGGAATACGTTGACATAGTGGACAAGAACTCCGAAGAGATATCGAAGTGGCACGAACGCTGGTTGTGCTCAGTGTTTGACACCTACGCTGAGAATGGTGAAGCTGTTTTTCTCGTGTTTAGTGTGATGCGTATGATGGAAAAGATGGCGTGTCCGCGTAAGAGTATTTCTGATCAATTTGTACGTTCCGTAAGTCTGAACAACATGGACATACACACAGCACTGGCGTATAGGATAAAAAAACTTCAGAAAGGGCACCCTTACATGTCTAAACTTACAACCAGTATGCTTAAACAAATCGAAGCAGATAAAGGATCTGTATTGGGCCGAGTTTCTCTTCTAAGGAAGCCTGGTGAGTCTGTTGTAGACGGTATGAATCGTATACTAAAATGATTGATCTGACTAGAAATTGGGTGTTCCTGCATCCTTCCAAGACGGGCGGCTCCTCTGTAGAAGTAGCTTTGATGGAAAGTGCCTTAAACACTGGATCTGAGGTGGAATCAGTCTTCGGTCCTCTTTTCGCGGTGTGGGGTCCCGATGGTAAGCAGCACTGGTCCTACGAGAAGATGGTATGCCATTTTCACTTTACCGCACATTGGAAGAAGTTTGCGACAGTCCGCCACCCTTACACACGTGTGCTATCTGAGTTTCGCTATCAGCTCTCCGGTAACAGACGCAAGGATGGTAACCAGGAGTGCTACGCCTCCGCTGATATTAACGCAGCTATAAAGTCTAAGACTTTGTGGCGCTGCGCGTGGCCCTGGCACGGTATGTCGCAATTTGCATACCTTAGCGACGACGTTGAGTTAATACGGTTCGAGAACCTTACGGAGGATTTTAAAAAAGTGACAGGGCTGGACAACCTCAAACATGTGCTGAAATCGCCTGAGGTTGAGCTTGACGAGCTGGACGATGAGTCTAAATCTATCATTCAGAAGAAATTTCCTTTGGATTTTCTGAAACTAAACTACGATCCATAATATATGCAGGAGAACGTCATATTATTTTTATCAGGGTTGATTTGTGTGGGCTGGGTGCTGGAGCTGTGGTTCAAGGACGCTCCGCCGACCTGGTTAATCAAGTCATTGGCTGTAGCAACATTTACGTCGAGGCAGACGCCGCAATACTCGAATGAGGATGAGTGGTTGATCTACGCCAATTTGAACCTGGGACTGCTCGGAGGGCTGCTTACTTGCAGACAATGCCTCAGCCAGCACGTGTCCTTCTGGGGCGCGCTATTCTTACAAGTGTTCCTGGATTCTGCGGACGTATACACACGGTGTGGGTTATTCTTAACCTGCGCGCTAGGTTGGCCTTATCTGTTAAACATCATGTCCAGTATATTAGAAAAAAATGAGTACTAGAAACTTGCATCTGTTCCGTATGGTGGACGGTAAAAAAACACCAGTAATTATAACCGTGGACAAAGACATGATTATTCTGTCCGAGCGCGAAGACGGTGCGTCCAACCAAGGCATTATTATGGGGGACCGGTTCGATGAGGAAGGTAATAAGATAGGGCTCGCGATACAGCCAGGGGAGTCGGAAGTTCTCAGATTCTTTACACCGGGATACAAATGTACGACCGCGGGGTGTCAAAAGCTCCATGATGAGTATCAACGGAAAGTAGATACTGCTAAAGCCGCTAATTGTAAAAACTGCGAGTTAGGGGCCTTGATAAGAGAATACGCCCCTAGGGTGCGAGAGATCCTAAAGTAATGGAATTACCTGGATTAGATGCGGATCTGCAGCGTAAGCTGGCTGTAGAGATCTCTAGACCCGGTTGCAGATCCTGCGCCAAGTCTAAAACTATCCGAAAGTATAAAAAAATCCAGGACGCTCGAAATGCATCCCCACAAAACAACCTTGATAAGAAGCGTAATCACAGGTAGCTATAGTATGTGGATACCAATGAACCCTTAGAACCTTACGACCGCTGGAAGCAAGATCCCTCTCCTGGAAACCTCAAGGTTGCTGTGGATAGTCTCTCTCCGACGATCGACAATGTCCTGCGCAGTATAGGAGCTGCGGGTGATCCGTATCTAAAAACAAAGGCCAGAGTTCTGGCGTCTGGTGCGGTAAAGTCCTACGATCCGCAGTATGGGGCCAATATGCACACCTGGGTGTCCCGCCAGCTTTTACCTCTACGACGCATGAAGCGCCGAAACCAATCCGTTGTCGATATTCCTGAGAGTATCCAACTGGACGCCTTTAAACTTATGAAGGCTGAGAATAAATTCTTAGATGAGAACGACCGGGAGCCTGATCTTATTGAGCTCTCTGATATCACAAACCTCCCGAAGAAACGCATAGAGAAGGTGAGGGCGCTGCAGATGCCCACGCCCGCTGAGGGGGCTTATGTCGATGATTCAGGAGCTGCGGTAGGCCTTCCGGGAGGTAATTCCGACTACTTATCTGAGGCGATGGATTACGTCTACCACGACCTAGATTATACAGACCGTAAGATCATGGAGTATAAATCAGGTTATGGCGGCTCCAGAATACTCCCATCGATCGAAATTGCTAAGAGGTTAAAACTGACACCGTCGCAACTCACCCGACGCAGCGCTAAACTAGGGTATAAAGTGCAGGAAATCGAGAACGCACTATCCAGCACATGAAATACGAAGCTACAATTTATTTTGACAAAGACTCCAAGATCAAAGGTCTTAAGGATGAAGCAAATTACGCGGCTGGCGCTGTGTCAATACTGCCCCCGTTTTCTGACGAGGCAGCCACACTGGAATTTGAAGATTTAGAGGCAGAATTAGATGCAGCTGACGCCGCTATCACATCGTCTAACTTTAACTCACATCCTGAGAGAATAAACTTAGTTCATGCTGCGGCCATGCTTCGAGACGCAGAGTATGCTACAGCATCTCGCAGGTTTGTGAAGGCCTTAGGAGTGCAGGGCTCTTTCAGGCATCTATACGAGGTAGGTAAATCTCACATCGATACGAACGGAATATAAACATGAAAAAAAGTATCCGCATAGACTTTACAGGAAACGCTCCAAAGCTGGATTTCAACAGACCTGTGGAAGGTTTCGAAAACACCATTCAACGCGCACTGGTTAACATAGGCACGCATCGTAATGATCTAAACTTATTCGAGAATAAAGGCACAGATTTATTGCGGAGGGGTGTAGAGGGTTCCTTAATCTCCATCCAAGCTGCGCAACACCAATCCAATTTCGCGGCTATTGAGACCTTGCTGTTCATGCGAGAGGAGGCTGCAAATACACTCGACGCAGGTGAGGGCCTGAGCAAAATAGGATTAGAACCCGCCTCACCTCTAGAAAATGGGCGGTTGAACATAAACGCAATATTCACCTCTGACACAGGAGAGGTGGTTGGCGCTGCCGGCAACATATAATATGAATTACCCAGACATCTTAGACATTTACTTCCCCGAAATCGGAGAGATTGATAAATCTCGGGTATTGGACACTCGTGCGCGTGTGGTTGCTTACCTAGCCCGCGGTTGGCCAGACGTGGACATGAGTCCTGGATCCGTCTTCGGAGATACCTACATAGACCCTGCGGCTTACCTCTTCGCAGCGCTGGAGACGGCTATGGGGCGTTACATGAGCGACCTAGACTTAGAGAACGTCGCACAAGGTATAATCTACAACTGCGACTTTGTAGAAAAATACTTGGGTAATTTTGTAGATTCCCACAACCAATACTTAAAGGCCTCCGGAGTGGTGCGGCTTGTGTTTAACACAGATAAGGCCTACACGCTGGATCGCGGAATCCGTTTCAGGACGAGCGAAACGGACATCACGAACAACTTCAGCATAAGGCTCCCTTTCCCGGGAGACTGTGAAATACTCCCTACGGATGGTGCGGTAGTCGTTGGAGAAAATTCACAAACTCTTAAGAAGGTAGGAGCGAACACTTTCGTCGTGGATGTGCCAGTCGTAGGCGACATGAACTCACCGCTACTGTCTGGAGCCTTACTAGCCACCAACCAACTTGTCCAGGAGTTGGTGTCTGTTACAGCTCTTTACGATTTCTTCGACGCATCCGAGGCCCTTTCTCTACGTGTATTGGCGCAGCGATCGCGACAGACATATTACTCTAAAGGACTGACAAGCAGAGGCAACGCCGCAAGCCTCATACGTAAAGAGTTCCCAGGCGTCACAGGCGTGTCACCTGTATTATCTGGGGATGATATTATGCTGCGTACAGCTGCTAATTTATTCGGGGTATTCGACGGCGGTGTGGACCTCTACGTCAAATCACAAGGGTTCACTTTCAAAGAGACTGCTGTCATCAAACTAATTTACTCTCCCTACGACGCGAGCGCTCCTGGTGTGGATGAAAGTTTCAAAGGGATATTGGAGCTGCCTGAGATACCGTATGTGGTAGACTCCGTCAAATGGGTCGGTGATACCAATGTAGCACTGTCCTACGATTTCATCATGTCTTCCTCCGACATTTCCAGAGCGCCTATGCTCTCTGCCGCATACTCTATGTTAGACAAGACCTACATTAACGTGCAGATGCCAACAGACATCGATGGTGATGTTATAACTACACAAGTCGATGGAGATGGTAAAGAATACGCCGAGTTTGAAATAACTTACCGTGCGGATCCTCTGCTGAAAGGTATCGCTGCTTTTGTGCAGGGTCCTGATGTCGCGCCGGTTGGTGTAGATGTGCTGGTAAAAGGTTTTGTACCTATCGTCATAAGCAATATGACGGTCGTGTATAGAAAGGATGCGGGAAGGTCTTTCAACCGCAGAAAAGCTAGAGAAGAGATACTGGAGTATCTTCGAACATTGGCTTACCCAGATACTATCACACTGAGTAAGTTGGCAGACTCGATGTTCTACGCAGGAGCCGCTGATGTTAAAGACGTGCTTATCACGGCCGAGATCCGGTGGTCCTTAGGAACTCGGGTCAGCAGTGTAGCGGTAACTGGTACAGATCTCATCGAGCAGGACACCGTGGTAGTACCACCGCAGGCTATAACTACCTTGTCCGGGTTGAAGGCTACTCAAATAGACCCTGATCTAGGATTTGCTACAGAAAGCTTTAAAGCGGGTAGTGTTAGAAACTTCTGCTACGTTATAGATCCTGAAAACATTAACTTCAGTGAAGAACTTTAATGGCCACACAACTCAACAACAAGCATGAGATAAGACCCCGGCTGGGCTCTTTCTGGTATGACCAGATGGATACCGAGCAGGCAAAGGGTATTACTGCCATGCAACACCTTGTGGACCATTCCCGAGCGCAGAATCAACTGCAGGCTTCTGGGGATTGGGCACTGAATGCAGAATACGCCCGAGAGAATGATATTACACTACACTACGATCCGAGAGACGTTGTGAAGGTAGGAAGCATGTGGGAGATAACTCTATCGGATGATATCTACGCATCTGCCGTAATGACGGCCGACGGTCGCACGATGTTGCGCGGGATAGGTTTCGACGCGAACAACACCACAATCAGCTTCCACGACCACCCAGACACACTTTTCAAAAACAACTCAATCCTACTAGTGTCCGCTGAGGTTGGTAGAAGGAACCTGCTGTCCTATACCATGCAGCTGGACGACATAAAAGGACCTGTCGATTATGTAAGGGACTACTACAGAGGCAGTCAGTCCCCATTAAAATTTGAACGTGCGCTCGCCCAGGCAGCTGGTTTAAAAATCACACCTCAGGACGGGTTCCTATTGCGAGCCACTACGACTGACGAGGGCATTTGTTACGAGTTCGACTACGGCTCTATCTGTGTATCTTACGCACACGACTTTTTATTAGCACATACCTACTACTACGCGCACACCATAATAGGCGACCAGGTTAAAGTGTTTGCGTCGAACATAAGTGACGGCGCTTCCGCGGCTGATGGTTACGACCTGTATGATAACTTAGTGGATTGGAGTGACGGACTCTTACTGGACAGCATTTGCCCTATAAAGGAAGTCACCGTTCCTTTCGGAGATGTCGGCTTCACTACCGTAGTGTCTGGAAGCTCTGTACATTTAAAGTTTGATGCTTCCGACACGGCGCAGCCTAATAATTTACTTACCCCTACCACCGCTGTAGACGATAAATTTCACGGGTGGTTATGGAACAGTGAGAAACGCTCAGGGTTGTATCTAAACTCCTTGCTGCCGGCTCCTTTTTCAACAGCCGGACAAACAGGGTCTGTAAACCTGCTGCAGTTGATGTTCCAACATCTGCTAGGGCGGCGTGGTTTAGTAATCGACCTTAGAACCGAGAGTATAGGAGAAGAATACCACAACCGTGCTTTGAAGTTCATTTACCGAGAAAAGCCTATGGGAGTTATCCCTATCGTACGAGGGTTTGCAGCAAACTACCCAGACCCGAGCAACACCGAGTTCGTCTCAGCGGGTTACGGCTGGCAGGACTCAGGACAGTGGATAGACACCTCTAACTGGATTGATTAATTATGAGCATCACACTAACAAGAGCAGCAGTCTCAGAAGAAACATTAGGCGGGCGTCATGTCTGGCCTCTTAAGGTTACAGCAGTTTCCGACACCTCCGGACTACCTTCGGATATCTTTGTGTATCACGCCGACGCCGGCGGGGACCTGCTTAACGGAGATATGTTCGAGTGCGTGGCCAGCGTGTCGCAGCTGGATGATCTAGGCACGGAACCTGACTTCATAAGCGATCCAGTGGTTCCTTACTACCGCGGTGACTTCCTAGAGTTCAACTGCCGATCTGCGCGTGACCTAGAGCTGCTGTGGTCTAAGATACAAGAGGAAGTACAGTCCCTTCACAATAACTTCACCTCCTGGGAAAGAATACAGGACGCGACTACCGTTGAAATAACATGAGCTTCGATAAAGTAAAATTCTCCTACCCCGGGTTAATGCCAGTGGGATCCCCCAAGCAAGCCTCCTCGGTTAAGCTAAACGACGATGGAAGCTGCAACATACTTATCCACTCTCAGACAATGGATCCAGGAGTAGTCACTACCTTTGGGTGGAGGGACTCTGGGGATTGGGAGGATGACGCGCAGTGGGTTGATGAGCTTAACGGTGTTGTAATTGTACACATCAACGATGTTATAATAACCATGGCGGGAGTGCGCGGGGCGGACCTTTACGTCGCCGGAGGTACTCAAGTAGTTCGGGAGCCTGCTGTGGTGGATTTGGACTCCCCGCAATTCTTCGTCGACTCTTCCGCAGAGCCCATCACCTACAACGGCACGACCTTGAAGCTGGCAGATATCCCGAGTGAAGGCTCTGATGTACACAATTACTTTCTCAGACTACCTGCGGGATTCTTTAACCCGGGAACAAGTCGCTTGTTCGTTACAGTTAATGGGGTTGTTAGAGCCCTCACTTTAAACCGTACAATACTGAAGAGTTTCGAAGGCTACTAGCCTGCTAGCCTAGTGCTTCCAGTTTGGCGGCTAGATCGCCCACATTGATAGGTGCGATGCGTACGTTGTCTTGGTAGAAATTATTGAGTAGCTCGGTAACGCCTTGCGGATCCATCTCGAAATAACCCTCGCGCTCCACAAGACCTTCGACCAGCGTGCTGAGCTCTAAGAATAAATCGCGGATCTGGCCTTTCTTCGCGATGTCTTTGTGGTAGAAATAAACTTTCTGTTTGGCGAGATCGTGCGCGAAGTAGGTGCTTACATCATCCACTGAGATACTGCGTAGTATACTTTCCAGTGTCTCGTAAGGCAGCTCGGTCTGAGGCCAAGCCACTAGGTCAAAAGTCCTACGAATAAGAGCAGCACCCTCCCGAACCAACTCACTCTCGTATAGGACGCTGCTGCTGAACTTTACAGGAGTTTCCTCCTTTAAGAGGTTGCTGACTACTTTAACGAGGATTGTGTGGAGAATTTTACCCAGCGTGCTGTAGAATTTAGGATCAAACCTACCGAAGGAATAGCCCGCGTCTGAGAGTATAAAAGCGGAGGCCTCGCAGTTACTGCGGCGGCTACGGTCGAGGCCTATAGCCATTACAGGATACCCCGCTACACCAGTGATATCTAACTTACCTCGGGTATTGTTGTTGAGTTGGATGGGTTTAATTTGACCAAGCCCTTTGAATACAGATAGCAGCAACTTTTCATTCTCCGGGGTGTTGCGGATGAACACAGGGGACACCTTCCTTCCGGAGCGGTAGCGGGCGACCATAGCAACAGCCTGACTAAAAAGATCGCAAATCGGTTCTGGAAGGTTCTCATACATTTCCTCCTCGGTGCGCTCCCCGAAATCGAAGAACTTAAATGTAGGGGTTGTGGGGTGGGGTGTGTGTTGCGCATAGTTACAGTTGTTCTGGGTGATAGTGAAGCCACGGCCTGTAAACACCTCACGCATACCATCCCACCCAAGGGTGGACACTCCAGACTCTACTTTAAGGTCAGCGACCTGTGTGCGGAAATTGGGAAGCAGCGATCGTGCCGCAGAGTGATCGATAAAAGTAGGTATACTAGTCTGCCCGGAGTTAGCACGAGGGTAGAGTATATCCGCCTGCTTGAGCGCGGCGTCTAGCTTCTTAATGGATTCCAAATCAGAGCTGTGCAGCATGAAGGGTATCTCTCGATCCGTCATCAAAATGTGCCCTGTGTGATACATAGCGTCTACCTCGGGGAAGACTATGTTACTCTTGAATTTCAGTGTGAAATTGGAGACTGTAGTCTGTCCGCCCTCGTTACCAGTTTCGATAGCAGTATAACCCTGGAGGGTGGACATTATAATCTTTCGACCTTGTGCGACTACAACACCCTCCGGCATGAGCTGTTCCATATCCCGCAGAGCGAAAGCCATACCCTCTTGCTTCAAAGCTTTGATCAGATTCTGACGAGAGTCACCTGTTACATTGACGTTGCGTATGATAGCTTTTGTATCTTTACCGACGCGACCTACGGATTTAATCTTCGAGATGACCAGATCCAACACAAAAGCATCAAAAGGCTGTCTAACTCTAGAGGACACAGTAATAGGTTCCCCAGCAGGTAATACAAACACCTCGGTGTTTTCTTTAACCAACGCAGCCGGCACCGCTAGGTCGAACACACAACGTCCGTCGGCTTTGTAGATATACTGAAGCTGTTCTGGCAGCCAGCCAGATGTGTGTGAATGTTGTGGGAGGTAAGTGATATCACAGCCAGTCACCCCAGGAGCAAAGCTTTTATGTTGTCCGTTAAAACTCAGAGCTTCCATAGCACCTGGGATAAGAAACATCTGCTGCGTGGGACTCACATCCAGCAATCCGAAGGTGGCATACTTAGCCGGGGTTATGGAGCGTGCGCCGTTAATAGCACCGCTGGCGTCCTCGCTGTATTTCAAGTAGGAGACGGTGTGGTGGTTGCTGTAGTAGGGGTAGAGCACTCCGTTACTAGGTGGGATGGGGTTGATTTCCATATCCAGCAGGATTCCGTTCACATCCGACATCTGTTTGTGGTTTAGTATGCTGACGTAGTATGGGGTGTCGTAAACGTTTACTCCTGTGTCTAGGAACCTAGATAAGAAGCCTTGCTGAATAGCAGTTCGGTCCCCTGGGGAATTCATACCATCGCAGGATATAATCTCGAAGAGCATACGCCGCTGTCGCACCTCTTCCGCCAAATCGATAGTGACTCCTGGTGTCAGGAAGTTTGACAACCTGTCAGGGAATAGTGCCGACAGCTTATCTATAGCAGCGGTGTAAAGTTGAGGACCTCTAATGTCGCGCTCCTTAAGGATCGTCAGCGCTGTCAGATCCACAATAGAACCTGCACGGAAAGAGGACCCAGAGCGCAGGGACAGGAAGCCTCCCTCAAGCAACCACAACCACCCCTCCCCTGGGACTTGAACCTGGTAGTGCTCATCCTCTGTGATACGGGTACTGAGTTGCAGGGCCCCGACTAACTCGTAGGGGCTCACTATTTTCTCAAGGGTTTCTAGATTCTTAGACATGCAAAAAGCACCCGTTTCAGGTTATATAGAATTAGCAGACAGTCTAGTCTATTCATGAGTGAAGCGATATGGCAAGCCCATAGCAAATCCTCGAACTGTCCTAAACATTAGAATCTTCGGATTCCATTTTTTACCTATGCGATACCAGTCTCCTACAGACTTGACTATACCGACTAAAAAGATGATTCTACCACTATGAGCAATTTTGATTTTGTACGAGACCAGAACCCAGGCTTTCTGAAACTGGCGTTCCGCACCAACGGTGTGGGAGTCCCGTCCTATGTTAGTAAGACCAATGTTATGGAGGAATCCGACCTCCCAAGAACACCTGTAGCCTTTGCTGACCCTCACGCCAAGCTACACCCGATCCACACTAAAGCAGCCACATGGTTGTCTGCCGCATACGTTTTCTCACACGGTCTGGAGACTCCGGAGATTGAAGCAAGCCTTACCAAGGCAGCAAAACTGTGGGGTATACAAGAGGACCTGGAAACTTTGAAGGTGTTAAAGCCGGAAGTTGAAAAGAAAGCCTCCAACACCTCAGAGCGTCAATTCGCGTTGCAGGTGGATTTTGGCGAAACGCGTGGTGGGTTTAAAAACATCTACCCAATCAACAACTGCGGCGAGGTGATCACCAGTGCAGAGACCCTGATGAAGGACGCAAGTATCTATACTAAGAAGATGCCCGTAGAGTTCTTTCGGGACGCATCCCTGGCGATCGTTAAGGCTGCTCTAAAGCATGGTGTTACTGAAGATGAACTACATCCACGCATCCTCGCCAGCGGTGTAGACCGTATGCCTAACTTCGACCACGCGCGCGAGGTCGCCCGTATGCGTAAGTATGCCGGCGCTAACGACGAGGAAGTGTCCATATACACAGACATCGTAAATGCTGCTGAGGATGAGTGGGATAAGAAAGGCTCGCTGGATAACAAGAATGAACTTTTTGAACCTCTCGCAAATCTATGGCACGCCGCGGACGAGCAACTAGGAGTCAAGTATGCACGCTTGGCCCCGGACTTTTACACAGCCATGTTCTCCGGGGAACCGGTGGAAGGTATCGTTAAAGCTGCTCGCGAGGTAGTTGTGATCTCTGGTGTCATGATCCCTAAGACAGAGATCGCCTCCCTGTCGGACCGACGTATCGAGCAGAATTTCACGAAAAGCGCACAGGAGGAAATTAAAACACTGCGTGACTTGGCTATGGAAAAGCCGGAGCAGGTCACAAAGAAAGCAGCCGAAATGGAGAATGAAGCCAGAGTGGCTCTACTCTCCGTACTCTCCAGTATGTAATTCATGCTAACCCAAGATTTTAAGTTCGACAGGCAGAACTGTCGTGAGTTGCTAGAGTCTCCTGATACACACGGCTCCGTCGTGTTATCAATTCTCCTGGCTGCTTATAATGAAGATATGATGGCCTTGCTGTCAGAATATGGAGGAGCTCCTGATCAGGAGATTGATGTGGTCGACATATACCTCAACATCAAAGAGGACTTCCGTGTTGTGATGCCGGAAGAACTTGAAAACAAATTGAACGCTATCATGACAGCTCTGGCTTCAGATTTGTTCTATGATGATGAAGTGGTATTTCGATCGGTCTGCTTGGCTCTCTACGACGGCGACGTCGGTGATATGGTCAACAGTATACTAGAAGACATCACAGTTCCAGAAATTTTATGGGCCACCTATGAGGTTGGTCTCGTCCGTGATGACGAATCAGAATTTTCTACCAAGGTTCAGGCAGTGATAGATGATATAATTAACGAAGAAGCAGAATCCAACGACGGGTTGGAAAGTGCTGAAGTGATACCTTATTACGTCAGGTTCTTGGAAGAAATGAAGCAGAGTATGGTGGACCAGTTTAGAAAACTAGGTGTCTCCAAAGACACTCTCTTCCAGATAGAGTAAAATAAAAAAAATAAGATATGAGTAAAAGAAATAGACAGTTAAAACCGCACGAAGAGGACGCCCAGATGGACGTCCTTAATCTTGTTGGGTTGGAGAGTCGTAAAGAGCTCAGCATGCGTGTACGAGTCGCAGTCGATAAAAAGACTGGGGCTGCCGTATACCGGGGGAAGGTTTCCGCCGCGCAGATGTTGGGGCTTGCTCCACTCCCTAGCCCGAAATAACCGGAGGAACTCTATGCCCTAAGTGGGACCCTCCCATCACGCCCCCGCTAAGTTTGGACCGCACTTGTTCCATAAGTGCTCTGTCCTCCAGCAGGGGTTCGCCCTTAAGTAGACGTCCTAGAATGTAAGCAAAGTTGACCGCATGCAGTGTGTCATCTGTTTTAGATCCATGGCGTTGGTACTTAAACTCTGTGGCGCCAGTAGTCTGATTCTCCACCGGTACACGGTATAAATTTAAAAAGTCATCCATGTAGGTAGCGCACTCGTCCCAAGGAAAGCATTTGATGCGGGGATCTACGCGCCTAATATCTGTATACAGTTTCGTAATAGATTCTGTTCGGTTGATTGAAAATTGATTATACCAGCTATGTCCGGAGGGAGGGGCTATTGGCGCTGCTTTAGGGCCTACATACCCTAGGATCAAGTGTTGGTCCGAGTTAATGTATGGAGACTCTCGCAGCAGCATGTTGTAAGCAGCGCCTACGCCGAAGTCAGACGCCATAGCCGTACCGCGGTACCTTTTATGGTCCTTGATGATCTCGTTGATGACCTCCTGGTATTTCATACCAGAGTATCTACGGATGTGTAAAATATGGAAGTCTCCGTTTTTGGCGAGGCCTAGTATAGCATGCACCGTGTAGGACAGTTTAGTTCGTGTGGCCGGATTGTAATCCGAACCACCCCAGTCACATCCTGAAATGATGTACTTATATTTTTTACCTATAACATCCTTCATCAGCTGATCCTTAGAAGGGAGGACGCACATGTCCTTGAGATCCTGCTCGGTTATTTCGCGAGCACCCTCAGCTGTAGGAATACCTAGGATCTCTTGAAGGAACTTCTTGCGGTCATACTCGCAGAAAGCCTTCCAAATTTCATTCCACTTATTCGGCTTACCAACAAAGTCAGGGATAACAATCTGAGGTATGTGCAAACCCTTATACCCGGCCTTGAGGAGGTTGGGGAACGCATGAACAAACTCCCCCTGACTTGGATCCAGTATCTTGCTGGTATGCGGGCAAGTAAGACCCTCAGGTTGTATCATTTTGATCGCTTCGTCCGGGTCTGCGCAATTAATCCAGTTCTTACCATCACCTGCCCGTATATGCCAGCTGCCTTGGCTCGACATATCCCACTTAGCTTCCAACAGCGTATCGATCGTCAGCGATGTACCTGAGTAAACCGTGGACGGCATCGGGGAAGCTTTCTGTACCTGCTCAAGCTCTGGCATCAGAGATGCGTCCATGTGTTGGCAGTTATGAACTAGTATACCGTTGGCGAAGAACGTGTGGTGATCCTCAACCTCGATATCGTAAACGTCCTGTTTTCCGGCGTATGTGATGGTCTCAAGACCTACAGGTGTCAGCAGTGAGGAATCCCTGCCACTTTCAACACCTTGCCGGAATCGACATCCGTCTTGTAGCCGAGGACCTGTATAAAATTGAACGCAGGAGTTGTTAGTGTGCTGCCGGCACAGCTGACTTTCCCACACCCCATATTCTCTCGGAACCTCAGAGGTGTCTTCATGTAGCAGCACAACAATTCCTGTATCTTCAACGCGAACTCCAATTGTTTGTAACTCTGGCTTATTCGGTAACGCATCCCGGAGCCACTTAATAGGCTCATGCTCGCGTCTCCAGGGAGTGTCCCCAGTAAAAGCTGTTTCTGCTGCGGTGATAAGGGATTTAATTTTGTAAGTTCTACCACACCTGCTGGCTTCTTCTGGAGTAATAAACTCGCACAGATGCTGGAAACCTTTGTCGGTTCTAAACCGGGTACTTCCTGTACAAGTGATCTTACTTCCGTCGGAGAATACGACATCCCAGACATGCTGCGCCCCTTTGTTGTAGAAGTCTGTAACTTTTCTTTTATGTGTTCTATCTTCTGCATCAGCCGAGACTACACAGTCTCCTACCAGCATTTCGCCGATCTTTTTATCTACAACCTTATAGCCCTCTCCTGCAGCGGAGAGCGAAGAAACTAGTGTACATCCACACACCGATTCGTCCACCACAATCTCGTCCGATGTTTTACCTCGGGCCTCTGCCGCAGTAGAGAGCATACGAATCAGTTCAATAACCGAACCATTGGGATACTCCTTATAATTAAGGTTCTGTCTGTGGCTGGGGGAGTTTACCGGGAACGCGAATGCGCGCTCCATCTCGCGTAGTCGGTTGGCGTAAGTTTTACGATGCTCCTCGTGAGGCACGACGTATAAACTGCGGTATTTAGGAAGTAGTGAAGCGTTCACCAACTGCCTCACGCCTAGCGTGGTGCTGTTGTGGGACAGAAGCCCACCAGTGTAATACAAGTGGTCTGGGGTGTCTATCTCCATATCATAGAACTGTTCCCATGCGTCCTCGTCTTTAGGAGGTGTGATCTTTACGACAAGCTGTGGGCCTGTCTCGCTATCAACGAGGTCCCCGGGCTGCAGGTCCGACAACCACACACAGGGACCTCCTACCAGCTTCACCCGGTGCTGCTGTGCGCCACGTAAGGTGTAGTCAGTTGTCTGGAGCTCCCATACAGCCATGTGTAGAGTCCGGAACATACGGAGCACATCTACAAAACCACTAGGTGTATCCACCTGCAGGGTTCCTGGCGCAACTTCAACTACTTTGTCTATTTGCCAATCTTGCATTTATGAATTTTACACATTGTTCAACCTCACACGCAGGATGACTGTATCAGGGCAGGTGTCCACAGTTTCTTTCTCGTGCGACAAGTCGTGTTGCCGGGATAGATTGAGAGCTTATTGTTATGCACGCTTATCCGCGGCCTCCGCAAGGCTGAAAGCCTCCCCAACTGACATTTTCTTTTCTACCACTGTAGAAGCGGATTCCGACACCTTAAAATTACATAAAGTGTTGAATGTAAGGCATTTGCCAATCTGGCGAGATGCTCTTATTACAGTGTAACCTCCGAACTGAAAATCAAGCATCGCGACCGAGAAGGGTCTAGACAACATGGAGAGTGGTTTGTCGTAGGGATACTTGGGAAAGAAATAAGGTACAAGCAGTGTGGGGTTGTATTGACAAAGGCGGTAGATGTCCGCCATCCTCTCTGCGATGGCCGTATTATGTGCTGGATCTGTTTTAACACGTTTCTCTAGCGTTGAGATCTCTGTTGCCAAACTCTGTATCTTGTGCCTGAATACGCCTTCGGAACTGAAAGTTTTATATAAATCTAAATACATAGTGTATGTCTAAAAATAAGTCACCCATTAACTTTATCGAAGTGGATCCAAACAGGTTCCCCATCGAGCGATTGGGTGGCATTAAATGGGAAAAAGAAGTGAATGAGCAAGAAGAAAACATTACAGCGCCAACCGTCGAAGAACAAGAAGTCGCCGATAGAGAATCTAGATACGACTAAGTGCACTTCTCTGGTGTGGCAGGATGAATACGAGGGCTCCAATAAAGGCCTTTGCCTAAAGGGCGTGAGCGGGGCCCTGGCCACTCTGCAGAAGCAGATAGACGCAGTCGCCACAGAGTTAGGGCTGCCTCCTCGTAAAGCAGGAGATACTGGCGCTCTAGACTTGCTACGGCAGGATCTAGATGCGGACGAATACATCCTAGAATACGATGTTAAGTTAGTCAGTAAAAAGAAAGATATTATAACACTCCGTGGAAGATCGACTGTGTCGAATCTATACGGCGGAGAGGCTATAGGGGCCGCGCCGGACCGTATGCAGACTACGTTCTACACGGCCGTTGTGCAGCCCTTTAATATTAAATTCCAGAAATCCTTGGCCGCGCACCAGGACGAAGGTAGTAGAACACTGAGTGTAGATAGCGCGGCAGGAATGCATCATGAGCAGAACGAAACCTTCAACTCCCCCATGCGAATCTCCTCAACACAAGGAGCCTCCGGTATGGGCAGAGGCTAAAAATTACGGGCTCGCTCTTTATACAGACGGGTCTTGCTACCACAAAGACAAGATAGGCGGCTGCGCCTCCGTAGCTGTAAGCTCCAAGTTCGGAGTGTTCGAGATCGCCAAGGTGGCGTCTACGCACACCACAGTCGAGCGTATGGAGTTGGAAGGATTGATGACAGGGCTGCAGTCTTTTTTGGAGGCTGCTGGTCTTAAAGGTATCAAGAGCCTCCCCACACTGCGCGTTGCGCCGGTCCGCGTGTTCTGGCTTACGGACAGGTTGAACCTATGTCAGTCAGTGAACAAGGAACTGCCGCGTAACGCCAACGGCGACATGTGGGCGCGTCTTGAGTGGTATGAACGCTACTTCAAAATTTCTGGCTTCCACGCAGCTAGAAATTCAAACAGCTATCAGGCCCTAACGGATTTGATCTCATCAGAGTGTCGAGTCTTAATGAGGGACCACGAAATAAAATATAAAAATCTAGGTAAAAGATGAACAATTAATGAAGTCGTACAAAATAATATACATAGCCGGCCCTATCACAGGGAAGATAGATGACAACAGACCTGCATTCGCTGCGGCTGAGAAGTATTTAAGGGAACAATTTCCGGATGCGGAAATAATAAACCCTGTGTATAACTTCGGACGTATACAAATGTCACAAGAGGTTTACATGCGGCGAAGTGCGCAGCAGTTGGCTATATCCACACACATCTACGTGTTAGAGGGGTGGGAAGAATCTAAAGGGGCTTGTTGGGAAGTGAACTCCGCTAAAGTATTTGGAGTTTTTACAGCGTTCCAAGTAACAAAGGAACACTACCTGACTAACACTGTGGTGGATGCTGTATCCAATGCTTTCGGACTGGCGGCTTCTGAGTGGCTGTCCGACACACGAAGAGAGCCGCATGTCACCGCACGGCAAATGTATATGTACTGGTTATACCAGCATGAGGATGTGACGTTACAAGGTGTTATGCGCTTTGTGTTCGGTAAAGCTCATGGGACGGCAATTACTGCCAAACAAAAGATAGAGAAGCTGTTAAAAAATAACGCAGCCGCGCAGAATAAATATAGAGTTATAGACAGGGAGTTAGCCCCAGCTAGAGACGCTCTAGAAAACATCAAATGGAGATTACAAGATTGAATGATTATTAAATTAGCACACACCGCAGACAACCACCTACGGGATACGCAGTACTCAAGGAAACACCGGGGTGTAGATTTTGCCCACAGCTTTACATACATGGTCGACAAGTGTATAGAGAAGAAGGTGTCGGCCATTTTAAACAGCGGGGACATCATCGATACGACCCGGCCTTCTCCAGACGTATTGACCACGCTGAAAGCGGTTCACAAAAAACTGATGGCCGCACGGATACCGCTCTATGTTATATCCGGCAACCACGATAAAACACGACCACACTGGGTAAGTATTCTATCGGCAACAGATCACAACAGCGGCGGTATTATATGCATCGACGGAGAGACTGTAAATATAGAAGGTGTCACCATACGAGGTATGCCTCATATGTCTCGTGATATGTTCTTAGAGCAGGAAGCTTTACATGACCCTGCGGATATTCTATTATGGCACGGGGCTATCATTGAGTTCATAGACTTCCCGTCCAAAAAGGCTCTCAACCTGTCCGAGCTTCCACAGAACCGATACAAACTTATCGCGATGGGAGACATTCACGTGCACGAGTCTAAGAACCTGGAGGACGGTACCATCGTAGCATATCCTGGATCAACAGAGATTTGCCGGGTTAATGAGAATCCTAAAAAGTTTGTAGACATCTACGAGATCGACACCGATAACGGTAACAAAATAAACGGTGTGCAGGCTATTCCACTGCCGTGTCGTAAACTGTTCTACGAACTTATCTTAGATGAAGAACAGTTTGCAGAATTGCTGCCGCGGCTTGAGGCTGCGAAGGGAGAGTTCCCTATCGTGCACATTCGCTACAACAAGCACACTGTGGAGAATGTATCGGCAAGAGTTCGAGCCATTATGGACTCTGATCGGTGCATCATTCGTACAATACCATTCTCAGATAAGTTCTCGCTACCTAACAGAGGAGCTTCGACTGAAGATTTGCTGGCACCGGTCGAATTCGTAGAGAGATTCATTATCAGAGGTTCTAAGCTTTATGAGCTGGGGGAGTCGTTGGCGCAGAAGCACAACGACGCAGAGAAAATACTAAACACGTACATCGAGGAGCAGCTCGGTAGAACAGAATTAACAGGATAATATGCATATTACAGAAATTGAGCTAAAGGACTGGGGACCACACAAACACATACACGAGCACCTGTCAGATCCCGTCGTTGGGTTGCTAGGTCCCAATGGTAGTGGTAAGACTAATGTGTTGGAGGCGATCGAGTTTGCCTTCACTGGTTTGCTAAAAGAAAATCAAGAGACCTATGTCAGACACTTCGGAGAAGAGTTCGGAGCCAACAACGCTTCAGTGCGTATTTCATTCGTAAAGAACGGTATGCACGGGAATATATTTCGACAGGTAGGTAAAAGCAATAAACGAAAAATCACATGGGATAATCGCACAGAGAGATCTGATAAAGGTTGTAACGCGTTGATGGCTGAGATATTTGAAGCCGACCGGGAGGCTGTGGCCAACGCTGTCTTCATCAACCAGGGAAGTCTGGATAAGATGTTGTTCGGTAAACCTTCCGAGCGCTACGAACTCTTTGTCAAACTCATCCTTTTGGGTTACTTGGAAAAACGCTCGAAGCTGGTCGAATCTAAATACATGGCTCTGTCTAATGGGTTGCAGGACTTCAGCATCCTAGCGGACGACCTAAATAGACAGGAGAGTGAGATTAATAACACCATCGCGGCTTTAGAAGGAGAGACCGCTCAGACAATCAACTGGAGCGAAGACATTAAGAAGTGGACTGCCTTCAAAGACTGTGAAGCGGACCTGTTGGAAACCGCCGGACAGGTGTCCCAACTTCGCGCGGATGTTTCTCAAACAGAGCGAAGCTTAAAACAATCGCTCAGCGAATTGGGTGAGTCTATTACTCTGGATACCCTGGAGGAGTCTGTGGAGGAGCTGCAGGTGCGGAAGGACGCTCTCAACAAAGAGCTGCTGGCAGTGCAAGATATGCGCCGTATTATGCAGGAGCATGCTTCTGCTTCCGAAGATGTCGCACGTTGTGATAAGCACCTTAATGAAACAGATGAGAGTCTGAAAGATGTTGTTGGTAAAATTGGAGACGACTCCTCTTCTAACAAAAAGAAACTGCTGGATCTGGTAAAATCGCATACAGCGGTGGAGAGTGTGTTAGATTCTAAATCACAGGAGGCTCACACGCTCAGAGATACTCTGGAAAAAGCGGAAGCGGTCGAACTGCCATTAACAGAGTGTGAAGTGGAGCAACTGCACAAGCGTCTGGAGACTCTTTCCGCGGAACTGGCAGAAGCTCGTATCCGTGCGAACCTGCTTGCAGAAGCTTCAAAGAGCGGGTTCGACTCCAAGGATAATTGCTGTCCTGTTTGTAAAAGTGCTGTTGGTGAGGATCTGTTGAGCGAGGACAACGTGTCCAAAGCCCACGACGAACACATGCGTAAAAAATCAGACGCGGATAAAATTTCTGCTGAGATTAGCGAGTACAACACCGCGGTCAAAAACAAGCACACTAGCGTAGACAACGCCAGCAAAGATCTTACAAAGGTCACTAAAGAGATTCTAGCAGCTATCAAGGAGCAGAAGGAACTGGACACACGCCCGTCCGAAACTGCTGAAGAGTTACAGGAAAGAATCACAACCCTGGAGGGTCTCGAGCGTAGAAAGATTGTTCTGGAATCCGAGCTAGCAAACGCTGATCGCAACAAGCGTGTGGCGCAGAGTAAGCTGGACGCAATAAACCCAATCGATGTGGAGAAGTCTGGGCAAGTCTCAGAGGAAGCGGAAATCGCTCTACGGGAGGAGGTTGATAAAATAACCGCTAAACGGGACCTGCATAAGACCCAAGTCGGAAACATAAAACCAGTCAGCGACCTCCTTAAAAACAAGCGTGGAGCACTTGAGCACCAACAGAGCCTCCTAGTTAATCTAAGAAGTGAGTTAACCTCAGCGGTAGATGCTATACCAGCCAGAGTTCTTAAGATAGCAGAAAAACACCACAAAGTTATTCTCAAGGATATTAAAACCGAACATGTTGCCGAGTCCTCTAAAGATGAGGTGTTGTTGGTAACTCAAGACCTAGAGGATAAGCAAAATGCGTGGAACTCTCTACAGGGTAGCTTAAAACAGGCTCTACAAACTAAGGCTAGTATAACTGCGCGTCGTAAAGAAATGGAAGCATCTATGGAGGCAGATAAAAATAAGCGGAAGCTTATAGATAGCCTGAAGACCGTAAAGGAAATGCTTGGAAAGAACGGCATCATCACTGAGATTATCAATGATCGATACGCTCGCATCATCGAGCTCACACAAGACCACCTCACGCGTCTGGACTCATCGTTCATGATTGAGCAGGACCCGGATAACCCAGTGTCTGTTAGGTTTTGGCGAGTGGATGATGATTCCGAATATGTCATGGCTCAGAATAAATTGTCTGGCGGACAGCGCGTCCGTTACACAGTCGCGTTTCTTCTAGCTGTACAACAGCTCATCATACCAGAGGTTGGCTTCCTCGTACTCGACGAACCTTCAGTGCACGTAGACGAACCTGGGGTTGAGAGTATTAAAGAATTGTTGCTTAGCTTGGGAGACCAGTTAAGCAGCGCAGAGTCCCAGGTCATCGTATGCGACCATAACAAAGCTCTCGAACCAGCGTTCGGCGAAACCATACGCATTAAATAAATCATCAGCTAGGAGGTCCGACCCCTCCTGCACAACCCACACACAATATGCACGTAATAATACCAGGTTACGAATATCAACTACAGAATTTCGAAGCGGATCAAGACGATGGTGCGCTTCTATTCCAGAATCTTTATTTTATCCGTCAGGGGGTAAGCGCCTATTCTAAGAATATTATTAGTTGACTACGAGGTTGTGGGATACATTTTAAACCCATGCTGCTCTGTGTTAAAATTAAGCTTAAGAAGCCTTTTCTCGGAAACTGTCGCACCACTGATAAAATCAGGCGCTTCGACAGATCTAAAGCGTTCAAACACAATATCCAGGTGGATATGCTGCGTTGGAATTGGACAATTGAAGAAGCAATATCAGCGTTGGAGTTGGATCTGGATCCCTCATCCATCAGGGTTAACCCGACATACTCGGCCCCTAAAATAGAACTATTCGTGCGCCGATGGCGTGACGGTAAATCAGGTAAACAAAGAGAGGAAATGTTCGAGGCTATAAAAGCTGGAGCTGTTCTATCTTTCGAGGTGTTGGTGATAAATAATAAAGAGCCTGAAGGTAGTAATGCCGACGACACTTTCAAGAAACCTACAATAAAAGACCTCTATAAAATTCTCACCCTTGTGGGTGAGATTCTAGGACTCAGCCCTTGGGGCAGTAAATTCGGCTACGGTCGTTTTGAAGTGCTTTCCATTGAGCCTGTAAAAAAGTAAACAGCCTCTCGGGGATTCCCGTGCTGTGCTGTCTTCAGTTATAAAGTATTATGAGTAATATACCGCTACCCGGGTTCGGGACTAAGCCGGTGAGCGTCCTGTGGGATGACACCATTCTATCTATAGTAAATCCTTTTTCTGCGTTAGAAAAGACGATGTGCATCTACGAAAAGCGCATGGTTGCCAACGAAGAATCACCATGGATTAGAGACATAAAACGAACTAGGAGAGATCTGTTTAATGTGATCTCTGAAAGTTCTCCCAGGGTACTTCAGACCTATCACGGACTCCTCGAGCATGTGAAAGAGGTCTGTGCCCAACACGGAGTCCCGTGCAAAGTTTACGACAAGCGTTTAGAATTTGCTAAACCACAGTATTCCCTTATGCACGGTTTCCGGTTCAGTCAGGAGGAGCTGCTTATACAAGGGTTGGTGCAGAATAAGAGCGGCTTGATAGGCGCGCCGACGAGGTTTGGTAAGACAGCGCTACTGATTAACACAGCGCGAGCATACCCAGGCCTGGTGACTGTCATCACACAACCGGGAGCCGATCTCACCTCTCAGATGTATGAGGCCGTCAAAAAATGCTTCCCCCATCGAAAAGTGGCTAAGATAGGCGCTGGATCCAAACAGAAGTTCTGCGAAGATTTGAACGTGGTGTCTATGGACTCGCTCGACAAGTGTGACTTTGGTCGTACGGAGTTGATCCTGATTGATGAACCTCATGCCTTGGTTACAGACAAAAGGCTTGGCTTTATTAACCAGTTCACCAAAGCACGTAGGATAGGTTTCGGCGCTACGTTGAAAGGTCGTTTCGACGGTCGTGATAAATTAATCGAGGCGGTGGTAGGGCCGGTGCTCGCCGAGCGTACATACACAGAAGCTGTAGCGGAAGGTGCGATCTGTCCGCTTGTAGTGTTCTGTTTGAGAATAAACATACCTTGGAGCGAAACATGTGGAACGCGCGACGCGGCTTACAATCGGTATCTGTTTAAGAGCTCCGAGATGGCTGCTCTTACTGCCAGAATCTGTCATGAGGTGTTTCCAAAGGATTGGCAGACTCTGGTATTCATTAAGCACGAGAAACAGGCTGAGCTCTACAAAGAAGCAATGGGAAAGGACGGCACAATCGCAATGGCGAAGCGGCTGACCAAGAAAGAGAGAGATCACCTCTTTGAGTTAATGCAGGCAGATAAGGTGAAGCGTTGCCTAGCCTCCAACATTTACGCGCAAGGGGTGACCTTCAGCCAGATTAGGGCTATTATAAATTGCGAGGGCGGAGGCGATAATACGACCGCCATCCAAAAACCTGGACGCCTGGCTGAGATCATCGAAGGTAAGAAAATCGGGGTGATTGTAGACTACCTCTTCGACTGCCCGGAAGTAGCCCTCAAAGAGTTAACCAGAGATGATTATGATAACCGGGAGTGGTTGAATATTGTGCGTGACAGTCGTAACCGCATTAAAGCCTATAAGGCTAAAGGTTATGAAATTGTTGAGTGTGAAAATACAACCGAGTTAGCGGAAGAAATTAATAAGCGAGTGTGATAGTATGGATAATTTAACAGATACAGAGTTAGTTTACATAGGTAGACAGGTTAGAGATACATTCGTCGAGATTGTTTTCGAAGAGCGTAAGGCTAAGCATAAAAGTCCCAAAAGACCTAACATAAGTGGAATGCTTAACACGCCTGAGTTCTTAAAAAAGATAGGGCGTATTGTTGCGCAACACGAGCAGGATCCTGTTCGGTTTGCAGCAACCGTAAGAAGAGTTTTACTTAGGAATAATAATAAATTCTACTTCAACATGTACGGCTCGCCTGCTACGGTGGCGCGTGCTCTGAAGGAAGCTGAATACGAGTTCGAAGTAGTTAACACACACTTCAAGCGAGGGGCGACTTCCGATGACGTAGCAACTAAGGAACTACCTGCAGAGTTAGAGTTAGTAAGCCGTATCTCTGTTTTGAAAACGTTCCTTTATCTCAGGAATAAAACGACAGATTTGTCGGACGAAAATATAAAAGTAATGTCCAGTTCCTTGATGGATTTAGACTCGCTGGCTTGTCTGATTCTTTCTAGAGGAGAGAGCGAATCAATACGGGAGCTACACTACACTAGTGCTAGCTACGAACTATCCACACGCCCAGACATATTAGCCGCTGTGAAGAAATTAAAACTTAACTGGAAAGGATTACTAGACTGACATGACACCTGAGATAAAGAAAATTATAGAGAATCAAGGAGCTACTTGTCTGGGCGAAGGTACTCCTGTAGTCATGCATAACGGAAGTATTAAGAAAGTTGAGGATGTTGTGTGCGGCGACTTACTAATGGGTCCTGACAGCAAGCCTAGAAGAGTGATTAGCCGCTGTGAAGAAATTAAAACTTAACTGGAAAGGATTACTAGACTGACATGACACCTGAGATAAAGAAAATTATAGAGAATCAAGGAGCTACTTTCGAGCAGCTACTTCTGTGCTTGATTTATTTTAATAGAGAATTCTACGATAAACATTGTAAGTATCTGTGCAAAGCTATTACACCTCCTCAAGAAATGTCTTCTGGTAAAGGCGGGGTTTTTAAATCTGAGGGCGAGGTTAGATTTATTGATGACTTCACAGTGCCTCAACACAACGCGCTGTTCCATGTGATCGACACGTACTACAGGCAGATAAGCACCTCCAGGCTGAAGACGTCTCCTATTAACGCAGACGTATTTAAAATTCTCTTAAGGAACTGTGCCATCGAATCTGATAAAGGAATTAACGAGGACGAGCTTGAAGAAGTATCCGCAATGATGGCGGACATTGTAGAAATGCAGGAGAATGATATTCTCCTCGCGCTAGTTGCAGAAGGATTTTCATACTGGTTCAAACGCCAACGCGTAGCGCGGCTAACAAATGAAGTGGGGCTGCGCGACGACTGGAACCCGGACGATATTCAGAATGAACTTACACACTTCAACCGGGTAGTTGTTGGAAGCACTGACGATATTAAAACCCAATACTTCGGGGAGGGTATTGATACGATTCGTAGAATTGTCGATCGCTACCCTACCGGTATTCAATCAGTCGACACTATGCTAGGTGGAGGAGTAGCCAAGAAAGAGCACATGCTTGTAATCGCCCCAACTGGTTGTGGTAAATGTCTGGGCGAAGGTACTCCTGTAGTCATGCATAACGGAAGTATTAAGAAAGTTGAGGATGTTGTGTGCGGCGACTTACTAATGGGTCCTGACAGCAAGCCTAGAAGAGTGGCTTCGTTGGTTAAAGGTCGTGAGATGTTATACGATGTAAACCAGACAGAAGCAGATGATTACGTGGTGAACGAGTCACATATCCTGAGCCTTAAAACAAATGTGTCGGACGATGTTTGCAACATCTCTGTTGTGGAATATTTGCAGAAATCCGACGCAGATAGAAAATCGTTTAAAGGCTGGATGCCAGAGGGCGGGGTAGAATTTGAAGCTGTTGAGCGTGCATCACGGCTTCAACCTTATAAATTAGGTGCATGGCTGGGATTAATACAGAAGAACGATTTCTTTAACCTAACACTAGATGGGAATATCCTGCGAGACAAATACATCCCGGAGGTGTTCCTAAAGGCCGCTAGAAGCGTCCGATTAGAGGTTCTGGCCGGGCTGTTAGATGCCGGTGGTTCTTATAACCAACAAGGTGTTTACGAGATCGACTTAGAAGGTAGTAGACTCGTAAGCGATATTAAACGACTGGCCAGGTCTTGCGGGTTCTGTGTGACACAGAGTGCGTCTGGAGAACTCAACGGGTCTCAACACACTCGGTTTAGGATAACAGGCCTTGTGAGTGATATTCCGTGTATGCTACCAGGTAAGGTGGTAACAGCTGGCACCTGTCAGCGTTCTCACATGTGGGATATTACTGTAACTCCGAAAGGTGTAGGCGATTACTACGGTTTCACCCTGGAAGGTCCTGATAGATTGTTTCTGTTGGGGGATTACACCGTCACGCATAACACAGTCATGGCGACGCAGCTTGGGTCCAGCTTTGGGTTGTCTAAACTAAAAGGGATGATTATCACAACCGAGGAGGATGCGGAAGCTCTCGAGCTGCGTATCATATCTGCGCGCTGCGGTATACCCTTCAAGATGATCAAGGACGGGCTCGACCGCAGCAAGCTCACACCAGATCAATGCAACCGCGTAGACGAGCTTAGGGCGAACCTAGACGGGTATCTGTTCATAAGGGAGTGGTCTGTCAACAGTGACGCTAAGAGCTTCACAGAGGAATTGAGAGCAATCTGCGAGAATTTCGTAGACGAGCATGGAACTCTGGACTTCATCATATTCGACTGGATTGGAGGTGCTTTAACCAAAGACATCTCTAATAATCCGAACATGGTGAGAATCATTTACCAACTCGCCGCGGACTTTATGGCAGACTATGCTAAAGAGGCTAATATCGCAACCATATCATTCGCGCAAGCGCATCCTACACAATCACTTAACAAACTCAAAGTAGACAATACGACGATATCAGAATGTAAGACAATGGGTAACAAAGCCTCATACATGGTGGGTATAACTGCAATGTTTGCTGGGGAAGAAGAAGACGCCACGTTCTCGGACGATCAGTGGTTGTACTTCTCTAAAGGACGAAAGATCAAAAACATGAAAATACCTATAACCCGTAAATTCGACTTCCAGAAGTTCGAAGACCGGGGAAGGGTGAGGCGGTAGTTTAGTCGAAGCCTCCGGCATTAATCGAATATGAGTAATAAATTCTTACCTTTAAGGTATGATGATACCTATGTCCTTATAGGAGATATGTTAGCCACACTCATATTCGAAGCCATCGATTATGAGACAAGGGGGCTACCTGAAGTAGGAAAGCTCGTGGAGCAAGAAAACGAGTTCCACAAGCTGGAAATAAATCCAACAGTCAGCGATATGACCTACGGATGGATTCCAACGTCAGCCAGAGTTCTGGTCGGAAAATACTTCAAAAAAGAAAGTATTAGAACAGTAGAGAGAAAATTAAATGCATTAACCCGAGAAAAATTCCTACTAAAACGCGCCGGGGTGAGGTGTGGTAGCGAAGGAGGAAGACCCCCCAGTTTGTATAGAATTAACATCAGAAAATACATGCAAGATTTGGCGGATTTAGAGCCGAGTGTCAAACACCAAACGTGGTGTAAACTTGGTTTATTAAGTCCTTCAGACCTGCTTAAAAAAGAGGGTACTTCACGACAAATTGACGCTAACACTTCACGACAAATTGTCGGGACTTCACGACAAATTGTCGCGACTTCACGACAAATTGACGCTTCGCATATATATAAAAAGAAGAGAAGAAGAGAAGAAGGCTTTTCTCTCTCTTTTTCTAAAGCTTCTGAAACGCAGAAAACAGAGAACTTATCTCCAGAGAATGATGCTTTAAAACTCTCGTTCAGAAAACTTAACCCTGAATGGAACCCGGCAGTCTGGAACCCAACAACGAGAGCTAAGTTCGACAGGATATCCGACAGATACCCGGAACTCCAAGAGTGGATTTTCATGCTGAAAAACATGGAGTTTTATTTTAGGCGGGAATTTATTAAAAAAGACTTGCCAAGCACTTTGGAGTTGATCAACTTCAACCTCGTCAAGTCGAAGAAAGCCATTTTGGAATACTTCGAGTTGGAACGAAAAGAGCTAAAAGCTAGAAAATTAATAGAAGAAGAAAGTAATGAAAACGGAGATTATGGCGTATGGACGCAACTTAGAGGTTTAGCAAAAATCCAGATAAAGAAATCGATAGTAAGGCATGAAGGAGACGTTGAATTTTACACTCTGAACAAAGGTACCGTAGACTCGAAGAGCATACTGTTGGAACTGATTGCAGAGGAGAAATTATCAATAGACGAAAACTTCAGAAAAATACTTATTAGCGGCGTCAAAATAGAACTGGAAAGATCTAAAAACCTGTTGCGTCTTTGCCGGAAGAAATCACTAGAAGAATTAAAAATTTATGGGCTGCGGTCTGAGGATTTAGATTTTGCGGAAACCTACCTTTACGAGGCTGGTGAAAGTGTTTATCGCTGTATTCTAGCTGCCCAAAGTATTCCAGAGCCGAGAAACAAAAAAATGAGATGTGAGATATGAGATATGAGTGACAACACGTTTGTAGGAACATCAGGAGAGGTAACATCCCAAGAAATACCAAAGAAAATAATGGACCTCGCTGTGGCGCTTTCAAAACGCCACGGAGACATTTACATAAGCCGGGAATCTGGTGGTATTCACTTGAACATGGCGTCACCGGCACGCTTAGAGATAGACGGGCCGGCAGAGCTAAACAAACGCCACCTGGCTTTAAACGCTGAGAAATACTTAGGTTTAGGAAAGTGGGCTAAGTTAAAAGGAACATACAACGCAGAGTATACTGCGAATTGTATGAAGTCGAACAAGGCTTACAGCGTTGAAGAATTGCTGAAGACGCCGACTCTTGCGAAGCGTGGTATTTCCACAGATGGGGAAACCAAAGTACAGGTCAGTGTGTCTGATAAGAACCTTGTGGATGATGGTTCCGGAAATATGATTCCGGAGCACCCAGGCAAGGTGTTGGCGTTTAAAGATGTGCATGGGTACTGCCCTGGTATCGAATTCCTAAAAGGGCGTCATTACGACTTGGATGCTTTGACGCGTCAGTTCCGCTGCGGTTACTGTATTCAGGAGTTGGAAGAAAGCCGTGCAGCTGGTCGCTTTTACAAGAGGCTGCCTGATGGTTTCAAAGACACCCCGCAAGGTCGTGTTATATTCTTCGTAGATATGATGGGTATACAGAAAGGATGGCAGGCTCGTATAATAGAGCGAATCCGTGATGAAAGTTTTCACGAGGTGTGGCATCCATACCGTATGGAGTGGACAACTATTAGAGTTAAGCTAGGTAAAGAGTGGAGAACACTTCCAAAGTTCGCTAACCCAGAGCGCTACGAGTGGAACCCTTCTAAATATAAAACTGCTTTAGGAGCTCAACGTAACTCTATGTTGATGGGGTTAGACGCTGCTATACGTTGGAATATGGAGCGTGGTCGTATTCAGAACTCTGTATGCATTCTGTCAGAAGGGCCACTAGACGCTGGAAGATTCATGGAGCCTGGTTTGGCGCTGCTTGGTAAGTTCCTGTCGGAGAACCAAGCTTTAATTATAGCCAAGCATTTCAGAGAGGTTCTGTTTGTGGGAGATAATGACACGGCTGGCCAAAAGACCCGTAGACGTATCAAAAGTCTACTCGGTACGAAAGTGAAGCTGCGTGATGTGGAGATTCCCAGTAATTGGGTTAGTCCTATAACCAACAAACAACCGAAGGACCCAGGCGATCTGAGTTACGAGATGGCTCGTGACTTAGTGGACCCCTACTTATTATGAATACTTCACAAGGAATACAACTTGCCGAGGAGGCTTTTAATTCACTCAACAAGTATAGTTGTGAGACTTTGAACGCTCGGTGGAAGGGTATTGAATTACAGCACACCAAGACAGCCTCAGAATCCACAGACCCGGATAAGATTCAGTACTTCGAGAATCTAGCGCTTCCTTATAGGAACGCGCGGGAGCACTTAGAAAAGTTAATAATGAAAGAATAGAATGAATGAAATGAAATTTAATGTCCCTGTGTTGGACGAGTCTGCTATATCAGCAGAGCTTAAGAAAATGCAAACTTCTGGAGAAGCAGAAGTTGTGGAGAGTCCTGATGAGAACTCTCCTAAGAACGTCAGAAAGACTCGTCGCTACGGTAACCGGCTTTACGTGGCCGGCGAGGGGTCCAGAGATGCCCGCGTCATGTTAATAGCTACTTCACTCCTTGAGGAGGAGGCTGTTGAAGAACGTACGTTGACTTACGGCAAGTCCATTAAAGAGCAGGCGCGTTACCTAAAAGGCCCTACAGGTGCAATCCTGTCAGACCTTATGGGTGCGCACGGACTGGAGCTTAAGCATTGCTACTACACTGCCTTGTGTAAGTGGCTCCTCCCCCGACCCAACCGTCTTAAACCTAAAAAAGAAGATCTAGCCTGGGGACGCGAAGCTCTTATAAATGAGATACGGGAAATTAACCCGGATGTCATTATATGTTTCGGCAAACCTGTGTTTGACCTGTTGACCGGTCTCAAACTTAAAATGAGTGACGTAGCCGGCGCGTGGTTTAATCTAGACTTACCAAAGTCAATCGAGCACCAGGTTATGCAGGAGGTTGAGGTTCCTACAACGGAGTACGATGAGAACAATAATGCTATACTAGTTAAGGAGATGCAGATGGTTACCACCAGCGTCACTAAACTTAAAAGGCTTAATGCGCGAGTTTACCCGATGGAGGATATCACCAAACTGCTGACCAAACCGGAGACTGTTCTTAAGTTCAAAAAGGACTTCATCGAGGTTAAACGTACTCTGGATAAAGTAGACGGTATACACGTTGATGAGTATGAGCAGAAGTATGAGGTTATCCGCGATGTTGACGCCTTGCAGGAGTTGATAGCCCGCTTAGCGCGGGATAATAGAACAATCTTGTCGGTAGACTGTGAATGGCATGGTAATACGCCGATCGACGGTAAGCTCAGATCTTTACAGATCGCGTGGGCTCCTGGAGAGGCAGCTTACATCCGGTTTATGGATGATGCGCTCAACTACACCTTCGATGTTCCTTATAAAGTAGCAGGGGCTGTTTTAGGACAACATCTAGATAATGAGGATGTGAGATACGTCGGTCATCATCTGGCGGCCGATTTACCTTGGATGTACTACACACTCGGACTCAACTGGTATAAGAAAGCATTCTTAGACACAGAGTTTGCAGAGCAGTGCGTAGATGAGCACCAGGAGCTTGGACTAGAACGTCTTGGTATGCATTACACAGATCTCGGGCGTTACGACATCGATCTAACACTATGGGTTAAGAAGAATGCACACCTCGTCAAAGATGGTTACGGGTTCATACCCGACGAGATTCTTATACCTTACGCCACTAAAGACGTTGATGTTTGTATAAGGGCTTACCCGCAGATTCTTAAAAAGATGAGGCAGGATCCTGGTGACAGATTGTTGGCATACTACTACAATATATTCCACCCTTTCGTCACAGATGTGTTCACAAACTTCGCTATAAACGGACTTCCTATGGATATCCAGAGGATGGACGAGTTACGCGATGTTTTCCATTATGCTCGTAAAGAAATGAGTAAGGACTTCCGAGAGAAGATGGCTGCCGAGAGTAATAAAATGCTTGAGGAATATCTTAAGGAAGTAACTGAGCTGGAGGAGCCTGAGCTAACTGTGATGGATATGGAGGAGCGTATTATGAGTGGAGATCCTGACGCCGCATTCTCTATATTTAAAGAGGCTGTGGGTGTACAGAAATTGAAAGATGCGCAGCCGTTCTACGATCACTTTGTCGTGGCAGCTGATTTCAATATAAGATCTCCGGATCAGATGCGTAGGTGGTTGTTTAAGGTTAAAGGTTACACGCCTATCAAATCTACCAACAATAAAGAAAAGGGATTCCCGTCTATGCCTTGGGAGAAGGTTGCGGACTTGCCGGAGGATCGTCGTAAGGATTATAAACCATCCACCGACAAGCAGTCTTTAGAGATTCTCAAAGCACAACACCAAGACCCGACACTAGACTATCTACTTAAGCTTAATGCTGTGGGAAACCTGTGTAAGGCTTTCCTAAAAGAGGCTGATGTAGATGAAGAAGGAGAGACCATCAGAGAGAATGGCCTTCACTTCTGGTTAGCGTCCGATGGTAAGGTTCATGGTCAGACGAGTACGACGGAAACGGGTCGTCCAAGAAGTTGGAAGCCAAATACGTTAAACTGGCCAGGCTGGATCAACGATAAGATAGCCACCGGAGTCGGGGATATTATGATTAAGAGACGTGAACAGGGGTGTCTCCCAACACGGTTTAACCACTACCTCAGTAAGGACGGGGAAAAGTTCGAAGCTAAGATACCTAGCATTCGTTCCTGCGTTAAAGCGCCGGACGGTTGGTGTCTCGTGGAGAGTGATTATCAGACCGCAGAAATACGAGGGTGATTTTGTCGTTGACAAACTACCCAATTTAAAGAAAATTAATACTATGGAATTAGAGAAGAAACAATGTCAGTGCTGCAGTAACACGTTCGTCCCTAAAAGACGCACGCGTCGCTACTGTTATGATTGCGATGTTAAAACTCGCGAGAAAGCAGCACGTGCTTCTAAGGTGAAAACTAAGAAGTGTGTACATTGCTCTTCAGAGTTTTCAACGACTCGAGCTACTCAGAAGTTCTGCTCAAAATCTTGCACTGTAAGCTTCCATACAAGGAGGTCTTTCGCAGACAAGAAGATACTTACTGAGTGCGTCGAGTGTGGGACAGAGTTCGTCCCTATAAGTAAAACAAATAAAACTTGCTCGACTAAGTGTTCAAGAGCGAGGTCATACAAAAGGAGCAAGGAAGTGAAAGTACCTAAACCTTGTGTTGTTTGTGCAACTGAGTTCCTCCCAAGGCGTGTACTAGACGTATGCTGCTCTAAGGAGTGTTCCAACAAGCGAGCACGCAAGGCTCAGGACAAGGAGATCACGTGTATAGACTGTGAGGACGTTTTTACACATAGCACTACTGGGACGCCAAAGAGGTGTCCCAGCTGTAGAGTTAAACCTAAGATGATGTCTCTCAAACCCTGCGAAGGGTGTGGGAAGCATTTCAAACACAACCGCACCGACTACACCCGGTTCTGCAGTTTAACCTGCGCTACCTTAGGTATACATGCGGAGGGTCTAGCGAACGGTCTAAACAAGGATGTGATACAGGGTATAATGGTAGAGTTCATTAAGAACGCCAGACACACACCCACGATCGAAGAAGCTTCTGAAGCTGCCGGCGTTGGAGAGAACTACCACTCCCAGGTTTTAAATCTGACCGTGGAAGATCTGTTCGAGTTAGCAGGGAGAAAGAACAAGAGCCTGTTTCCTAGTAAGTTCGAAGAGCGGGTATACTACAGCATGCTGGATCTTGGGTTTACGAATACTGACATCAATCGTCAGAAGTCTTACCCAGGTTTAAAAGGCCCGTCGGGAAGATGGCCTGTTAGATTCGACTTCTATATTAATAGTTTGAACCTCCTGGTCGAAGCCGACGGGGAGCAACACACCATGGACAAACATCTAATGTTTGACTGTGAAAGCACAAAAGCCTGCGACGCGTTGAAAGACGCGTATGCCGATGAGCACGGTATCAAGCTGGTTAGAATTCCATACCACCCCACATTTAAGGGTGTCTTTAAATTGGTGAGTCAACTACTCAGCCCCTATATACAGCAATGAATATAGCAAAGTTCTTTAATTCAGGGGACACCTCCTCGGAGGCAATCCTGAGCCAAGCCGCGGACAATCATGTCCCGGAAGGTGCAACGACTATCCCCGTCGGGGGAGTAGAGCTAAGCGGCTCGAAATGGGAACCACCCCACGTGGGTGAAGATATAGTCTGGTCTGCAAATATAATACATAAATTGCAGCAGGTGCTTACAGGCACCGGGCTTGGGTTTGCGCCCCAAGTTGAACATAACGTAGCCTTCATCTCAGGAGATGAAGACCTAATTGACCTGGTGACGAAGCCAGATCCTTGTTTTGTAAAAGTCAAACCCAGCGCCGCCCCGGAAGACGACGCTGTGTGTCGGGTGAAATATCCGAAATACTTGGTAAACTACTCATTCGAAGAAGAAGCTTCTAAGTTCCTGATGGCTTACGGTAAAGAGGGTGAATTGGTTAAGACATTCACTGAAGAAGACCTACAACGCAATGAGGATGGAACGTGGGCCCATTACAAGCATGACCTGCATTGGTCTCTGGCTGAGATGGTGCATAAGGTTCCTCGTGAGAAGCTTCACAACAAGCGAGATAGAGGTGCGGCGAAGGTAGGGAACTTTTCGTGTTTTCCTGCTCACACCCGTATAACCACTAATAAAGGAGAAAAAGATATTGTTAATGTAACGCTTGTCGATCTCCTGTGGGACGGTCTAGCGTGGGTTTCTCACGAAGGTGTACAATATCAAGGAGAACGATATACAATCGAGTATGCAGGCTTTCGAGCCACACCCGACCACGTTGTGTGGCTTGAAGATGGGCGAGAGTCTTGCTTTGGTGATGCCGCTCTTGAAGACGCGGACATCGCTCGCAGCCACTCGGGTTGCGTGGTGTTACAACAACGACACACAAGCTCGAGTCAGGAGGATCAAATTGAGCATCAACGCCAGTTATACAAGCGTGTTGATGAAGAAGGGTCTGTTGGAATAAGAGCTCGTAGCGCGTTCAAGCACTTCAAACTGAAGGTGGAAAAAGTCTACGACATCATCAACGCCGGCCCTCGGCACCGCTTCACCGCCGAAGGATATCTAGTATCCAACAGTGCATATGGGGCCGTCGGCGCGACGCTAGAGAGAAAGATCGAATCCGACACCGGAGTCAAACCAGCCGAAGGGACTGGAGAGGCTCTACTACAGGCCTTGGCAGAACGTCAACCTAGAGCCACCGCATACTTACTGTCTATGGAAGATATTCCGGAGACCCCAGGTTACATTACAGCAGCATCAGGACGCACACGCCACTTCCACTTACACGACCAAAAGTTGTATGGGATTAAATCCCGCACGCACCAAGGTATGTTGTCGGCTATGGGACGCGAGTGCAGAAATTTCCCTATGCAAGAGAGTGTTGCTTCTACAGCAGCGCGCGCTGGCGTATGGCTTCTGGAGTTTGGTCGCAAGAACGGATTACAGGGAAGTCCTATGACAATCCTGTATGACGCCGTAGTAACCAACTGCCCGGAAGAAGAAAGAGAGATATGGAGCAAAGCACACGACGTGTTCATGTTCCTAAAGAATGGTTGGAGCTACCACGGACGAATATTGACATACCCGATCGACACAGAGTTGAATCAGGCATGGTCATGGAAACCCAGTAAGGAAAGGCTGGCCCAACTACAAGACCCTAACTTCAAACCCACGCCCGAAAGGTTTCAACACCTGCTGAAAGGGCTGGACGCAATGATAGAAGTATACAGCGCGGCGCCAAATCTGGCACTGCGTGACTAATTTGGCTAAGATGCCAGAAATAAAAACAAAACAAAATAACAAAGAAATATATGAGCAATAAATCATTCCGAATTCAAGGAGGATCCCAAGGACAAGAGTCCGTAGCAAGCGGTTCAGCTAATTACCTGAGCATGTTCCAAAAAGATGTGAACTATGTTTATCCCTCTGGGAAGAACATTCTACGTGGTCGCATACTGCCGGCGCGTGACACAAGCTTCACAGAATCAGACGATGCCTACAAAGGTAGCGTAGTTCCATACCGAGACCTCGCGTGCGGTATTCTAGACAAGGAGACTCTAACGCCTGCTTTCACACCGTGGTATGTTTTTGTGCGTGCCTACAAGTTCTTCGGCACATCGGGGGATTCTTTTATCTCCCCACAAACTCTGAAGCAAGCGACGGATAATCCGATGGACTGGGAGGACCCTGTCCGGGATTGTTTCAATTACGCGCAAAACCATAGTGATCCGTCAATCAAAGCGTTGACGGCTAAGCCTACGGATAAGATGGGAAGTTCTGTCATACCTCTAGCGAGCGACATAGCTCTCATTAATATGTACTTACAGGACCCGAAGGATAATGTCTGGAAGGTGGCTATCGTACCAGTGACCAAGACTGCTATCAACGACCTGAAGGATAAGTTGAGCAGACCAACACCTATGTCTCTAGGTGAAGCTTACGATCCTAACTTCCCTGACTATCTTTACGGGGATATTACGGACGCGGCTCGCGGCTTGCTTGTATCAACAGCTCAAATCACTACGTCTACTGGTAACAAGTTCAATGGTTTCACCATCGGTACTGGTGCTGGACGAGATTTGTCAGGTGTTCAAGCGTTCCCAGTGGATGAACAGACTCTGTACAATCGCTACGATCTTCAGAGTGCGGACACTCTCCGCATTCTGTCTTACCAGGAGCTGGTTGAATTCATGGTCTCTGACGGGGCTATCCCGCTTGAGGTGATTAAGGCAGCTTGTTCTGAGAAGGCGAACGTGCCCTCCAAAGGTGCGATTACACAGAAGACAGCGGCGGGTCCCGCCAATCCTCCGGCGCAACAAGCGCCCGCTGGATCACTAGGACCCTCCACACCTCAGCAAGCGGCCACAACTCCGCCAGCTACACCAACCACACCTCCACCGGTAATACCTGCGGCTCCTAAAAAGGAGCCTGTGTTCCCGCCAGAGGGTTGGACGCAACATCCTGATAATGCCCAGTATTATTACAAAGGCAGTGAAGTTGTGACTGAAGAGGATCTCCGCAAGCGGGCAGCAGCGCGTCCGGCAGTAGCTGTACCACCTGCAGCCCCTGCTGCGACACCCGCTTCGACTCCGTCTCAAGCAGC